GCGAGCGCCCCCAACCACTGGATGATCTGGTAGAAGTCGTAGATCATGACGGCCGCTTCGATGCATACGTACAGGGAGGCGGCCAGGACGGTGGCGATGACGGCGTACAGGATGGCGCGCAGGGGCGACGGCATGGGCACGTGGGGATCCTGGGGAAGGGTGCCGGTCTGGGGGACTGCCACCATCATCGCAGTCCCTTCGAACTCCTGCTCCACCACGTTCAGCGGTTGCAACTTGAACCTCTTCTATCGCTCTGACCAGGGGATAGGAGTAGAATACAGGCAGGAAAAGAGAAGAAACGAGGGGGTAAAAAGTGGACTCGGATATGCGGATAAGCCTCAGCCGGGACGCGGTCGGCCGGGCTCTGACCTACGCCAACCTGACGTGGCAGGGGATCAAGCGCGGACCGCACCCCGACAACGGGACCGACTGCGTCTACCTGGAAGCCGACGTCAGGGAGTACAGCGCCTTCCTGGTGGCTCTGGCGGTGCAGTACCGCCACGCGGACGACCTGCTTGTCCTGGCCGATCGGGTGCAGCTCCAGCACACCGAGACGGGAGACACCCGCTTCTGGATTCCCGGGATGTCGGTGCACGGCGTCTGAGCAGGGCCACAACGCAAGAAGGGGCGCCCCTCACGGGGCGCCCCTTCAGGTATCTCGGCGGATCCGGCCGGTCAGCTCGGCCGCGCCAGCCACGCCTGTATGCCGCTCAGCGTGGGCGGCTTCTCCGTGACCAGCGAGTACATCTGAGCGAATCCCCAGGTGCGGATCGCGCTGCTCAGGTGGATGACGGCGAGCCGCAGATCCATGCGGACCCACGTCCACGCCTCGTTCTCCGGAGTTGGCTCGGGACCGTAGTCCAGATCCCACATGGGCGGCAGGTATGCATCCCAGAATTCCGGCACTTTCCCCTTGCTCCGGGCCACCAGAAGGCAGAACGGATTCCCGTCGGCGTCCCGGCGCACGATCAGTTCGTTGATTCGGTGCTGCAACGAGAACTGCTCGTCGCACTCGACCTGAATCGTGGTGAAGGGGACGCCGTCGATTCCCTTCAGGGGGGCCGGAAGTCTCTCGGCCCCTGCGAACGCCTCATACTTGAAGTACTTGACGATCTTGCGCTCCGCTTCGGCGATCTGGCGGAAAGCGGGATCCGGGTGGCTCATGCCTTCACCTCGGTCCGGGTGACCTTGCCCGCCAGCAGGCTGAGCGGCTTGTCGGTGTCGAGGTCGATCCGGCGCATCACCCAGCCGAACTCGTCCTCGAACCAGTCCCAGGGGATGTCGGGACCGGGCTCGGCCGACAGGTGCCGGGCGCAGGCGCCCATCGCAGCCTCGGCGCTCACGTGGACGCTGGCGGGCTGGCCGTCGTACTCGGCGACGAAGACCTCGCGACCGTTCTCATCGGCCGCGAGAAGGCCCTTCAGCAGTTTCTCCGCCTGACCCCGGTGGGAGGCCGGGACCAGCTTCAGCAGGGCGCGGTGCATGCGCACAGGCGACATCTCTTCTTCCTCTCCGTGAATCTTCTTCTTCACCCAGCGGACCAGGTCGCAGGCCGTCAGCAGGATCCGGCCCACGATCAGCACCGCAAGCATCAGGAGCGACAGCACGAAGAAGATCACCCCGATCCTCAGCCAGAACTCGTGCCAGCCCAGCTCGTGAGGATCGAGGTTCACTTCTCCGCCTCAACTGCCAGGACCGTCACATCCCAGCCGGTGCCCTGCGCCACCCGTTCGCCGATCTCGTTGACCACCCGGGCATCCTCCGGGGTGAGGTCGGCGATCAGTTCGATCGTCTTCTCGGTCAGGTTGTCCCTGATCACGACACGCGTTTCCACCCTGTCTCCCCTCCATGGCGGGGCCCCGTCCGGCCCCGCCCTTCAGCTCTTCTTGCGCTTCCGGCTGCCCGGGGCGCTCACCACTTCCTCCCAGCCCTCGGGCACGTTCGGGTGGATGCCGATCAGCAACACCCATCCGCCGGTCTCGACGTCCTCTTCCTTCAGGACCGCCTCCAGGGAGCCGACGGATTCCCCGGTGCTCCCGATGACCTCGCCCTCCTTGACGAAGCCGATGACCTCGACAGGTCCGTCACCGTCCTCGTCCCGGCGCACCCGCAGGACGACATCCTGCGCGTAGTCCCAGATGGCGAAGAACTGCCCCGGCGACCAGTCGCCACGGCCTCCCGAGTTCACCCGGAAGGCCGCGTTCCTGACCGACTCGACCTTGTTCTTCGGGAAGGCCGCATCCGGCACGACCAGCGTGGGCGAAGCGGCCAGTGCCGCTTCCTTCGAGGTGTAGGACGAGGGGCCCTTCGGAGGCTTCCTCAGATATACACCGTGAACGCGTGCCATTTTGCTCAACTCCTTCACTGCCGGAAACAGTGCAGGATGTTACCCGCGTTGACCTGCACCTGCACCCAGCCTATGCCGCGATGAGATCGCCGGAAAACTCTGGAACGAAAAGCGGCTGGCGCAGGAAGAAGATGTCCTTGAAAGATCCGACCGGATTCGCCGGAACCGTCATGTCCCCGGCCGGGTACATGAACCCCTCGGCTGCGTCCCACGCCTCCTCCGAGGTGTCGAAGAGGACTCCGCCCTCCTCGCGCACGCGCCGCGCCGTCAGCGGGCTGACGAACAGCGGCTCCAGCCCCCGCCGGAAGCGGGGGAAGCATTCGAACGTCCAGAGGTTGTGCCTGACCAGGGTGTACACGACGGTCTCCTTCAGATGGTGATCTTCTCGATGCTGCGGGTCGGACCCTCTTCGGGCGGGACGAAGTCGTACTCGATGTGGCTCCAGAGTTTCCTCCGGAGATCGTCCATCGCTTCTTCCTTGGTGTCACCCTCACCAGAGAGCCCCGTGCGGGGCTCCTTCACCGTGCAGCCGTACCGTCCGTAGTCGAATACCTCGACCGTGAACTCCACGGTATTCTCCTTCCCTTGAGCAATACGGTACCACGAAAAGAGGGCCCCGAAGGGCCCTCTCTCGCTGTTCGCCAGCCACCGAAAAGCGGCTGGATTCTGCGGTGTTACTCGACCTGGTCCAGGAACTCGATGTCGGACTTCAGGGTCTTCGCCTGGCGCTGGTACTTGGCCAGGTCGCGCTTCGCCTTGTCGAGGTCGCGCTGCCGGTCGGCGACGCGCTCCATCGTGTCCTCGATCGCGTTCTGAACCCGGGCCAGCTCGGCGCGGCGGACATCGGCCTCGGAGCGGGTGCCCGCGTTGGCCTCGATCCAGCCCACGAACTCGTCGAGTTCGACGGCGACGAAGTACTTCAGCTTGCCGTTGCGCTTGACCAGCTTCGGCAGCCGGTCGGCGTAGTTGGAGAACTTGGAGGACAGGGACTGGGCGGAGATGCCCGTACGCCGTTCGAAGTCGACCCGGGTCTCCAGCTCCTTCTCACGCCCCTGGAACTCGGGGCGCAGCCAGATCTCGGCCATGTTCAGGAAACCCTCTCGCTGTGGAACTTGCGGACTCGATCGGCGTGCCAGACCTCGGGCAGGTCGGCGTTCTCGGCGGCGGCCTGGAGCTTCAGCAGCTCGATGACCTTCGCCTTCGGGTCACCCTCCTCGTGGGCCCTCCACTCCAGCCAGACGTCCATCGCCTTGCGGACGTGGCTGACCTGGTCGCGGCGGTCCTTGTCGGTGGGCTTCCGGTTGCCCTTGTTCATGTACTGACGGCGCAGCAGGTGACGCGGGTCCTCACCCTTGGGGCCGATCCGGGGGAAGCCGTCGCGGTAGCCCGGCTTCAGTCCGTTCAGGAACTCCTGGACGTGCGAGGCGTTGGCACCGGCCGCCAGCGCCATCATGACGGAAGCCGCCAGTGCGCTCGGCGGGATCCGGCTGGCCGCCGCCTGGAGCACGTGCTTCATCCAGGAGCCGGAGCCCTCCCACGTCTCGTGGAAGAAGGGCCAGCCGTGGACCAGTTCGTAGATCTCTTGGTTGCTGGCGTCGGTGACGGCCCACTCGGTGCGCTCGGTGCCCCGGATGACCGGGAGGATGAGCTTGGCGGCGGCGGCCGACTGGTCCGGGTAGGGGATGTCACCGAGGAGCTGACCGGCGTTGCGGCCACGGCCGGTGTCGAGCACGGAGAACGTGCCCCACTGACCGTTGGTGGTGACGGGGACCTCGATCGTCTTGCCCGACAGGGCGCACGCGGCGAAGCGGTGCTGGCCGTCGAGCAGGAAGCCGTCCTCCGTGAAGACGACGGAGGTGGAGATCCGGTCGTCCCAGCCGCCGTCGGCGACGATGGAGACCAGGCCCTTGCTCTTCTTCGTGCCGTTGAGCGTCGTGATGAGGAAGCGGCGGTTGGCCGTGACCTCGGGGTGGCGCAGTTCGCGCGGCATCCGCTCGACACGGATCACCCGGTACTTCAGCACGTCGCGTGCCATCTCCGGGGTGATCTTCATGGAGGGGTGCGGGTACGGACGCTCGGGGTTCTTCTCCAGGTACTCCTTCGGGGTCTCCGGGATCGGGAACCGGGCCTTGCGGGGGTCCGAGACGAACTCGAATCCCAGCATCCTCTCGATGGTCGAAAGGTTCTCTTCTCGTGCCACTTTTTCCTCACCTTTCCGGGTGCGTGACTACATAGAACACGATGGGGGTGGCGGCCGTCAAGACGATCGTCGAGACGGCCGCCATTGGGATGTCCCTCGGTTAGTCGAAGGGGTTTGCGTCGCCGATGGCGTTGCCGATGGCCTTGAAGACCTTGCCGATCCCCTCGGCGGCATCCTCGACGATGTCGCCGACCGCCTCACCGAACCCGCGCGACCTGCTGGATCCCCGGCCGCCCCTGGCCGTAACAGGGGCGGAAGAGGAGCCTGCGGTCACCGAGTCGTGCACCACCCGGCAGTGACCGATGATCATCTGCCGAGCCGTGTACTCGCCGATGTGGATCGGAGCGCCGCACAGGACGCAGCACCACATCAGGCCGTCTTCGTTCCAGCGGATCATGTTCGCCGGGTTGTTGCGCTGCGGCGTGTGGTCCTTCTCGTGCGCCGCGATGGCGAAGTCGAAGAGCCGATCCGTCTTGTCGAACGGCTTGCCGCAGGTCGGGCAGAGGTAGGTGTCCCCGTCGGCGCTCACGCCTGCGCCTCCTTTTCCAAGGTGGACTGGATGAAGCCGACGGCCGCACACATGGCGGCGCCGACGGTGAACGCCAGGGCGTCCTCCTCGCCCAGGCTGACGAGCATGGCGAATGGGATCGTCCAGGCGCCCTCGTCGTGCCCCTCGGCCCGGCTCGCGATGGGGAGCATCTTCAGCAGGCCCACCGTGTCGTCGGAGAGCTGGAGGTTCACCGGGACCATGTCCTCGTGGTACCGGCGGGAGAACGCCACGCAGAGCACGGCGACCACCGGGTACCAGCCGTGCTGACCCACCTTCTCCTGAAGCTCCGCCAGGACGGTGTCGACGGACTCCTCGCCACCCTCCTCCGACTCGATCAGCCGGTTCAGCAGGACAGGCTCGAACTCCTGAAGGTCGTCGATCTGCTTCTGGGTGATCTCCGGGAACTGCTGCTGCGGAAGCGGCTTTCCCTCGGCCATGAGGGTCAGGACGTCTTTGATCGAGAGCATCAGGCGGCGTCCCTCGGGTCGGCCGGGCGGCAGGTGTACACGTGGATGTACCGGACGCTGGAGGGGTCGCCCATGCGCTGCTCCTGCACGGTGCGCGGAACGACGACCTCGTAGACGTTGCCGTCCTTGTCCTGGAAGATGTGCCCTTCCGGGAAGACGGGTCCCGTCGGCCAGGTGTCCCACCCGGTGGGCTCGTGGCGGATCTCGGTCGCCTCGTACTCGCCGTCGAAGTAGTCGGGCCGCTTCCCGAGCGGCTTGATCCTGATACTCACTGCTTCCCCTCTCCGGCGTGGCCCGTCTCACGGACCACGGTCAGGCCGTCCTGCGGCAGCAGGAGGCCGGTGAACTGATCGTCCCATCCGGGCACGATCTGGGTCTCGATTCCCTCGTCTTCCCACACCTCGATCACGGCCGGGTTGTCGTCGTGCGCCTTCATCACGACGAATCCGTTGGCTCGGATCTTGGCCAGGATCTCCCGCTTCACGATCGCGTCCTTGCGGAAGTCGTCGTTCGCTCGCATCCAGAGGCTGTCGAACGGGATCCCGCAGCTCTGAAGCCACTTCCGGGTGAGGGTCCGGTACCGGGCCATGCGGGCGGTCACCACGATGGCGGCTCGCCCCTTGGCCTTGGCCTCGTGCACCCGCTCGACCACCTCCTCGTGCGGCGGGCAGAAGGCGGAAGCCATGTGGAAGGAGTGGAAGTCCCGGTTCGGCGGCGTGACGTAGTGGCGGACGCTGGTGACGTTGCACAGCGTGCCGTCAACGTCGAAGATCTCCGCTTCTTGCAGTTCTGTCGGCTTCATGTCGATTCACCCCTATCGGAAGCACTCGGGACAGGGGACCGAACCCCTGCTGCCGTTGACCAGGTTGGTGATGCCGCACTCGGCGATGTACACGTTCAGATCCCACGACCCGCCGTAGTACTGCACCCGGGCGGCCCGGTGGTACATCAGGCCCTGAATCGGCTCGTGGAGACTGGTCACCCCGCACACCGCACGGTGCCCGACCGGTTCGTACATTTCAGCCCGGCTGTCGAAGCAGACCTTGCAGACGTAGACGAGCAGCGCCCGGCCCGCCCATCGCTCGCCACCGTTGGCCAGCATTCGCAGCTCGCGCGAGATGTCCGTACGCACCCGCTCGTGATCCACCGGGTAGGTCTGGGCCACGCGCCCGTAGTTCGACAGGGCGACCTCGGCTACCTTCAGGCGATCCTCGAACGACATGTCGGGGAGGAGCTTTTCACCCAGACGCTCCGCTTCCCGGATGCGCGTGGAGTCCGTGACGTTGTTCATGTTTGCCATGGTTCAGAACCCCAGGGATTCCCAGCGCACGCCGTACAGGCCGAGCCGGGGGCTGCCGGTGAACATGAGCATGACCTTGTAGTACGCCTTGCAGGAGTTGCACTGCTCCGACCAGCCCCCCTGCCGGGCCGCCAGGTCGGACGTGAGGTCGCCGAAGTCCAGGCGCCGCATGTAGAGCTGGCAGCACGGCGAGGTGGTGACCACCTTGTCCTTGCCGCTCACTCCTCCGGCGAATACGGCGGGCCGGACGACGGCGACACCCTTGCGCAGGGAGCTGACTTTGTACGGCTCACCGATCTCGTACGTACGGGGCGAATGGGTGCGAACCCACACTCCGTCCTCGTTCTTCTCGAAGTCCGAGATGTCGACCCACTGCCCGCTGCGCAGGAACGTCCCGTCGTCCTCGCTGAAGCTGTCGATCGTCGTGATCCGGCCGCCGCTGGCGATCCGGTCACCGCGCTTCGGTTCCACGAATTCCATGCCTCTTCCTCATCCCTTCCGAACCGCTTCGCCTGTCTTCCGGACTGCTTACGCGTCCGTTCGATCCCCGTCCACCAGTGGGAATCCCGTGGTGCCGTTCCTGACCTGCCGTCGCCAGAGCCTGGCAGCCAGACCCAGCCTGACCGTCGCCCCGGCGAGATCCCAGTACCGCATGGCGAATGCGTCCGGCGCGGGCAGCTTCTGCTTCACCGCCCAGTCGTAGACCTCGTCGGCCGTCGAATCCCGCTTCCTCACTACTCTCCCCTCCCTCCACTGACGGCCATCGTCAGGCGCAGTCTCACTGCGCGACGCCGCTGGGTGCGGCGTTTCGGCCTCGGGTCAGTCACACCTGGGGCTGGCGGTCCTTCCAGGTCCCGAACGGCTCCGCGACCGGGCCGTCCTTGACGTAGTCCGGGTCCATCCAGTTCGCCCCCTGGATCGCCCCGCAGGCGCCGCACTCACCGCCGCCGGAGTGCTCGTGGTACTTCCCGAACTCCTCCCGGATGCGCTCGGCCCAGCGGCGCCGCATCTCCAGCTCGTCCTCGTGCATCCGGTTGACCGCCGTGACGATCAGCCCGTCCATGCCCTTCATCACTCTTCTCCCTTCGGAAGCCTCGCCAGGGGCGGGGCCATCGGATGCCAGTACGTCCACTCCCTGGGCGCGTACCGGCCGAACTCCTGGCTCCCCATCACCAGGGACAGGGTGGCGACGAGAGCGGCGCAGAAGGCTTCCTGGATCTCCTCGACCGCCCCCTCGCCGTCCAGTGCCTCGGCCGGGCCCTCGGCGATCGGCTGCCCCATGAACTCCACGACGGTGATGCGCCCGCCGTTCGGCAGCTCGACGACCCCCGCTTCGAACAGTCCGGAGTTCACGCCTCCTCCACCGGCAGACCCGGAGGTACCGGTGACAGCCGGGTGGCCATCAGCCAGCCGGTGACCCGCCGCTCCTGGTGCAGTTCCTCCGCCAGCATGCTGACGATCTGACGGGCGAAGTACTCCCGCCACCACTTCGTGAACCCTTCCGGATCCGCGTCGTACTCGGCGACCTTGTGAGTCGAGCTGGCCAGCGGAACGCCGAACAGTTCGACGACGATCAGAGGCTGGCCGGACTCCTCGGTCTTCCCGACCCGGATGGCGTCCATCACTCACCTCCGAACGGGCCGAGGCGGTACACCTCGCGGCCGGTCGGGGACTCGGTGCGCCACTTCACGAAGTCGTGGTCGTAGCCCTCCGTCAGCACCTTGGCCAGCATCCGGGCCAGCCGCGTCTCGAAGGTCTCCTGCCAGTCCTCGGCGTCCTGGTGTCCAGCCTCGAACTCGTGGGCGTCGGCGTACAGAACCGGGATCCCCAGGATCTCCAGCACGTAGACCTCGTTGCCCTTCTGGTCGGCCGCCAGGCCGACCCGGAACAGGCCCTGGACCTCGTTCACGTCGATCTTCGCCATGCTTCTCCCTCTCCGTCAGGCCGGACGCCGGTCCGGCTTCTCCCTGTCCAGCAGGCGGGCCAGCTTCATGGCCTCACCCATGGACAGTTCCAGCTTCCCGCCGGGGCAGTACAGGTCGACCTGCCCGTTCGGGTAGAACACGATGTCGGTCCGGATACCCTCGGACCCGAGCAGGGCCGACAGGGCGTGTGCCGCCTCGTGCCCCTGCCGGTCACCCGGCCAGCCGCTGGGGAGCATCCCCTTGGGGAACAGCGTTCCCTGCTCGGGAGCCCAGGTGCACTTCGGCGCATGGCCGTTGTCCAGAAGGTCGTTCCGGATCGGGCGGCCTGTGTAGATGTCCCGGATGTCGGTCACGGCTACTCCCTCAGTGCCGGTTGCGGGGGGCGTTCTTCTCCAGGTGGGCCCACCACGGTCCGGGGTTCTCACCCTCGCCGTCGTTCAGGTACATCTGGCGCCGGGCAGCGAACTCCGCGCGCTCCTCGTGCGTCTCGCCCAGGTACTTCTTCACGTCGAGCGGCGCTCCCCAGGTCGTCACACCCTGAAGGCAGTCGCACCGCATGCCGCTGCCCTGCCGGGACAGACAGTTCGTGCCATGCTCGGGAGGCGGGATCTCCTTGAAGCCCATCTCCTCCAGGATCAGGATCTTCTGCTGCGGGGTGAGCCCGGCGTAGTCGATGGCGAACTCGTGCTTCACGTCTCTTCTCGCTTTCCGTCAGCCCCGGTTGCGGGGCTCGAAGTGGGGGTGCAGCAGGCCGCCGAACACGGCCACCTGGAGAACCTGGTCCAGCGTGTGGGGGTCGAACATGCCGAGTTCGTCCGAGTAGACCCACATCTCGCAGGCCCGAACGGTCTCGGCGTCCACCGGGTGGAACGGTTTCTCGGTGTCGACCTTGTCCCCGCTGATCATCTCGGCGGTGCTGTAGAGGATCGAGTACGTGATGATCCGATCCATCAGGCGTTCACAGTTGAGAGGATCGGTGATCCGGATCTTGTAGGCCCAGATGTCGGGTGCTTCACCGCGCGCCCACTCGCCGTGCGGCTGGAACTGCGGGCCCGGCGAGTACTCCGACTGCCAGTGCGGGTACAGCTCCTGGACTCCGGTCCCGAAGAACAGCGCTTCCGCCTCTTGCCGCAGACCCATCAGCTCTCCCTCTCCTTCGGCCACGCGATGGCCCGGCCCTGCCGGATGCCCGGCGGGAAATGGAAGGCCACGGTGTAGCGCCTGCCGCCCGCCTGGACGGTCCGGGACACCCGCAGGCGCCCCTCCTCCGGCTGGTCGCTGACGATCCGTGCCACCTTGCGGTTCGGGCCGACGCCCGGGAAGCGCTCCACCAGGAAGTCGCCGACCGCCGAGATCATCGGGCCACCGCCAGCAGGCCCCGCTCCTCGGCCGCCTGGACGGTCAACTCGGTGTCGCCGTGAAGCACCGTGATGCCGCCGTGCGAGCGGATCTCGAAGGTGCACAGCGGGGGAGCGGTCAGGTGCACGCCGATCTCCGGCAGCCTCTGCTCCACGCCGTCCACTGTTACCTTCGCACCCCGGCCGGTGGCGCAGTTGACGATGCTCCCTCCGGCCGCGATCGAGTCCCGCCCGGACGACACGACCGAGCCCCCGCCGGAGACCGAGGTCCCCATGCGCAGACCCAGCTTGTCGCGCAGAGTGTTGATCAGGCTGGGCCTGCCGACCTCGACGCCGAAGGAGACCCCTCCCGGGCCGATGGGCCCCGCCCAGGCGGCCAGCCCCCGGTCGGCCATGACATCGACCGATCGGTACTCGGCCCGCTCGTCGACCGTGATGGTGACGGGGAGGTCTCCGGCCATGACGATCACGCGGCCGGGGCCGCCCAGGTCGTGCTGGTGCATGAGTCGCACTGTTCTTCTCCCTTTCCGGTCCTACTGGTCGTTGCCGAGTGCTTCCCGGCATCCCTTGGTGAAGATCTCCCGGGCCCTGTTGACTTCCTGCTCTCCGCCTTCGCCCCGGGAGGCGTCGAGGACGGCGTCCCGGAAGTTGTTCATCCGGGAGAGGAGTTCGTCGTTGCAGTACGACGAAGCGACCTGGACGGCGTTCTCCAGTGCGGTCGCCGGGTCGGTGTAGCTGCTGGCTCCCAGGCGTCCCGGGATCTGTACGTCGAGCGCCCGCTGGAGTACGGCGACGAAGGCGTTCTTGGCTCCGGCGTCGTACACCGGCTGCGTCTCGCCGGAGAGGCGGGGCTTCGGGCCGGGAACTTCCTTGCCGAACAGCTTCATCAGTCCTCGTCCCCCAGGAACGTGATCAGTACGGGCGGCCGTACGAAACAGGTGTGAATCTGGTGCAGGTGCAGGATCCCGGACGGTGTGAGGTCTTCCCACCGTGCCTGCCAGTACTCGCCGGTCTTCGTGCTGCGCAGGGTTCGCGCCGTCGATCCCATGTGCGTCGCCTGAACGACCTCGACCGACAGATCCGTGGCGGGGAACTGGGCCCGTATCGTTGCGGCTTTGACCCGCTCCCCCTTCTCCTCGAAGAGCTGGGCCGCTTCCTCCAGGAGGCTGGCGTCGTAGTTCCGGCTCTCCTCCGTCGGCCACAGCGGGTCGACCGGGGTGAGCAGACGCCCCTGGGGGCGCAGCATGAGAATGGCGGCACCCACGGCACACTGATCGGGCTCGGCCTTCCGGGGGAGAATCGCCAGCACGTACATGCCGGGTCCCGGCACTTCCTCCCAGTGGTCCCCGGCCTCCGGGAACTTGACCAAGTCGTTTGCCATTTCCTCTCCTTCCGCGCACGGGAGTCTATCATCAACCGGCCTAGGTCAGGCTGGAAACACGGCGAAGGGGCGACCCCGATCCGGGGCCGCCCCCCGGGTGGCTCAGTCGAGCTGACGCTTGCCGTTCACGACCACGTACTCGTACGCGTAACGGTACGGCAGCTCGTCTCCACTGCCTTGATCCACCTCGGCCAGAACGGCAGCCTGAAGGACAGTCCAGACCTCTTGCTGGTGGTCCATGAAGAAGTGGCCACGGGACAGCAGGGGCATCTCCGGCTTCCGGCCACCGTCCGGACGCGGCCGTACAGTGATGACGGCGAAGGCGCCCCAGATGTCGGGAAACAGTTCGAGCTTCTGCCCGATCGGCAGATTGTCGAAGAGGTCGATCACTGGAAGATTCCCTCCAGGACGGCCTTGTCGAACAGCCAGATGCCGTACGGGTTGTCGACCGCGACGTGCTCCGCTTTCTTGCCCTCCAGGAACTGGCGGACCAGGTGGCGCTTCATCTCCTCCAGCAGCGAGGAGGGGAAGTTGTGGGTGTCGGTCGCGTCCCAGTACTCCTCGAACTCAGTGGAGACCAGGTGTCCTTCGTCGTCCCAGCGCTGCTTCTGCGCCAGCAGGGCCGTGGTGACGGTCGGCTCGTCCAGGATCAGCTCATCGAGCATGCCCCAGCCCTTGACGTGCGTGCCGAGACGGATGGCCGTGAGGCGCAGGGCTTCGGCCGTGGCGATGATGTCGTACTTGCTCAGGGCCTGGAGCTGCGGGTAGCGCGAGTAGTCGGTGTCGGCCGCAGCCGTGGCAAAACGCTCGTGGAACTCCATGAATCCTTCTCCTGTTCCGGTTTCTGTGACGCCAGAAGGGGCGCCCGTGGGCGCCCCTCGGTGTTCAGCGCTGGCCCTCCTCGCGCTCGCGCGCCTCCTTGAGGGCCTTGCCCGGCTCGCGCTGGGGCAGCTTCTCCGCCATGTCTTTCCTCCTTCCCTGACCTAGGCCACACTATCTGATCGAACTCGCCCTGGCTACTTGGGCTTTGCCATCTGTTCCTGGATGAGCTTCACGGCCACGATGTCACCGATCTGCTCGGCCAGGCACAGCAGGGCCTGAACCGCCTGCGTCTCGGTGAGGGCCACGATCATTCCCTCCGGCGAGTCCTCCGCCGGAACCAGAACGTCGGTGCCGTCGACCATGACGAAGCTCTCCATCAGCACCGGCCGGTACCCGTACCGGTCGTCCTCGTCCAGGTCCGCCAGGGCATCCGTCACCTTGGCCTTGTGATCGATCTCGCTGTGGTGCATTTCTCCTCCAGTTCCGTGAGGTCCCACGGCGAAGGCCCGGCCGCAACCGGGCCCCACCGAAGCACCTCATGCAGTTCCGCTGATCTTCGCCTTCTCCACCGGGTCACATACGTGCGCCGCCGCCGCCTCGACCAGTGAGTACAGCCGGGGATCCTGGTCCCCCCAGGTGATGTTCGTGTCGCACGCCTCGCACACCGTGGACGCGTCGGCCGTGTAGATCTGGAAGTTCGGCAGGTTCTGCACGAGCTTCAGCACGGCTTCCAGGTCCCGGCGGTCCACGGCGTACATCCGGTACGGCCAGCCCGGGGAGACGAACTCCTGCGAGCTTCCGATCTGGCTCGCCACGCTCACGTCGTCCGGGTACTGCTCCAGCCAGAGCTGCATGCGCCGGACCGCAGCCTGAATGTCCTTGCCCGGCCAGAAGTCCGGGTTCTTGCTGTCAGGGTCGTCGCTCACTTGTCCACCTTCTCCTCTTCTCGAAGCGGCCGGATCTCCGAGTGGAGCGCCGCCTGTCGGACCAGCATCGCCAACGGCTGAACTCCCGCCGTGGCCAGGCCCATCAAGTTCGTGGCGTACCGGTGCTCGAAACCCCGGCCGAGCAGCTTCGTCAGCACCTCCGAGCGCACCGCCGGGGCGGCTCCGGGGAGCCGCCGCAGCAGGGCGTACAGGTGAAGGAACTCGTCCCACTCCAGGCAGGACTGCGGCGGGCACTGGCCGGTCGTCAGCTCGATCCGCAGCAGCTCCATGCGGGGTGTGTTGCTGACCAGCTTCACTCCTGCTCGTCCTTCCCGTTGTCGATCACCAGAACGTTCGGGTCCCAGCCGCCGTCGTTGCGGTCGACGTAGCAGGCGACCGAGGTGACGGACTGCCCGCGCGTCACGACCCGGGCCGGAGCCAGCACCGAACCGACGTAGTAGCCCTTCCGGGCGTCGTTGCGGATCTTCACCTTGTCGTTCTGAGCCTTCGACTCGTTGAAGGTCTCGCCCGTGCGGTTCCCGTCGGCGTCCAGCAGGGACCAGAAGGACCCGTACTGGCCGTACATCTCCCGCGCCGGGATCAGGTTGCCCTCCAGGTCGAAGAGGGCCGCGAAGACCCACATGCCGCCGTTCTCGGCGATGTCGGCCTGGATCCGGTACTTGTCGGCGTTGATCCCGCTCGCCCACTGCGAAAGGGAACCGTCGGTGTCGCACCGGTCGAAGGAATCACGTGACTCCTGCTCCCGCTTGCGGGCCAGGTCCCGCAGCTCCTCCGCCTTCCGCCGGGCGGCCTTCACGTCGTACTCGAAGCCCACCTGGGCGGCGTACGGAAGGTTCAGACCGACCTCCTCGGCCATCTCCTTCGCCAGCGCCGTCTCTTCTTCGCGGGTCATCGCCATGTCTTCTCCAGTTCCGATGATCAGTTGATCGTGAAAGACCCGAGGGTGACGGACTTCGCTCCCTTGTCGGCGAGCGTTTCCACCACCAGGTCGGGGTTCTTGGCGAAGTTCTCCCGGTCGATCTCCGCCCGCTCCCCAGGCGTGTTCGCCCCGGGGTACAGGTCCGGGTCGACCTCGTACTCGAAGACGACGGTGACCCGGATGATCTCCTTGCTCATACCGTCGCCTCCGGCGCATCGAGTCCGTAGGCGTAGACCACGGAGAAGTTGTCGGCCAGCCAGAACTTCACCCGGCTGGCCACCAGCGCCTTCGGCAGGCCGCCGAGCCCGCAACCGAGTGCGGGCAGTGCGACCGAGATCAGGCCCGTGGTGTCCAGGTACGTGGCCAGACCCGAGAGGCCGAGATCCACGTCCTCGATCCGGGAGTTGTCCCGCCAGTGCCGCTTAGTGGCGACGCTCAGAATCCGGCGGCCGTCCGGCAGGACGGCATCGTGCACCAGGCCGGGCTTCATCCGGCCCTCGCGGCAGAAGGTCACGTACTCGTCGACCTGCACGGGCCAGCGGTCCCGGAACTGCCGGGCCAGCCCGGCGCCCGGCACGCCGACACAGTTGACCGGGTTGACCAGTCCCTGTGCCCGGGATTCCAGCAGATCTCCCTGCGTCCAGATCAGCGGCATGTCACTTCTCCGTGATGCGCAGGAGACGCCGGGCCGGGATCTTCCGGAGCCTCCCGGCGCCGAAGTCCAGCACGATCATGCCGTCTTCACCGAACCGGTACCCCTCCAGGCTGCCGTACCCGAAGGCGGTCCCCAGGTGCTCCGGGGGGCCGCCGGTCTCGTATGCCTCGCCGTCCTCGAACTCAATCCGAACTTCCGCCATCAGGCATCCACCTTCCATGTGTCGACGCTGGCCTCGCTCAGCATCTCCATCCAGTCGCCGATCACGATCATCCAGTGACCCTCGATCGTCAGGCCCGGGTCTTCGGCGTGAAGACCGAAGCCCTTGTTCCGGGGCGCCCTCACCATCGGGCCCATCCGGTACGAGGCGACTGGCCGCAGGCCGTGCGGCGTGTGCCGCTGCACGTCGACCAGGCTGGAGTACGTGAATCGTCCGGTGTCGGACTCCCGGTGAAGGGTGATGTGCAGCAGCGTCCCGTCCTGTGCCGGTACGTCGATCGCCGCGTTGTCGGGGTGGTTCACGAGGGCTCCATCCTCTTCGTCTCCATGCGGCCCGACCCCAGGCTGCGCTCCAGGATCACGGCGTACCGGATCCGGTCGTCCTGCCTGCGGCCGTACGTGGTGGCGATCAGCGCCGCCTGCTTGCTGGTGTGCTGCTCCAGGAGGAGGCGGTGATCGCCGTCCCAGCGCAGGCAGAGCAGCTTCTCCGTCAGTTCCTCGCGGATGCCGTCCCAGCGAACTCGGTCCTCGTTCCAGGAGGCCCGTAACTCGTCGGCCAGGGCCTCGAATTCGTCCTCGCTCACCACTCGCTCGCCGGGGCTATGACGACGTAGATGCCGCCTTCCATGCGGCCGGTGACGACCAGGTTGTTCAGGACCGTCTCGTTGCTGGGCTGCGGTCCGTCGCTCTCCAGCCAGTCGGAGATCTCCATGGCGCCACCGATGTCCGGCGTGCACAGACGGAAGTCGAAGGCGATCCGCGCCCCCAGCTCCTGGTCTCCGTCACCCGTCTTGAGGCGGAAGTCCTTGCCCATGACTCCCGTGACGAAGGACTCCAGGTTCTCCTTCATCACGATCCTGGCCGAGTGCTCCTTGTGCTGCGGCGCTTCCCTCATGTCTCTCTCCCTCTCCGAATGGCCTAGGTCAAAGACGATACGCAGAAGGGGCTCCGGTCGCAACCGGAGCCCCTTCACTGTGACCCGTGGGTCAGACGGCCTTCAGCGCGGCGAGGGCCACGAGGATCGCGTGCTCCTCACCGGCCCGGATCGCGCGCTCCATCTCGCGGTGGAACTCGGCGTCAGCGGTCTCCCAGTCGGCCTCGATCTTGTCCGAGAGCATGCCCGCCACCCAGTCCAGGGTGTCGTTGGGCAGGCCCGGGAACTTCGAGCTGATCTGGCTGCGCACGGCGGCGCGGTTGGGCAGTTCCATGATGAGTTCTTCTCCTGTTTCCGGTGTTCTCGTGGTGTGGTAGATCAGACCTTGAGGCCGCGCCTGGCGGCGGCGACGACCATGCGGATGGCGTCCTCGTTGCCCGCCCGGACCTCTTTGTCCAGCTCCTCGAAGAGCCGGTCGTCGGAGCGGTCCGGCGCCTCGTGCCAGGTGCGCACCATCAGCTCGGACGTCCACGTGATGGTGCTCTGCGGGAGGCCCTGGAAGACGATCGCCAGCCCCACGGCGATGTTCTCGGCGACGGGGACTTCGGTCTCTGCGTTCACTTCTTCTCCTGTTCCTGGTGCCACTTCTTGCGGGCCTCGTTGACTCGTTCCTCGGCCTCGGCCAGCTCGGCGGCCAGCCGGAAGACCGAGGCCAGTCCCTCACTGCTGAGGGAGCTGATGTTGAGCAGGTTCCGGACCGCCATGTAGGCGCCCGTCACCGTGAAGCCGCCGGGGCTGCGGGTGCACAGCTTGTGCGTCCCACGGTCGAGCTGGCCGAGGTCCCGGCGCAGCTCCTCCGCCAGCTTCAGCTTGCGGCGGGCCTTCTTCTCCGGGGTGGTGTACGCCTGGAGTACTTCGGCGTGCCGGTGGGCCGGATCGATGACCCAGCCCTCCCGCTCGATGTAGGCCCGCATGCCTTCGATGTAGAGCGTGGCGATCTGTCGCATCACCGGGTAGGCCCGGTTCCACAGGTCCGCCAGGTGCTCGGCATCAGCGTAGCTGAAATGCCCTGTCTCGTGGACGAGTTCGGCGTCCAGCATGTCAGTAGAGGTTGATGCTGCCGGAGGACTTCTTCGTCCTGATGTCCAGGTCGCTGCGCCCGCGCGTCCCGCCGATGTTGGCCGATCCGGAGGACACCCGGACGTCGATGGTTCCACTGGCGGCCCGGCCGACGTTCAGGTTCATGCTGCCGGAGGAGATCCGCAGCTTGGCGTGGGATCCGGTGTACTCGCCGACGTTCAGGCTGCCGGAGGACGCGGTGGCCTCGATCCCCTCGGTCACCCGACCGATCTGGAACGAGCCGGAGGAGAGTTCGGCGCGGGCCTTGCCGACCGAACCGTGAACCGCGATCGATCCGGAAGAGAGGTCGCCGTCGATCCCGACGAGGTCGCCGTGTACATCGAGCAGGCCGGATCCCAGGTCGGCCCGGACGCCCGAGTTCCGGGGCAGCGTGACCTCGACCCGGACCACGTCCTCGCCGGAGCTGGAGCCGCCGATCACCGTGGTTCCCCTGCCGACCGACACGAAGGAGACGTTCCCGGAGAAGACCATCCGGCTGCCGCCACCCTGGATCACCGTCGGGGGGACCTGGAACTTCGGCACCTTCACCGTCAGGGTGCTGCCGGACAGGTGGATCTCCGTCCTGCGGACGGCGTCGATCACCGACTGCACCGTGGAGCGGGTGAAGACCCGGACCGAAGCGAAGTCGACGTCTCCCACCGTCACGGTGCCGTTGATCGAGTCGCCCTCGATGTCCAGCAGGACCGGGCCGGAGTGCTTCCCCTTCCCGGAGAACGTCTGGTCCGGCAGGCCGTCCCGCTTGCTCAGCTCCGCACCGGAACCGCTGCCCTCGTACTTGCTGATCTCGCCCATGCTCTTCTTCTCCCTCTCCGCGTCTTCCGGTCAGATCTCGTCGTAGCGGTGCTCGTAGGCGATGGCGTTGTCCAGCGCCTCCTGCGGGTCCATGCCCGAGGTCAGGCCCTCGTAGAAGCCGTCCTTGTTCTCCGTGCCGAGCTTCTTCAGCACTGCCACCAGCGCCTCGTTCACGTGGTGGTACGGGGTGCCGCCGTTGCGGCCGTCCTGGATGACCAGGTCGTACTCGTCGATGACGTTCCACTTGTAGAGCAGGTCGGCCAGTTCCTTGGCCGCCGCCAGCAGGTGGATCTTCCGCATGTCCAGCTTCTCGCTCTGGGTGGTCATGCTCGCTTCCCCTTTCCGGCCGCCTTCCGGCGGTCGATCTCGGTCTTCTTCATGGCGATCAGTGCCACGACCCCGGCGAACGCCCGGATCACCTCAGCCACGTCCCACACCCTTCTTGCCCTGCTCGATGATCTGCTGCATCAGCTCCAGCCCGGTCCGCTCGCCCGCCGTGCTGGGGTTCATTGCCCGGCCGAAGCGGGCCGCCTCGTAGAACGACTCCAGCGCCCGCCATTCGACGGTCACCGTGATCAGGCATGAACCGTCGCACTCCGGCCAGGTGCAGTGCTTGCCGTGCGCTCCCGGCGCCCGCCGGGGGTACAGCGGCTGCTCTTCCTGCACGGGCGGCGGCGGACAGGTGCAGGGGTCGCTCCCGACGCCCGTGCAGCACGTTCCGTCGCAGCCACGACATCCGTAGCTCACTGGACCCGCACCCCCTCGTGCGCCCGGCACCACGGGACGCCGGGGCAGGCCGTAAAGACGATGCCCTTGCCGTGCTTCGGCTTGACGGGGCTGTCGTGCTCGGTGCAGAGCATGACCGGCGGGAAGAAGCCATCCCACTCATCGCTCTCCGGGTCGAAGCTGTCCAGCACCGAGTTGACGGCCTCCAGGATCGCCTTACCGGCGTCACTGTCGGCACTCAGGCCCTTCTTGGCCATCGCCCTGCGCCAGCCCGCCACGGCCTCCCTCATGGCCGCCTCGGCGACCCTGCGCTGGTACTCCAGAACGCTGTCGTGGCAGAACAGCTCACGGATCACCGCGTTCATCTCGCGGGGATCGGCGAACGCCCCCGGTGACAAGATCGTCACCTGGCCCCAGCCGTCCTTGTTCACGGGCTCACCCATCGTTCTTCTCCTCTCCGGTCTACAGCGCCGACTTGGCGACGCGGATCATGCGGTCGAACGCCTCGGGCGTGACGAGCCCGGCGTTCGTCCAGAGCGCCGGGTGACCGGCCATCGCCTCGGTGATGATCTGCCGGGTGATCGGAACCCTCTTGCCGGTCTCGATGTCCCGCAGGTCGATCCCGCCGATGTACGTGTCGTACAGGTCGGCCCGGCGCACGAACTCGTCGATCGTCTCGTTGTCGATCCGGCGGATGCCGGTCCCTCCCGTGAGGTACACGATGGCCGACTGCTCGGGGCTCATCGGGTCCGGCAGCGGAACCGTCTCGCCGCTGGCCGTCTCGAAGTACGCTCGCATCTCTTCCCCTTCCGATGTCCTGCCCGGCGGCAGTACGGCAGGTGCACGGACCAGAGCCCGTGCACCGCCGAGCCGAAGCCGTTCAGCTCCGATGCAGTTCCCGGCGAACCCGAGCCTGCTCCCTGCGGATCTCCTGGTAGTGCTCGTGCAGCGCGTTGCGCATCACGTCGAAGCACTCGCTGATCATCCGGGCCTTCTCCGTGAAGTCCCGGTCGTTCTGCGGGTTCTCGCTCCAGTACGTGGCCCCGGCCAGCTCGTCGATCAGGTGCTTCTGGTAGCGCTTGACCACCATGTAGATGCACCAGTTGCGGCTGCCGCCGTTGCAGACCAGTTCCTCGGTTGCCGCACCGGGGATGTCGGCCCAGCCGTCCCAGGTGGTCGAGTCACCGTCCCACTGTTCGACCCGGCCGACGTTCACCCCCGATGACGGGAGCTGCACCGTCCCGGGGTCGCCGACCATCATCAAGCCACCTCCCCTTGCTCTCGGAGGATCTTGGACGTGAGGGCCTTCTGCATGCGGAAGCCCTCCTGGATCAGCCGGTTGCGCTCCACGCCCTCGGAACTGGACTGGTCGGCCCTTTCCTGAACCTTGATCTCGCGCACCAGGAACAGCCGGACGATCTCCAGCTTCGTGCGGTCGTGATCCATCCCTTCGGCCACGAGCGAGGAGACCCCCGAGCCTTCGGCCAGCCATCCGCCGAAGAGGGCGGGGTCGGAGTCCCAGGGCTCCATCTCGCCGATCACCGTTCCGCCGTCCAGTGTGACGGCGCTCCGTTCGGTGCTCACTTCCCCTGGGCTTCCCAGTAAGCGTTCTCGGCGGCGTGGATCTGGTCGCCGAACGCCTTGCCGACGGTCCACGCCTCGTCGTACCGGTCGTTGAAGTAGTGGTCGGCGACCTGCGAGGCGATGTGCACCGTGGCGACCGTGAGCGAGGACCAGTTGAATCCCCAGAAGGCGCCGCCCTGGTGCGGAAGCAGCTTCTCGTTCGTGGTGTAGCCGAGCGAGCAGAACGTGGTTGCGAACCGCTCGCACTGCTCCTTGGTGTCGACCTGGTAGAAGGGGCGGGTGGTGATCTTCTTGCCCCAGATCGAGCCGTTGTCGATGTGCAGGATCTGGCGCTTGCTGGTGCGGTCCTCCATCGGGACCGGGAAGTCGGTCCCGGCCGGGTAGAAGGTGACCAGACCGCTCAGCTCGGGCTCGATCGACATCGCCAGGACCCAGCCGTCCTTACGGACGCGCGGCTTCTTGCTCTCCGGCATCTCCGTGTACGGCCACGCCGAGGTCTTCCGCACTCCCTTGAGCGGAGTGATGATGCGTGCACCCATCGTGATCTTCTCCTTGTTCCCGGTCTCGTGCGTTGCGATAGTCATCACCCCAGCGGGCCGCCAGGCGGCCCGAAGTGGTGGTCGTGCGGCTCCCGGCGTTCAGCCAGGAGGTCAGCCAGGATGCCTCGAACTCGTCGGCGAGGCGTACAGCCCGGTCCCCGTCCGGTTCGCGGCGGTGGGATCTTCGTCCCCGTACCGGTCCATCTCCGCCCGGAAGGTCGACGACATCGCCTGCTGCTCGATCAGGCTCAGGTCGTTCCAGTCCGGTCTTCGCCCAGCTCGGGCGATGGATCCTCGCCACAGCGCATCGAACTCCTTCGCCTTGTCGGCGGAGTTCACGACTGCGGGTGCGGCTTGGATCCGTCCTTGCGCTTCTCCAGCGGGCGGGTGTGCTTGGTTTCGTCGCTGTTGCCCATCACGCGCCTCCTCGGCGGTTTGCTGCGGTCGGTGGGATCCCTTTCGGGCATCCTCTCGTCGTTCACGGCTGCTGCACCAGCATGACGGAGACGAACATGTCGGCCGTCACGTTGGGGACCAGCTCGCCGTCGTCGGCCAGCACCTCCCAGCCTCCCTTGGTGCCGACCTCGGTGATCCGGCCCCGGTAGAAGGTGCCGTGCTCCTCGCGGACCGCGACCCGGACGATCCGGTCCGAGTAGTTGTTGGCGGCCCACCAGACGGCCGAGATGACCTCCTGGTTGACGGGGGAGCGGAAGTCCTCGAACTGCTCCAGCGTGGCGGCGGCCTGCTTCAACTCGGTGGCCAGTCGGCCGATGTGGGTCTGTGTCATCAGCCCTTCTCCTGTTCCGTCTTCGTCCGCACCAGCAGGCAGTTCCACTGGTCCTCGCCGTCCTCGTCGTTGCGGGCGACGTTGTACCTGGTCTTCAGGTTCCGCTCGTAGTCGCCGAGCACCCGCTGCGTGTACTTCAGCAGGGCCTCGGCGTCCCGCCCGAAGCCATACCGGGCCACCGTGTGGTAGCCGGGCTCGAACTCGACGACCACCCAGTCCACTTCACGCAGGCCGTGACCGAGCCCGCGCTTGACCGTGAACCCGGCAGTGATCCCAGTCGGTCCCCGGTGGGTGCGCTCGGACCGGTTGAACCGCTCTCCCAGAAAGCGGCTCACGGCCGCTGCGGACGGGGCGCTCACAGCTCGTACCCCTTCATCGCGGGGAAGGCGGCCAGGACGACCTCGTAGATCCACTTCTCGCAGGCGGCACGGCGGGCGGTCCCCATCTCGTTGCCCCACATGCCCATGACCTCTTCGCCGTAGTGGCGCAGCTCGTCCCGGTAGGTCTTCAGGATCTCCCGCTGCGTCATGGACTCCGGCAGATCCTTCGGGCGGTCGCCCACCAGCTCGTCGTCCTCGCTGATCTCGTGCCGCAGGAACCGGCTCCCGACCCCGTTCATCAGGTCGTGGGGCTCGGGCTCCAGCAGCAGGGCCGTTTCCACCCAGGCTGCCGGTCGCTTCACTCCGGCGCCGTTCTCGCTGGTCCCGATGTGGACCGTGACGTCTCGTGCCACCCGTCTTCTCCTTCTTCAGACCGCTTCGCGCATGCGGTACTTGTTGTCCCGGTTCGGCTCTTCTCCGGGCTCCAGGATCCACAGGGCCTGGATGAATACCCGGCCCCCGCTGTACAGGTCGATGCGCAGGCCGTAACGGATGCCCTTGTCCCGGGTCTCGCTGTACCTGACCATCTCGCTGATGTGTTCGCCCAGGTTCTTGCCGATCCAGTGGGCGATGGACGCTTCGACTTCGGCGCAGACGAGCCGGTCCGGAGCGATGGGGACAGCGGACGGGTAGGCGACCGAAGGTCCCGTACCTGCCAGCAGGCCGTCCTCCTGGGTGGCCACCTGGAAGGCGATGCGGGCGCCGTGCTGGCCCGTCACCAGGAAGCCGTGCTGCACACCGGACCCTGCCGGGGCAGGCTCGCCGTCCTTGTTCACCACGGGTCCCACGGTGGCGCCTTCGATCTTCAACTCCCGGAGCGCATCCGGGAATTCACTGGCCTTCACGCTTCTCCCTTTCCTTGACCTAGGCCATCGTACAGCGAAGGGGCCCGCCGTCAAGCGGGCCCCCAGTATCCGGCCAGGTGCGGCCGGATCGGCTCACCGACACTCCCCGAGGTGGTTGAGGTGCTTCGGGCAGCGGCTGCCGGACTCGGTCCGGCCCTCGCAGTACCGGTCCGGATCCTCCGGGAGGTCGTCCGAGACGATGTGGAGCACCTTCGTGACGGTGAGGATCTGCTGGTACTCCAGAGGCGGCGTCGAGTGGTTCATGCGGCGCCGCTCGCACTGCTCCAGCGCCCGCTCCCGGACCGACCGCGCGAACGTGTCGGCCATCCGGGAGTCGGTGCCCTCCGCCATCAGGGCACCAGCCACGGCCGCCATCAGGGCCTCGATGCTGTGCACCCGGTATCCCGGGTCGCCCTGCTTGACCCGAAGGGTCCAGCTCCAGTTGTGCGTCACGCTTCGTCCTCCCACCAGGCGAGCAGGTCGGAGCCGTCCTTCAGCTCCGTGATGATCCGGTCCGGGTAGCTGCCGCCCTCCGAGAGGCAGTGCGCCACACCCTCGGCGAGCGCTCCCGCCCGCTCCAGGCCGATGCCCTCGCTGCCGACCAGGATGCCCATCAGGTAGGCCACCAGGGGTGCCTCACTGGTGGCCCGGAAGGACGGCCCGAGGTCCCCGGTCTTCACGTGATAGGCCCGGCCCGGGACCTCACGGCCCCGCTCCCGCCAGACCAGCAGCTCACCCAGGGCGTTCAGCTTGACGCCCTGCACCTCGTCCGAGGGCAGCTTGTCGGCCCGGTCCAGCACCTCGTCAGCCTTCGCCTGCACGGAGACCGGCTCGCTGAACCCGGCGGCCAGCAGCACGCCGATGATCATCGACTTCGTTTCCGCCCGGTCGGCCGCCATCACGCGGCCCTTGTTTACCGTCAGCCCGTATCGCATGTGCTTCCTCTCCCTCTCCTACTTGATCTTCTCGGCCAGAACCCAGCGGCCCCGCGCCGGAAGCGCCGTACGATAGGCACCCCGGTCCCGCAGAGCCTCGGTGGCCCGGCCCCGGACGATCGTCTCCTCGGCCTCGTCGTTCAGGCTGTTGCTGCGCATCAGACTCATGATCCGGTCGACCGCCTGCGTCAGGCCGTCGATCTCCTCGGACTGCGAAGCCCGGCCAGCCGTCCCTTGCGCATTCGGGTAGCTGCCCGGAAACGCCGGTCGGCCGCCCTCCTGGCGGGGAAGGGACGGCGGCTGGCCGTCCTGGAAGGTCCACACTCGATACCGCATCTCTTCTCACTCTCCGTTCCGATGGTCCACCGAGGGGCACGGGCCGCAGCCCGTGCTCCCCGGAAGTCGACCGGCTCAGATGGGGCAGGTGAACAGGGTGTTGGACTCCAGGACCGTCGGGCGCAGGGCCTCGACCTCCATCTCCGGCCCGTCCTCGCCGTCCGCCACGACCAGCGTGCAGCGGATCAGCTCCCGGCTGCCCGGCAGCAGGACGTAGAGGTCGTGGGCCATCTCCCGCAGGGGCACCCCGTCCTCCCGCATGGCCCGCGCCCACGCCTTCACGGCGTCCAGGTAGATGATCCCGTGGAAGCCGTCGTTCTGCGTGAAGTGGAACACCGGCTCCGGGACGGGCGCCTGCATGTGCAGGCCGTTCCCGCAGGTGACGTTGGGGATTTCGATCAGCTTGGCCATCTTCTTCTCACTCTCCCGAGCACTTCTCGTTGATCATGACGGCGACCTTTTCCCAGTCGTCCGTGTTCTGGCCGGTCAGCTCGGCGCTGAACTCGGCCAGCTCCCTCGGGGTCATCGACTCCAGGGCCCAGCAGTACGAAGCCCTGGTCTCGTCGTCCAGCCCGCTCCAGGCGGTGTCGAACTGGTCCTGAAGAGGATCCCGCACCACCTCGGTCTCGACAGGAGCCGAGATCGAGGTGTCGCCCACCGGAGGAAGGCGAGGCTCGTCGTCCCCTCCGGAGCACGCCACGGCGACCCAGATGGCCACCGTGGCGACCGCACATCCCAGTCCGATGGCGTCCTTGATCTTGACGCTCACTCCGGCTGCTCCGGGTGGGACTCGCGCGCCCACGGTTGGCCCCAGTTGTCGATCAGGTACGTGAGCGTGTCCCGCAGTTCGACCATTCTCTGCCGGGTGAGGATCATGTCGAGCGACCCGCCCTCCAGCTCGCGCGGCTGGGGGTTCATGCGCGGGTCCGTGAAGTTGAGGGTGTCCAGACCCTCCGACCGCCACATGTCGAAGTAGTACGACTTCGTCCAGTTGAGGTAGGTCCACTTCAGGTCCAGCTCGCCCGGCCCGGGTCGCTCCCCGATCTCCTTGGGCCTCTCGAAGGGGCTCACTCGTTCACCCCCGCGATCCGGTGCACGACCTGGCCCTTGACGACGATCTCGGCGCCGCCACCGGTCCCGGTCAGCCTGCGGATGTGGCAGTGCTGCGGGAACGGCATCTTCGGGGTCTTCACCTGGATGAAGTCCCACGCCTCCTCGATCGAGAGGTCACCCTGCTCGATGTCGTACAGCGTCGAGCCGATGTAGTCGGGGTGAGCGAGCGCCATTGCCCCGCTCTTCACGATCACGAAGATGACCGGCACCTCGTCCGGGTCGACCCAGACCGTCGGGTGCAGGACGTTCGTGCCGTCACGCTCGGCGATGCGGATGCCTGCCATGTTCAGATCCTCCCCGGCCGGATGGCCAGCTTGTCGTGCTCGTTGAACGCGGACTCGGCCTCGCTCCAGAACAGATTCCGGCGGCTGTCGATGCGCAGCCACCGGCCGTCGAGCGAGGTGGCCCGCATCAGGTGGACGCTGTAGGCGTCCGGGTCACCGTTGCGCTCGGGGCTCGTGTCGTACGTGACGACGAAGGCGAAGTAGCCCGGCGTCTTCGCCAGGACCAGGTCCGGCTGCCACCCCAGGAAGCTGCCCTTGATCACGGGCTGGCCTTCCACCCGGGTCGGCGTTTCCTTGACGCGCAGCTTGTCCTCGTTGCTCATGATCTACTTCCCGTCCCATCCGAAGGTGACCGACGACCAGTCCGCGCCGCCGAAGTGGAAGCTGCCGGTCTGGAGTTCGCTGTGCTCCCAGGCCGACTTGATCCAGTCCCGGATCGCCTCCTTCAAGTTCTCCTGGCACTTGCTGGGCTCGGCGTCGCAGTCGTGGTCCGGGTCCAGGACACAGCCGCCCTCTTCCCAGCCCTCCATCCCGCTCGGCGTCTTGCCGGTGCGCTCCATCTCGCCCTCGACGGCCTGCCAGATGCCCTCCCACGAGGGCGCGTTGAACTCCTCGCTGCTCTCCAGCTTGTGGTCCAGGCCGTACCGCTCGACCTTGATGTGGTGGCCCATCAGTCGTTCTCCTCGTAGGTGTCGGCCAGGTAGACGTAGACCGTGCTGCTGAAGGTCTCCTCGCTGGCGTCCTGCCCGACGCTGGTTACTCGCCAGCAGCCGGAGCGCATCCCGGTCGTGTTGATCGTCGAACCGATCTGCGGCACGTGGCCCCCGGTCACCGTGTTCTGCGACTGCGGGCGCTTCCCCTGCCTCGGGAAGCACAGCACCAGTGTGAACATCCCTCTTCTCCCTTCCGTTTCCACCGGCTGACCCGGACTCCACGGGGCCCTCAGCGAGGGCTCCGCAGGGCTCGTTCAGAACGGTGCCGTGATGCGCGGGATGGCGAACTCGCTGTCCCGTTCCGTCTCGACGGTGACTCCGAAGCTGCGCAGCGCCCGGACCGACTCGATGGCCAGCTCCTTCGCCTGCGCGTCGGTCACGTCCTCCCGGTCGATGCGGCCCTGGGGCAGGTCGCCCCAGTCCACACCCCGGATGAACCGCTCGGCGCTGACCAGGTCCGTCAGGTCCCGGTCCACCGGCACCACCCGGACGATGACGAACTGCCAGTCCCCGCCGTCGAACGCGGCCAGGTCTTCCTCGCTGTACCCCTCCAGCAGGACCGGGCTGGCCACCCCGTCCCGCTTCAGCTCGATCTTGAAGTCGATGTTCCGGACTCCCCAGCGGGCACCCGGAACCGTCCACCAGTCGAGCAGGTCACTCGCTCCTCGCACCGTTCCCCTTTCTGATGTCGACCAGCTCGCACCCCATGAAGAAGAAGTGCATCACCCCGTCCCCGGCCTCCCGGGGGTTCATGTTGAAGTCCAGAATGTCCGAGGTCTGCGGATCGATCGCCGCCACGGATGCCAGGAAGCGGGCGTACAGGCGCCACGTTCCCGTGAGGCAGAACCAGGTGTTGCTGTCACTCGCCCCGGCCTGTTCCGTGAGCGTCGCAGGACCCAGGTCGACGCCGTTGATCTTCTTCGCTTCGATGAGGGCTTCCCGGACCGCGCCCCGGTCGGACTGCCACGGCACGGCTCAGCTCCCGAAGATGAAGACGGAGTTCTCATCGGCCGGAGTGGGCATCTGCACGAAGTGCAGGCCGATCGTCGGGGTCATGCCGTCGTCGGCGTACGAGCCCCAGTCGAACCGGTCCACGCCGCCCGCCTTGTCGAGCGCGTTGTACAGGCGGCCCAGCTCGGTGTGGTCCCCGGCGTCCTTGGCGTAGGTCTCCAGCGCGTGGGCGATGGTGGCCCCGGCGTGCAGGTAGTTCTCCTCCAGGAACTCCATGACCTTGTCGGCCGGGATGTTCTCGAACGCGTCGGGCCAGTTCTCGTGCAGCTCGGCGGCGGCGAGCACCACCCACTTGCCGTACTTCCCGATCGCCTCGACCACGTGATCGGCGGCGGCGTTGGCGCCCTTCCGGTACATCCCGCTCTCGTGCGTCGTCACCACGGCGGCGGCCACGTTGATGAAGCTGTCCACGTTCTACTTCCCCTCACTCCGAAGGCGCCCGGCATTCCTCGCCTGCGCCATCATGTCCTCGAACACCGCGTCGGCGTTCAGGTTGTTGTGCCGGAGCCGCATCTCCTCGACCGACTCCATCAGCACCCGGGCCTTCTCCGGGCCGGGCATCTTCTGTGCCAGCTCCCGACCGGCCAGCCGGACGATCTCCGAGGCGGTCGCCTCGATGCTCGACAGCTTCCCGCCGTTCTGCATGTACGTGAGGACACCGATGGCATAGCCGATCGCCGTCTCCTCGTACTCGTCACCCTTCTCGTCCGCCACCATGGGCGTCCCTCACTTCCGGCTGTCGACGCTGCTCCAGTACGCGTCGATCTCCTTCTTCATGGCCTGGTCGAAGTCCCGCTTGCTACGGGCCGTCCAGTTGGTACGGGCACCGGGCAGCAGCTCGACGAAGTCGGCTCGGGTGAAGATCCGGGGCGTCCCGTCACCGTTGCGCCACACGATGCCGACGTACGCCTGCAACAGGTCGGCGCGGCGTACGAATTCGTCCAGGGTGCTGCGGTCCAGCCGGGGGATCCCGATCCCCATCTCGCTCAGGGCCAGGAACGCCTGCTGTGCCGGACTCAGGTCGGTGGCCGGGTCCTGGTCGGTCCCGTCGTCCTTCTTGAAGGCGTAGCTCACCGGCATGTTCTTCTCCGATCCGTTCGTGGGTCAGGCGTTCGTGTCGTCGGCTTCGGGTGCCCCGGTCAGTGCGACGACGGGCAGGCCGTCCTTATCGGAGGCTCGACCGTTCCCGGGTTCGTACGTCTCCCCGGGCACGTAGCCCACCCGGAAGCCCTCGTCAAGGCGCGTGACCCGCATCTGAACGGTGCCACCCGACTTCCTCTCGAAGGTGAAGTTGGGGTCGAGCCACAACTTCCTGTCCTGGTCCGCATACATGGCCCAGGGGACGGTGTAGGCGGTCATCCCCACCGGCATGTCGGCGAGAGTCACCGTCTCGATCGACTTGGGCAGCTCGGCATTCACGTTCACCTTCTCCTCTCCGTGCTGACGGGACTCGTCAGGGCGGTCCTGTTCCGCCTACCGGGAGCCCTTCCCAGGGGCCCGGTTTCGTCCGGGTCAGATCGTCCAGTCCAGCCCCTCGAAGAGGGCCGTGATGGCGTCCTGCGCATGCTCGGGGACGTGCGTGTCCCCGAAAACCGGGTAGTCCACGACCGGGATCACGGCGAGGATCCGGCTTGCGTCGTCTCGGGCCGTCACGAACGCCCGGCGCCGCCCCCGCAACTCCTGATGGGCCGCCTTGACGGCCCGCTCCAGCGCCCGCTCACCCGAGTACGGGGGAGAGGTGCCGAAGGTGGAGTTCGGTCCCGGGTCGACGACCGTGGAATGGACGATGTAGTGCGTGGTCTCGCGGGTCAGTCCAGCAGCCATCCCGGATCTCCTCAGAACTCGTGCGGGTAGTCGGTCGGCATCGGGTCGTTCGGCCCGATCAGCTTGGGCGGGTGCACGTACGACAGGCCCGCCTGGTTGTACCGGTACAGCTCGACCTTCTCCGCCCGGTCGTACTCCTCCCGGCGCTGGCCCCAGTCGGGACGCTCCAGTTCCAGATCGGCCTTCGGGATCTCCATCGCCTCGCGCAGGGACTCGTTGTAGGCGTTGCGGTACTCGACCGCCCGGCCGTGACCGTGCTCCGTGTTCGGGAAGCGGTACACCGTGTGCACCTGGCCCGGCTCACCGGCCACCACGTCCACGAACTCCGCCGTACGCCGGTACTCGTCCATCTGCTGCATCCCGTCTCTCCTCCCGGGCCCCGGTTCTCCCGGGGCCCTCGAATACTACTGACCTAGGCCGTGAAGTTCCAGTTGTTCAGGACTGTTTGCCGAAGAGCCCGCCCCACGGGCCGTGCTTCTCGTGCAGTTCCTGGTCCAGTGCGGTGGACGTGAACTCCCAGGCGCTCAGGAAGTTCTTGATCCAGCCCTCGGTGCGGCCGGATTCCCGGGCCATCTGGCGTTCGGTCTCCCCGCCCTCCGGGTCCCGTTCATCATCCGGGATGTCCAGTGCAGCCTCGTTCGCGCGGTCCAGCAGATCCAGCAGAGCATGAACCTCGGGAACCGTGAGATTGAAGAGTCCGGCCAGCCGCTGCTCGACGATCTCCCGCCGGGTCCCGGCGACCGAATCGCCGGGACCGCAGGTGCAGGCCAGTTCAGCCACGCTGCACCACCGTGCACCCGCACGGTGAGACCGTCGGGTTGGGGCAGACCTGCCGGTCCTTCTCGGCCAGCCCCCAGGCGCCGGAGGCCGACGTCCATCCCCGCTCGTAGACCGTCCCGAAGTCGTGCACCCGGTAGGTGTTGTTCGGGTGGTACGGCTTGACCAGGGAGTGGACGTAGATGTCCGATCCTCCCTTGTGCCCCAGCAGGGCGTCCCGGATCAGGCCGATGTCCATCTCGTCGAGCCACTTCAGGCGCCCGGCGGGCGTCTTGCGGCCCTCGGTCAGCGCCTCGTACAGGGCGTCGGCCCGCTCGTCGCTGCCGCCCAGGTCGATCCACGCCTTGATCCCCCGGCTGCGGTCCTCCGGGAAGACGAGGTCGGAGATCCAGCAGGCGAGCTGGTCGTCCCCGTACTCGAACGCCTCGTCATGCGGCGGGATCTTCTCCCCCTCGGCGATGCCGCGCAGGAAGTCGGCCAGCTTCGGCTCGCCCCAGATCCAGTGGATGATGCGGATGGTGGTCTCGTTCATCTTCTCGCTCCCCTTCAGCCCTCTGCTCGGGCCTTGTCGACTTCCTTCACGGCCTTGTCCCGCAGCGGCTTGATCACCGCTTCGATCTGTTCGGCGGTCGGCTCGTCCCCGATCGCCAGGCCGTTCTCCTTCCAGGCCACGGCCCTGCCCAGGTGCTGGATGTTCCGCTCGTGAGCGCCGTCGTCGTCGCCCCAGGCGTACGCGTACCAGCACTGCCGCTTCAGCTCGGTCCGGGCCGTGCGCACGGTCTTCACGACCGAGCCCTTCTGCCTGCCGTCCCGGTCCACCTCGTCCCGCAGGGGAGTGCCGTCGGGCTGCGTGATGGCGTTCAGCGCGGCTTTGGCCTTCTTCTCCGCCCGGCGCTTGGCCTCCGCATCCCTGGCCTCGTCGCGTTGGATCTCCTCGGAAGTCAGCATCACCGACTTCGGTACGTTCACCGTCTCACCCTTGTCCTTGCGGGCGACCGGCGCATCCGGGTAGCAGATGGTGCAGGCCCGTTCCCCAGCGGCCTCGACGATCTCCGCCATGCTCTTCCCGGAGTAGTCGATCATCCAGAAGAAGCGGGTCGGGAACTCGCCCCGGTTGCACGACGAGCAGTGCATCGAGCTGTGCACGTGGCCATCGGTGACCAGGTAGGCCCGGGACCATCCGCCCCGGCTGTCGAACTCGGCTTCCAGCTTGGCCAGCACGGTGCCGTCCAGCTCGGCGACCGAACCCTTCGCCCGGTTCACCCGGTCGAGCGCCTTGCGGCCCCGCTCGGTCCCGGCGGCCTTGTCCTGCACCTCCTGATGACCCAGGCGCCACGTCTGCGTGCTGACCCGGCGGTCACCGACGGCGTAGTGCACCTCGTTCCAGGCGGCGTACACCTCTTCCACCAGCTCGTACCGGTGATCCCAGGCGACGGCGAACAGCTCGTCCACCTGTGTCGGGGTCATGCCCTTGAGCTGCTGCGGGGTGACCTTCTCGGCGTCCTCGAACCTCTTCACGCTCTCCCTCTCCTTCCGTCCGATGTGCACTGGGCGGCGGGAACCCACAGCTCCCGCCGCCCCGAACGCACCGGCTCAGAACCGCTTGCCGTCCCAGTTGATGAATTTCTTGGGGTCGTACGCCCGGACCCAGGCGAGCGCCGCCGCCTCGGCCACGGCCACCCGCTTCTCGTCCGGCCCGGGGGCGATGTACGAGTCCAGCGACTCGTACCTGATCTCCGACCAGGTCGGGTCCCACTCGTCGGCGTCGCCCTCGGCGTCGTCGTCGATCTCGAACCAGACCTGCGACTCGATCCCGAGGTTGCCCAGGTCGGCGTCGTAGCCCATGAACACCTCGATCGAACCGACCTTGGCCTCGATCGAGCGCTCGGGAGCGGAGGCGTAGGCGTACACCGTGACCCGGGCGCCGGGGCAGTCCGGGTTCACGAACCGGACGCTTGCCGCCTTCCCGATCTGCGTGTCCCCGCCCACGTCGCCGTCGTCGGCCCACACCTGGCCGTGCATCGTCCACTCGCCCATGATCTTCTCCCTCTCCTCGTTCGGGTCTCAGTCCCGGGGGCCCGGCTGCTGCGGGACCTTCGGCGTCTTCGGCGGGGGCGACTGCGGCCCCGGCTGCTGCGGGATGCGGGCCGTGACGCCCGGCTGCGTCAACCGGGACGACGCCGGGCACGGGTTCGGGCACTGCGACGTGCACGAGTGGTTCCACTCGGCGCTGATCGTGATCGGGCCGGTGATCTCCGGCGTCGGTTCCTTCGTGAGCGTGAGAGCCATGCCCCACTCCCTTCCTTCAGTGCCTTTCGGCTACGGTCCAGCTCTCCCGGGTGTGGATCAGCGTCCCCTCCGGCGTGAACTGGAGAATGTCGACCTGGTTCTCGTTGAGGAACTTCCCGTTCAGGGAGTCCCGGACGGCGGTCGCCTTCCCGGCAACGATCTCCTCACCGTCCTTCATGCGGATGGCTTCGGCCAGGTACCGCATCGGGTAGTTGTCGGCACTGCCCGGCACCCCGCACGCCCGGGTCCAGTGGATCAGGGCCGCATGCGCCGCCCACGTCCCGCTGGACCCGTACCGGAAGGTCATCAGCCCTTCCAGGGTCTGCGACCACAGCTCCCCGTGCTCCCGGGTGAACCGCACCCGCCACACATCCTGTTCGTGCATGTCTCCCCCTTCCGGGAGGGCGGCCGGTCTCCCGGCCGCCCCGAGCGGCGCCGTCGGCCCGCTACTTCTTGTCGGCGTCCATCTGCTGCGCGTTCTCCGGGGTGACCGAGATGGCCTCCGGCGGCGGCGTGTCGGCCGGGACGGGGACGTTGATCATGTCCGGCGGGGTCTGGGGCGTCTCCTGCGTCACGTTCTTCTCCTTCTCGCGGATGCAGTTCTCTGTGCTCACGTGGTGTGCTGCGCTTCTGCCTGCGGGTCAGCCCTTCAGCCTCCGCAGGATCTCCTCGGCCTCCCGGCCCGCCTTCTCCCACTCGTCGTCGTTGCTCATCCGACTCACCTCCCTTCCGACTTGCGCCACCCGTGGGCGGCGCTCTCGGGCCTCCGGTCGCAGCCGGAAACCCTGGGGCGCCTCCCGTCAGGCAGGGGCGGAGCCGTTGCGGAGCACAGTGGACACGAAGTCCAGCAGCTCGGCCGCGTCGGTCGGCAGTTCGCCGCCAGGGGCCAGCTTCTTCAGCAGCTCGGCCGTCAGGTGCTCGGCCTGGTCCCGGCGCAGGCCCACGACCGGGGCCGTCGTGCCGTAGTAGCCCGGGTAGGGGTACGAGAAGTCCCCGTCCCGGCATAGGCCACCGATCATGATCTCGAAGTTGAAGCCCCGCAGGCGGCGCTCGTTGCGCTGCCGGACGTGCGGCTGCGCCGCCTCCTCGTACTCCTCCGGCGTCGCCACCCAGGCGCGTCCCTTGGCCAGACCCTCACTCGTCAGCATCTTCTCCCTCTCCGTCCGCTCGATCGAGCGGCACTCCCGGGTGACCGGCCGCAGCCGGTCACCCTAGGGCGCCTCCCGCTCAGAGATTCGCACCGCACAGGTGGCACGCCTTGCCGTCCCCGTGCGCACCCCGGCCGTGGCCGATGCCGAACCGGCTGACCGTCTTCTTCAGCCGGTCCTCCCGCACGCCGACCAGCGGGTTGTTCCCGACGTTGTACAGCGTGTACGCCACCTTCGCCGGGCCGCCGTCCTCGATCACGGCGTCGTACCCCCGCACGTAGCCGCTCAGGAACGGCAGGCTCAGGGCCGACGGTGAACCGGGGTCGATGTCGATCGTGACGTGATCGCCGTCCTGGTAGACCAGCTCCGTCCCGTCGGGCAGGGTCCACACGTTGTCACCGCTCACAGCGGGTCCTCCTCCACGGAAAGGCTCGTACCGAAGCTGATCGTGCACTCGTACTGTCTCGGGTCGTCCCAGTTACCGGCCCGCTCGAACTGGAGCACCAGGCCCGGCGCGTTCACCTCGTTGCACAGGGCTTGCGCGTCGGTCATGGCCAGGGCGCGGGCGCGGGCGCTCACGTACGCTCCGTCCGCCGGGCCGGTCACCTTGATGTCGAAGCCGAACCAGTACGGTCCGATGTGCCCCGGCGGCCTGCCCCGGACGATCCGGGTCACCGTCATCGGGGCGATCTCTCGTGTCTCCCGCTTCACTTCCCGGCCTCCTCGGCGTACGGGGCGAACCCCTCGCGGGCCGCCTCCTCGGCGTACTCCCGGCCGATGTAGCCCCAGCACGAGTCGACCTCTTCCCACTCGCGCGTCTCGTCGTCCAGCTCCGGGTCGTCTCGATCCTCGGCGTCCCGGGGGATGCGGGTCACGTCCTTCTCGACGATGTGGCCGTACACCTCACCCTCGGCCCATCGCCGGTACTCGGTCTGCTCCGACTCGATGACCTTCTCGGCGGTCCACGTGGTCTCGGCCAGCTTCTCCGGCATCACGTACCAGATCGACCAGGCACCGTCGTGCGGCCGGTCCTCGACGACCGTGGCACCGTGGAAGATCTTGGCCCACCGGGTGAAGACGGGGACCGCGTCCACGTACCGGTCCTCGATCCGCTCCCACCCCTCCGCCAACGGCCCGCCGTCCTTGTCGACGTCGATGTACCGCTGACCCTTCGGGGTGATCACGTTCGTCAGGTTGCAGTCCTGTTCGGTCCGGGGGTTGCAGTCCTGCGAGTCCTGCTGAACCACCAGGCGCACCCGGTAGCGGCCCGCCGTCTCCAGCACGTCCATCTCGGTCATCCCGTTCTCCTTCTCCGTTCCGGCATCGCCCGATCAGCGACACTCCCGGGCCCCCGGCGCGCGGCCGGGAACCCTAGGGCGTCTCCGCTCAGTTGAAGGGCGTCAGTTCCAGTCGCCCGTCCTTCTCCACGACCAGCGGGCGCATCGGCTCCCGGTCGGCCTCGGGGTTGTGGCCCCGGTCTTCGCACTCGCAGCCCTCGCCGTGCGCGAGGAAGTCGCCGCACCCGTAGCACCAGATGCACGAGGACGGATCGTCGAGCGGCTTGACCGTGATCCGTACCGGCTCACCCTCGACCTCGACCACGAACCGGTCCCCGGCGAACGCCTCCGCCCGGTCGATCCCGAGACCCTTGACCAGGATCAGCTCCCGGCACTCGTCGTATCCGCAGCACTCGTACAGCGTGTGCGTGGAGCCGTTCGAGTAGATCTCGACCTGAACCTCTTCGCCGTTCTCGGTCTGCCGGGTCAGCTTCACGCCCTCCCGGGCGACCGGCATGGCGTCGTGCGGGTACCGGCTCCGGCTCCCGTCCGGGTGCACATGGACGACCTCGCCGCCCATGTCGTGCTCGACTGTGGCCAGTTCGCCCTCCCCGATCTCGACCCGGTCGCCCCGGTCGAACATCTGAATCCCGCGCAGTGTCTGAGCCACGTCACTTCTCCTCTTCCGTCACGTCCCACGTGAGCAGGAACGTTGCGAACCGGGGGTTATCCGGTCCCTCGTACCGTGCGTTCTCCTTGTTCGCCCATCCGGTGCGTTCCACGGCGGCCGGTGCGTCCCGGAAGGACCACACCCCGTCGTACTCGCTCCCGCCCACGTCGTTCACCGTGGGCTTCGTCCAGATGGTGTACTCCGTGGCTGAGCTGCACACGAAGGCGTAGGCCCCGGCGTCCGGGGTTCCGGTGCTCTGGTCGGCGGGCCGGATCTGCCGCACCACCCGGTACAGCGTGGATCCGGCCCGCTTGTCGCCCTTCAGGGCCGCATCGCGGTCCTCGTACACGAAGGCGCCGATCATGTCGCCGTCCCTGCCCTGCGACAGATGGACCAGACCCCAGGCCATCCCGGGGTTCGGTGCCCACGTGTACCTGATCAGCTCCCCGTGCATCCCGCCGCTCCCGTCAGTAGCTGTAGCCCTGAACGGTGGCCCGCTCGTACGCGCCACCGTCCGACCTGGTCCACGAGGACAGCTCGTCGGCGACGTACTCCGAGGCGTCGTCGAACTCCTTCGGGAAGCCCTCGTCGTCCAGGTCGCCGTCCGTGCTGATCACCGCGACGGTGCCGTTGTGGCCGTCCTCGTCGGTGAAGTCGCGGCCCCGCTTGGCCGCCGCCTTGATCGCCTCGCTGTGCTCGTCCCAGAAGTCGCGCCGGATGACCTCGATGTACTGCGTGTCGACGGTCCACACGGCCGCCCACGAGTCCGTCAGGGCAACGCCGATCTCGTTCTCACCGTCGGTGACGTACGTCCCCATGCTCTTCTCCCTCTCCGATTCAACTCCGCCGTCCGACACGGCACGTCAGCGGCCGATCCCGCAGGACCGGCCGCTCCCGAACCCGTCGGCCTAGGCCAGACTAGCGGCACCGTGCACGGGCCGCCACCCGGGTGTCAGTTCCGCCCGGACTCGTACCACCCGAGCACCGTACGACTGCCGTCGTCCTGCTCGGTCTGACTCCACACGATCGACACGGCGCCGATCTCCCGGCCGGACGAACCGTCGGGGAGCTGCGCCCGCAGCGGGCCGCCGCGCACGGCCATCCCGGCGTTCACGCAGGGGGCCAGCTCCGAGGCGATGCGGATCTGCGTGATCGGCTCCGCCCGGACCTCCCACCCCTCGTTCAGCTTGTCGTACGACATCGCCGGGTATCGGCTGCTTCCGCTTTCCATGCTCTTCCCTCTTTCCGTCAGGGCCGGTGGAACGTGAGCGACAGGGACCGGGACGGGTGCTTCCCGGTCCTCTTCGGCGGCACCCGCACCTCGTGCAGCGTGTTGCCGTCGACCTCGAACTCCTCTCCCACCTGCGGCCACACGTAGTGGAACGGGTACTTCCCGGTCAGCCGGAACGCCGCCTCTTCCCGCTCGGCGACCGTGAGCGTGCCCCGGAACTCGTTGGCGCCACGGCCGAACCACTCGACCGTCCAGCCCTTGCGGACCGGGTCGAGCAGCTTCCACATCTGCGCCATGCTCCCGGGCACGATGACTCCGGGGCTCCGGCTCAGGAACTCCTTGCCGGTGCCGTCCAGGAAGTTCGGCCGGAAGATCTCCGCTCCCGTGAACCGCCCCTCTTCCGGCGTGACGTCCCAGTTGTCGCCGGGCCTGCACGTGTCGAACGGGGCGAGGAAAGACGTCCCGTCGGCCGTCTCGATCTCGTACTTCCCGGCGTGCGTGTGGCCCTCGTTGTACCGGACCCGGGCGACACCGTAGACCGGCCGCTCGGCCAGCCCGACCTTGACCCGCAGGCCCGTCAGTCCGCTGCTCACGCCTTGTCCCCCTTCAGGACGTCCCGCTCCGCCACGTGGGCGTACGTGATGGCCGGGGGCTTGGCGTTGAAGTGGCGGAACAGGTGGTCGTTCGACCGGGCGATGTACGCGTTCAGCGCCCGCTGCTCGTCGAAGGTGTACGTCCCGTTGCTCACCTCGCCGTACGGGTCGATGGTGTAGACCACGTACTCCCGCTTGTGGTCGGTCCACGCCAGGGCCGTGCCGATGCGCCGCTCCCCGCCGCCCGCGCCGTTCGCGTACTGCACGGCCAGGACGATGGAGCCCACGCCGACGATGTCGCCGCACTTGACCGTGCGGTAACCCTGGTGGGACTCCAGCACGCCGATCAGCTCGTCCCTCTCCTCCGAGGTGAGGACGACGTACTCCTTCTGCTCCCACCCGCCGGACCGCAGCCACCGGCCGATCCGGATGGCCAGGTTGCCCGCCTCCGTGCCCTCGATGGACCCGATCACGCCCGGCTCCGGCGCGTGTTCGCTGCGCCCGAGTGCCCTGCCCAGAACGTCCTTCAGCTTCCTCACGTCTTCTCCCTCTCCGTCACGTCCTTGCGCCCCACCGTGGGACACAGGCGTGCACGGGCCCCCTCCCGTGCGCCCCTGAATCACATGGTGATCAGCCCTCCGGGATCTCCACCCCGGCGTCTTCCAGCGCCGCCTCCAGCGTGGCGATGCGCGTGCGCAGGTTGCCCTCCCGGCGCTTGCCGTTGTCGTGGGCGTACTTCTCCGCCACCAGAACGGCGATCTCCGGGTCGCAGTCCTCCAGGTCGGAGGCCGTCAGGCCGACCTCCCGCTCGTACCCCGGGTTCTGCTCCCGGTACTGCCAGTCCGCCATGTCGTCGTACGATCCGCGCATCCCGTCACCTCACCACTTGAACTTGTCGAACCAGATCAGGGTCCCGCCCGCACGGATCTCCCCGCAGACCTCGCCCTCTCCCGTGCCGTACTTCGTGTACCAGCGTTCGAAGTCCTCGGGGGAGTTGAACCCCTCCCACTCCGTGAGCGCCGGGTTCTCGTCGTCCGGGCCGATGTAGTCGGTCTCGGCGTAGTCCCGGGCCAGCTCTTCGAAGTCGTCGAAGGTCTCGCCTCGGTAGGACTCGATGACCCTGCGCAGGTCGGCCGGAGTGAGCGCTTCCCGGTCCTCCTGGTCGAGCACCGAGAGCGCGCCGTCGATGATGTTCTCGGTGACGATCTCGCCCGTGTCCTCCCGCACGTTGTTCGGATTCACGGGCTTGCCGTACAGCTCGTCACAGAGCCACGCCCCGAGCGCCCCCAGCTCCCCGCCGTTGTGCTCCCGGGTGTCGATGGGGCAGAACTCGGCGACCTCCGCCACCTCCAGCGCTTCGCGCCACAGGCTCAGCGGATACGTGTTCTTGTCCTTGATCTCGATCACTTCCCGATCTCCCTTCCGTGGTCCACGGTGGGGCACCCGGTCTCCCGGATGCCCGCCCGAAGCGCGCGGATGGTCAGCTCTGCGGGACGCACGACCCGTCGCAGTAGACGGCCTCACCAATGCCCACGCCGGAGGTCAGCGCGTCGTCCGTGTCGACGTGACCCTCGCAGGGGTTGTGATCGGCACACCGTTTGACCAGCACGATGTTCCCGGCCGTGTCCACGTCGACCTCGCACCCGTTGCCGTCGGCCGCGCAGTCCTCCCAGTCCCGCAGGCAGGTCAGGCCGTCGTCCCAGCGCAGCGTCCAGCCCTCGGGAAGCTGCTCCATCAGGTAGTCCGTCGCCTTGTCGGAGAGGCCGCCCTGACCGGTCATCGCTTCCAGCTTGCTCAGCTCGTCGTCCGAGGCGTCCGCGTCGGAGTCGCCGGAGCTGCGGTACCACTCGACGACCGCCGCATCCTCGGCGTCCAGCTCCATCCCGTGGTGCACGGCCAGGTCGACGACCCGGTATGAGTTCGTCCACCCGTGCGCCCCGTCGAACCAGCATCCCGGCTCGACCTGGTTGCCGTTCTCCAGCGTGATCAGGTTCGTCATGTCCCGTTCTTCCCTTCCGTCGTGTACCGCTGGTCAGTTGCGCGCGTCGCCCTCGGCGGCGTTGATCAGTTCCTGCGCCCGGTCACCGCCCCGCATCTCCCACTCGTGGTAGTCGACACGCTCCCGGGCCGTGGCCCCGTAGCGGGAGTACGCCACCTGCACGGCCAGCAGGAACTCACCGTCGTCCCCGTCGGGCTCGATGCCCATCAGGTGCAGGTACCGCATGGCGGCGGCCGTGTAGAACGCGCACGCCTGCCGGGCACCCTGCGGGCCGTACCACACCCGGTCATCCCGCGCGTCGGCGTACGACGTCCCGTGCTCCGGGTGCGAGCCGACCGGTCCCAGCTTGAACATGCCACCCGTGATCTTCTCGACCCGGGCCGCCACTTCCTCGACGAACGCCGCCGTGAACTTCATTCGCGCAGCTTCCACCGCTTCCATCCTTTCCGTCCGGTTCATGACCATTCGACCGATCAGGAACACACTGGAAGACTCGGAACCGGGCCGAACCCGGCCCCGAATCCTCCCGAATGCCTCAGATCACCCAGCCTTGCCGTCTCTGATCTTGCGCAGTCCCGCCCACAGGTACCGCAGGCCCATGCAGGCCAGCCCACACCCGAAGTACAGGACGAACACGAGACCGAAGATCATGCACCGGCCACCGTGAAGACGTACGTCTCCGGGGTGTCCCGGTCCCACAGCAGCCGCGCGCCGTCCGGCAGCAGCTTCCGGGCGACGATCTCCGCCGACTCCCGGCCCTCCGTGAACCGGTCACCGTCCTTGATCGGGGACGGAAGCCAGATGTGCGCACCCGTCTGCATGTCCCGGGCGCCGAAGCCCATCGTCGGCACGCCATGCGATGCGTGCTGCTTACGCCGCACGACGATCTCCCGGGGTCCGCTTCCGCTGCTCATACGTCCCTCTCCCTTGCCTGATCTGATCACGAACAACCACACCGCGCGTACGCGGATACCGCCTTGCCGCACCCCGGGCATTCCTCCCATCCGTCCCGGGTCGGCCGCTGCATCTCCATCACCAGGGCCGCGCCCGTATCCGGGCAACCGCACCCGGCCGTAGGATGCTTGACCTGAAAGCAACTCCCGCAGACCGGTCGGGGTGCCACGACCAGCGGCGTGGGTGCCGTGACCGTCCGGCTCCGAGGGGCCGGAGCCGGGGCCGTACCGGACGGCAGCACCCGCAACCCGTCCTTGAGCAGCCGGACCACTTCCCCGTCGGCCGCCTCCCACGGGAGTCGGACCACGACCCCGCGCTTGCCTCCCGGGTTGACCAGCCACTCCTCATGAGGCGTGTCCAGCGGCCGGGGAACCGGCTCCGTGGCCTTGCGCAGGAAGACCCGCATGTAGCCGGTCTCGTCCGCGTCGGCCCACTCCCGCACCGGCCGGTACGCTCCGTACCGGGAGGGCTCATCTCCCAGGAACCAGGTCCGCCCGGCGCCCAAGAGGTTACGTTCCAGCAGGCACCGCCCCGCCTGCTCCCGTGAGGGCAGGCGCTCGACTTCCAGACCGGACGTCGGGGTGCGGGCGGTCGGAACGTAGATCGCGTACAGCACTTCCGTCCCCTCCGGTCAGGCGTTCTCGCCCTGCGGCTCCCGGTGAACCAGCGCCCACCCGACACCGTCGGACTCGCCGCCCTCGGCGTGCTCGCACGTCTCGTGCTCGTCCCACTCCGGGCACGGCATCCCGTCCTTCCCGGCGCCGCACGTGGGCGGGTGCATCTCCACGGAGACGATCGCCCACAGTCCGGGCGTCCCGGCGATGTGCTCGGCCAGGGCCCCGCCGATGTACTGGTCGTTGCGCATGATGAACAGGGACGGATCGGCCGACCATCCCGTCAGCACGGTCCACCCGTCCTTGACGGACTCGATCGCGTCCCGCTCGTGGTGGTCGAGAATCTGCCCGTCCTCGAACGAGCCTTCATAGTCGACGTCGATCGACTCCGGCGCGTAGTCGGCGAGAGTCGCGGGCGGGTACACCGCCGTCTCGAACGTCCCGTCGGCCTTGACCAGCACGGGGAGCGCGCTCGGCCCGTGCAGCAACTCATCCAGCGTCTTGCCCATGGTTCAATCTCCCTTCCGGCCGGACCGCCCGGCACCACGGACCCGCACGGAATCACTCCCGTGCAGGCCCGAAGCACTGCGCTCCGTCACATCCACACCGGCACGATCCGGTGCCCCTTGTTCTCCTCCAGGAAGGCCATGCGGTCGGCCCGGCTGCTCATCCCTTCCGCGTCCGTCGGCCGGTTCAGGGTCATGCGCAGCCGTGACAGCGTGGTCCCTTCCAGAACCGGCGCATCCCACGTCCACATGGTGACCAGTCGTACCGTCTCGCTCGCTTCCGCCTCCCGGGCCTGCGAGACTTCACAGAACGAGCCCGGGATCATGTAGTGCTTTCCGATGCACACGCGCGGCTCGTCCTCGATCGCCTTGTGCAACAGCTCTTGCATGTGCCCGAGGTGATTCGACAGGCCGATGTACCCCTGCCAGTCCGGATCCGTCCCGTCGCCCGTCTCCGGGTTCAGGAACAGGTCGGCCGCGCCCGCGCGTCCCGCCGTCCACAGCCACCGCTTACCGGCCGGAAGCCGGTACAGGTACGTGTTCTTCACACCGTCACCTCTCCCATGCCGTCCTCCCGGACCTTCTCCGCCACGCGCGCCAGGAACGCGGCGCTCACCGCCGGGAAGTCCCGGGATGTCATCGTGGCCGTGATCCTGCCGCCCGCTCCGACGTTCCACACGCTGTACGACATGCCCGTGCCGCCCGTCGGGCGCTGCGTCAGCAGCACTCCCGCGTACCCGTAGCCGGAGTGCATGACCTTGAACACGTCGTGCACGTCGGCCCGGCTGTCGGCGATCTCGTCTCCCGGCTGGATGAACGCCCGGAGGAGTTCCGTCGTCGTCGCTCGCATCTCTTCCCCTTCCCGTGAACCGTCACCACACGGACGGATGCGGGACCGTGGCCCCGCGCCCGCCCGAACAGCGGCGCTCCGTGATGTCAGACCGTCGGCCGGTTGGCCGTGATCAGGTCGAACAGCGGGTGCGGCTCCCACTTCCGGGCGCCGTTGCCGTCCACGCCCGGCGACATGGGGCGCTCACCCTTGCACTCCCGCAGCGTGCGCCGCAGGGTCGCAATGTCGACGTCCGTGTACGCCCGGATCACGGCCAGGTCGATCTCCGTTTCCAGCATGATCCGGCGCGCGGCCTCCCGGTTCCCGTTCTGCCGGGCCGACTCGGCGTTCTCGTCGTCCGTCACCGTGGACAGGGCCAGGGTGAACTCCCAGTACCGCACGGAGTCGTCCACGAGCATCGTGTCCATGTCGCCCCCGCTCTTCACGGCGCGCAGGATGCGGGACCGGTCGGCGATCAGGGCCAGGAACTTCTCCCGGTCCATGCCGTCCTCCCACAGGTCCGACCACGTCGGCCGGATCCCGCGCACCTCGGCCCCGTTCGCGTACGAGTGCGCCAGGTGCGCCATGTGCCGCCACATGGTCACCGCGTCGGCCGACTCGTCGCCCAGGTAACCGAGCTGTCCCGGTCCGGGGCGCCCGTCGTGCTTCCGGCGGGTGTTGATCAACAGGTCGGCCAGCAGGTCGTGAAACCCTTCCAGGGTGCGCGCCATGATCTCGTTTCTCCCTTCCGGCCGGGCCCGTGTGGGCCCGGCGTCCGTCCTTGACTTCCGTGCGTTGCTACGCGGCGAGACCCATCCGGTACGGGTCCGGTGACCACTCCCGCGTCTCTCCGTCGTGGTGCTCGTACGTCACCGTGACGTCGTGAAGAACCAGCTTCCCGTTCTCCGTCGCGTACGTGGTGTGGATCTCCAGTTGGGTACCGGAGTTCAGGTTGTTGCGCAGCCTCCCCATGATCAGGTCGGCCACCTGTTCGTCCGTGGCGTACCGCAGGGGCACGTACTCGCCCGTGATGCACTCCGTACACCCGCAGTCCCATGGGTCAACGGCGATCAGCTTCACAGCCCCGCCTCCCGCCGCATGTGGTCCCACTGCTCACCGTCGATCACGTTCCGGTCGAACAGTTCGTCGATCGCCCTCCCGGTGACCCAATCGGCATTCGTCGGGCGGTCGCCGTCCTTGACCGTCTCCATGAACGCGTAGACCTCCCGGAACTCCGGGGTCACGTGGTCCCCGTCCCGGGCGATCGTGCGCAAGACGTCGTCCGTCAGTTCCCGCATGTGCAGGACCCCCGCTTTCGCGCCGGGGGAGTGGTAGGCGAACTCGTCCATGATCAGATCCCGTTGCTCTGCCGGGGCGCACCCGTGTTGACGAGACCGATCATCTTCCGGCATGCCCGGCACGTGACACCCGTGAGCGCTGTCCCCGACGACCAGACCGACAGCTTGTTCCCGAGGTTCCGGGACGCGGGGCACAGACCGGCCGGAGGCTCGCCCGGCACCATGTTGAGCAGCGCGTGACCCTGCGTGTCCTTCCCGGGCACCTTGCCGTACTCCTGCGTGCGGAACGTGGCGATCCCGACCGTCAGCGTCCCGTCCGTGGGGTTGGGGAAGTGGCGCCGCCCGTCCGTGTCGTACAGGAACTGTTGCGGCTCGACCCGGCCGTCACCGCTCCCGGCCGTCCATCCGTCCAGATCGGCGATCACGAAACCGCCCGCCGTCTGGAGCAGCGAACCCCGCCGGATGTCGTCGATCTTCTGCTGTGTCGTGTCCATGCTGCCGTTTCTCCCTTCCGTCGGTTGTGCACTGGAATGCCGGGCCCCCTCCCGGCACTCCCGAACGCGACCGCGTCAGATGGGGCGTTCGACACAGAGCAGGTCGAACCTGTGCAGGTAGGTCGACTCCTCCGTGCCGTCGTCGCCCTTGAACGTGACCGTGATCGTCCCGGGGTCCGCGTCGCCGCCGGTCCTCTCGACCTTGACGATCTCCCGCATCTGGTCGCGGCTCCCGTACGCGCGCCACGTGTCGAACGGCGGGTGCATGTACCCGGCCCGCGTCCGCTCGATCCGGGGCCGGATGTTCTCGGCGTCCATCCCGCGCAGCCCGATGATCTTCTCGAAGTCCCGCGCGCTCTCGTGCGCCCTGGCCAGCGCCTCGCCGGGCTTCAGGTATTCGTACGTCGCCATGTCTTCCCTCTTTCCGTCGTCCGGTCGTGCACTGGAACGGGCGGGGACGGATCCCCGCACGCTCCCGAACGCGACCGCGCGCCCGTCGTTCAGTGGCCCGGCGTCTCCGCGTACGAGATCCCGCGCGACTTCAGCGCCTCCCGGATGCGGTTCTGCGCGCCGGTCGTGGTGGCCGTGTGGTTCACGTTCGGCACGACCCACCCGAACATCGGGATCGTGTACGCGATCGGCGTGTTGTAGAAGTAGATGATCTTGTCGGCGCGCGAGACCGACTCGTCCCACTCCGAGCCCAGCCACGAACCCGTGCGGCTCCCGGCGCCCCCGTCGGGCGCGTCCGACGGGATGACGTCCACCGCACCCGCGCCGCGCGGCCGGTGCCCGCCGCCGTTCAGCGCCTTCCCGGCCCGCAGGACCGTGATGAACGTCTGCCAGCTCTGAAGGCCCGTGTTGTAAGGGTCAGCAGCCATGATCTTCTCTCTTTCCGTTCGTCGTTCCCGTTCGGCCTAGGCCGTTGCCCGATCATAGACCGGCTGGAACGCCCGGAGGATCCGGGCGCTCCCGTCCGCCTACATCGTGACCCGTTCGTTACTTCCGGGGCAGATCGACGATCCGCGTCAGCATCTCCGACACGTCACCGTCGAACCCGTCCCCGACCGTCGTGCGCTCCGGGTAGTGCTGTGCCGTGTCGTCGAACACCCACCCGTGCCGGTCGGTCGCGTCCTCCCGGATCGCCGCGAACTCCGAGTGAATGAACCCGTTCTCGTCCAGCTTCGACGAGACCGACACGCCGCGCCCGTTCGCCGCCCACAGCTTCACGGCCGCGCCCCGCTCGCCGTTCCCGTCCACCCAGGTACGCGGGCCGTCCATGCTCACGCTGTGGCGCAGGGACATGCGGGCGCCCAGGTTCACCAGCTCCCGGGACATGTGAGCGGCGAGGCTCATCCCGTCCGCCACCACTTCGATCTTGGACCGGTCGACGTCGTACCCCTCGACCAGCAGCCACGAACGCACGGCCGCGACCGCTTCCGCACGTCCCGGCGCGTCGAACTCCCGCACGTGATACATGCCGGAGTCCGAACCCTCCCGGTACGCGGTGACCTTGATTCCGTACGGCTTGATCATTCCCGTTTCTCCCTTTCCTCGGTTCGGTCCGTGACAAGGTGGCGTCAGCGCCCGGGGCCGATACCCCGGGCGCTCCCGTCATCCGGTCACGCGTCCTTGCGCTGCACGTACGGCTTGTGACCGGTCCCGGTGACCAGCTCCCACCCGGCCGCCACCTGTTCGGCGAGGATCGTCCGGCCCCGGTCGGTCAGCGTCAGATCGGCGAACTCCGCCCCCGCCAGTACGCCGACGTCGATCAGCTTCAGAACCGTGTCGGCACGCGGGTTCGATTTCGTCCCGTGGCCCCGCTCCATGGACGCGATGACGGACGGACGGAACCCGCCCCCCAGCGAGTAGCTGACGTGCGCGTGCGGACTGTCGACCAGGAACAGCACGAGTCGCCCGGCCGCCGAAAGTTTTGCCATGATCTTCTCCCTCTCCTCGGTTCCCACTGGACAAGCAGGCTGGAACGCGCGGGCCCCCTCCCGCGCGCTCCCGTCCGCCGGTCCGGCCGGACTACTTCTTGATCTTGACCCCGAGCTGCTGGCAGTCCATCACGCCGACGGTCCCGGCCACCGAGAGCATCAGCTTGTGGTTCCGGTAGTTGTCGTACGCGACATCGAACAGGCCGTCGATGATCCCGGCGCGGGTGTGGCCCGTGCTGGTCGCGTCCTTGCAGAACGCCTTGCGGTCGGCCTTGCTCACCGCGCCGCCCTCGATGTACCGGAACCACAGGTTGACCCCGTCCAGGATCGTCCCGGTCTTCAGGCACTTACGGTCGTACTCCGGCATGCCCCGGTGGCCGGTCTCGCAGACCGACTTGACCACCTTCACCGACGGGCGGGCGGGGGCCGCTTCCGCACTCCCGCTCAGCGAGAACAGGGCGACGAGACCGGCGAGGATTCCCGCGAATGCTGCACGCATGTTGATCTTCTCTCTTTCCGAACCAATGGGCCCGATCCGATGTGACCGGGCCCGCAGTGCCGGGCGGCACTCCCGGCGCCCCGGTCCGTTCCCGGACCGGTTCGCCTAGGGCGTCTCCCCGACGTCAGAGCGCGTTGATCTGCCTCACGTACTCCGGCACGTCCGCCGGGCGGATGCGGTGCCCGGCGACCTCCCATGCCATCAGTTCGGAAGCGGCCTCCCGGAACGGCTGACGCGACAGGGCCGCGAACCGGCGCCGCGTGCGGCCGTCCGCCTTGCAGTGCCGGGCGAACTCCTCCCGCACGACCGTGAACATGTACACGCGGCCGTCGGTCATCTCGGCGACACCCCGCGCGACACAGTTCGGGTCACCCGGCTGCATGTCGAACGTGATCTCCCGGGCAACCTGAGCGTTCGCCACCCGCTCACCGCGCCCGTACGTGTACCCGTTCGGCCCGTACGGGGCCGACTCGTCCCACCACTCACCGCGCGTCATGGATTCCTGCATGATCCCGTTTCTCCCTTCCGATGTTCCTGTCTGACCTAGGCCACGTCCCGGATGTTAGCTCATCCGGGCGATGCGGCGGAACGTCCCCGACTCCACGGCCAGGCGCAGCCACGCCAGGCGCACGGATTCCATGTCACCGCGCGGGCCGGTCGGGTACTCGTCCCCATCCTCGGTGATCACCACGCCCCGGTAGCTGGGCACGGTCTCGTCCGCGTCCCGGAATCCGTCGCGCTCGATCGCCACGGCAACCGCCTTGACGCGCCGGGGGCCGGGCACCTTGACCGACTCCGGCAGGTTCACGCGCATGCCCGCGACCAGCAACAGCGGGCCGTCGACCTTACGCGCGGGCATGTCGCCGATGAACTGAACCGCTCCCGCGCCGGAGTTCATCCCGACCCCCGGGAAGTCCTCCCGGACGTCGTCCCCCAGCTTGGCCAGCGTGACAGCACCCATGATCAAATCCTCTCCGTTCCGATGTCTCGTCCCTCACTCCCGGACGATTCGGCCGGAACCCCGCCGGGGCGGAGTCCGACCGGACCGCACGGCCGTGATCAGTACTGACGTCCCAGCGGGGAGATCGTTCCGTCCTCCCACACCCGTACGCCGTAACGCTCCGCCGCCGCGTTGACCTCCCGGAGTGTCTTGTCACACTCGGCCGGAACGCGCATCCCGCACGACTCCGCGACCTCCCATGACCAGTAGCCACCCTGCGTGATCAGGTCGGCGTCCGTGACCACCTGCCCCGCGTTGCGCGTGTCCGTGGCCGGAGCGTCCGGGGAACTCCCGACACCCGAGACCAGGAATCCGAGGATCAGCAGGACCGCCGCGCACGCGCCACCGATCACGCTGTACAGGATCCGTTCCGGCAGGGTGAGCCTCCCGCTCCCGTCGGTCGGCATGGTCGCCCACGGGGCACGTGGGGGCATGGGAGGGATCTCCCGGACCTCCCGCGCGGGGGCGCCGTACTCGGCCGGGAGCGGGGCGCCACGGCGCAGCACGGGGTCACTCGCGGTCCCCTTTGCGTCCCGGATCAGTTCGCCGACCACTCCCGCGAACCGGTCCGCCGCCGGACCCTCCGACCGTGCGCCCCGGTAGGCCGCCGCCGCCGCGCCGAACGTCTCCCAGAAGTGGGCCGTCATGTCCTCCCGCAGTCCCTCGAAGAACGGCGTCACGCGCTCCCGCGCGTCCTCGATACCCTGCGCAACCGTGATCGTGCTCATGTCCCGTGTTCCCCTTTCCGATGGGCCCCGGGGATCTCCCGGGGCCCGTTTCGCTCTTCGACTTCCGGACCGTTGCGGACTACTCTGCGCGACCGCTCCGGCGGGTATGCTTCTGACCGTTCGGGGCAGGCTTGCGCGTCCCCTTCGGGGCGAACTCCGGGCGGGGCGCGTGCGTCACGGTCCCGTTCACGTTGCCCTCACTGAACGATCCGACCGACGCCGCCTTACGAGCCTCCCGCTTGACCGGGGCGGGAACGATCTCCCCGCTTTCGATCTGCGCCGCGCGCTTGGCCTCCCGCTGCGCCTTACGGTCCCGCAGCACCGCGCCCACCTTCGACGAGTGGCGCCGCCGCCAACCCTTCGACTTGCCCGCGTGCGCAATCTCCGGGAGTTCCCCGCAGACGACGCACTCACGGCCGGTCACCTCCGGGTCAATCCCGGGCCGGACCATCGCGGGCAGGGAGCCGGTACCGGCCACCCCCACCCATCCCTTGGGCTGCACGGGCGCCATGTTCTGACTCCCGGTCGTCGCGCTCCCGTCCACCGAACCGTGACCCCGGGACAGTGCGAGCCGCGCACCCTTGCGCACCGTGGCGCCCGTGTCCGCGCCGCCCTTGAACTCCCGCGCGTCCGCGCCCCGCTCTTCGATCTCCGCCGCGCGCCGCTTGTCAGCGGAGGCAGGGTCACCGGGCACGCTCCCGTGTTCCACGGTGTCAATCGACTTGGACGACAGGCCCTTACCGGCCGGAGTCGCGACCCCGCCCACGTTGTGCTTGCCGATCTTGTCCGCGTCCGGGCCGGAGTCCTCCCGCACTTCCAAACCGTTGTGCTTGCGCATGCCGCCCTCACGGCTGACAGCGATCACCCGGGCGCACTCCGGGCACTTGCCGGAGTGCTTGCCGTCGTAGTCGTCCGCCACGCTCACCGTGTGGTCATCGCGCATCACGCGCGTCCCGGGCGCCGGAGCCTTGCCGGTCCCTTCGCACTTGATCTTGGAAACCTTCGGGCCGGTTTCCTTGCCTCCCGCGCCCCCGGGCAGAAGCGGAATGTACGTGGTGCAGTCGGGGCACTTCCCGTGCGTCCGCTCCGGGTTGACCGTGGAAACCTCACCCTTGAACGTGCAGACCAGAATTTCGGCCGCACTCCCGGAAGCCGTCCCGCTTGCCAGGCTCACCATTCCGGGCGCCGGAAGTGCCAGGATCTCAGCCGAAGGCTTGCCACCGTTCGCGTAAAACCGCTCCGTGGCCTCCCGCATCTCAGCGTGCGTCAGTCCCGTGATTCCGACCGCGCCACTCTCCGGCGCCGCCGGGGGCACCGTGGCGGAGTTCTCCCGCTTAGCGGCCTCCCGCTTTTCCCGCTGGTCTGCAAGCCGCTTGCGCTCCCGCTTGACGGCCGCCGCACGCTTGCCCACGGGGTCACCCGCCGCCGCCGCATCCTTGGCAATCTCGCCCGGGGTCACCGTGGCGGAGTCCTCCCGGGTGTCCGTCCCGTTCACCTCCGCCACGCTGAACAGTTCCGCCATGTCGTCCGCGCCGAACTCCCACGCGTGACGCTCCGCACGGGCCGATTCGAGCGCAGCGATCCCGTCCGCCGTGGCCAGCCACTCGACACACTTCGGGCACCGCTTGTCACCCTGGAATTTCTCGGCCGCCTTTTCCGTCGGGAGCGTGCTCCCGCATGCCCGGGTGATCCGGGCGCCGCTCCCGCCCAACGGGTCACCCTGGCAACCGGCCGGAATGAACACCGCGTGTCCCGCGCCCCGCTCGCCCTGCCCGTACATCCGGGCGAAACCGTCGCCCGAAACCGCCAACACCTTGCCCGCAACGTTCATGATCTTCCCGCTTTCCGTTGTCCGTGCGCCCTCATTCCCGGGGCGCATCTGTCGACAGTTCACGCCTTACGCGACGTGAACAGAACTCCCGCATTCCCGTTCGCCAGAGTGCCGACCCAATCGGCCGATTCGCTGTACGTCCCGGGGAGGGGGCGCCACTGAATCTCGCGCCCCCGGCGGTACGTGATCCCGCTTTCCGAGACCGTCACCGTTCCGCCGTTGTCAAGCCTGATCACCATTGCCGGAATCCTTCCCGAACCTCCGTGCGGAGGGAAGAACGGACAGAGTTTCCCCGTCGTAGCGTCACGGGAGTTCTAGCCTCCCTGCCTACCGGACCGAAACCGTGTTGTCCGTTCGTGCTCACCGCACGGTGAGTGTGGAGCATCCCGGGGGAAACGGCGCCACATCAGAGCGCGTCCCGTATTTCCGTGTGGAAACCGGCGCGTCGCAACGTGTCGCGTCCGAATCCCCCGGGGGACGGAAGCGCTAAGCGCTCCCGTCCGTCACGGGCAAGGGTTCCGACACCCCTGGTATCCCGCCGTACCGTCGCACGTCACCCCCGGAACCCCTCCCGGGAGAGTGCGTGATCATCTATGCCGTACCCGCATAGTGCGTTTGGCTCGAACCAGTGGTGAAACGGGTTTTGCTGCGGACTGACTATTTCGACACGCTTTCCCCACCATTCCCCCGGTTTCCCCACGTGGCTTGTGGTTGACCTCCCGGACTAGAGGGCCGTACTTGCGTGCGCCGCAACTCGCGGGAACCGGACTAACGCTTTAACACGTTTCCTGTGACATTCCCGGATTCCCTGTCCGCGTAGGTTGCGGCTGTAAGGCATTCCGGCAAGTGGTCACGTACTCCGTGCGCCGTATTCCCGACTGGCAAAAGGGTGACCCCTCCCACCGGTTCGAGTGGCCACGCTTTCCGGCGCCCCCTAGGGGACCGCGTGGCTTGCCGTTTGCGCCGCTCCCGCACTCCCGGGTTACCGGGGATCGTGTGCGAAAGGGCTCCGAGGATCACAAGGAACCGCATTCGAGTGCTTCCCGCGCCATTACGGCTAGCGCGTTTCGCTCCCGTCCGCCTCACCCGGGGATCGTGCCTCCCGTTTCCCCTCCCGACGTCGCTACGGCGAACCGCATGCGTCACAGAGTTCGTGTGAGCCCTCCCCGGTCACCCCCCACGTGAAGCGGAGGAACACCCGGGCGGGTGTGGCCCGGGTTGGAACCGGGCCCCTGCACTCGCCCCGCGCCGCGTCCCGCCGGAGCGGGCGCCGCGTCGTGGCGACAGGCCAAACACAAGCAGAAACATGGCTGCCATTGCAAGTGTGGGGTTGCTGACGGCGTGTCATGTGATCAAGAAACGTGCAGGTCAGAGCGCTACCGGACTTCAGGACCTATTACCTGTGACGCAGGTCACATTGGGCTCTGACCTGCGGAAACGACGAGTTTCAAGATTTTCTCGAAAAAGGTTCTCGCAACTCTTGGACCTGCGACGATGCGACGAACGAATCTGTTTGTGCAGGTCAGAGGCATGGAGATCGTACCGGACTTCACGACACGAAACGGACATGTACGACAGATGGGTCAAGAATTTGCGGTGAGCAAACGAGCGAGCAAATCGGTAGGTGTAGCAAGCATCGATAAAAGTGTGACGCAGGTCACATGTACAAACTCGGACATAGCTACGCGAGACAGGCAGCGCGGGGAGGGTTTCGAGAGTGAGGAAGGCGGCGGCATGTGTGCTCATAACTCCCACATGTCCGAATCATGCACGTACGCGCACGTCAGCGCTGCGACCTGCAATGCATATACAGAGGGTGAGAAGCAAGTGAGGGTCAACCACTCTTAGTTACTTATTTAGTCAGGATCGCTCCGCTTTCTGACGCTCGAAACCGGTACAACGAACTGTTGAAACCGCAGGTCACAGCGTTGTCCCGAATGTCGGAGTTTGCAGGGATCATGCTGCTGACCTGCGGAAACTCGGAATGCTCCCGGAGTGCAGCACGTCTAGCGCGCTCCCGGATATCAGGAACATGTGTGTAGGTATGTCTGATTTGAGAGGGAAGGGAAGGGTGTGGGAAGAATGTGAAGCTGAGGGGAATGATCAGCACAGATGAGCACGTGAGTACACATGTGAGCGGGAGGGGTGGCCAGGGTGCGCGCGTCGCACGCGCGTGCAGCGGTGCGCGCGGGAGCGGGAGCGCGCGGGATGCGCGCACGGTGCGCGTGCTCGGGTGCCTGTCGTGAGAGCACGTGAGCGGGTATGGCGCACTCGGGTACGGGTGCCATGCGGGAGCGTGTGAACGGGTGATCGCTCGCTATGCGCAGTGCTCATGATCATGTGTGTATGCGTGCAGGTGGGAGCACGTGAGCGGGAGCGGGAGCGCGCGGGAATTCAGGGGGAATGCGGGAGCGCGCGGAACGGGAATGCGCGGGTATCTCGATATCGCTATTTCGCATTCTCGTCTGTACTGGTCACAGCCAATACACACATACACATGAACCTATGCAGTGAGAGGAAAGCGGGAGGCAAGGGAAAAGGAAAGCGAGGGAAAGCAAGCGACGCATTCGGAGTCTCGATATCTGCTGTCTCTCATCACGTGCACTCGGAATGTGGGAGGGAATGCAACAGATGGAATGCAGGGGGAATGCGCAGCAATGCAAGCAAGGGAAAGCAGGGGGATAGATAGCTAGCTAATGCAGGGATATCTAGGGTCTATTCACTAGCTATCTATCTCACGTCAATGCACACACATATGCACAATGAATGCACATGGATATGCAAGGGAATGTGAGCGGGAGTGCGAGCGGAGCGGGTGCGAGAAAACCTGCGGAAAAATTCGCGGGAAATTCTGTCGAAATTCACTCAGGGTAGAAAACCAAATGCGGAATTGAATTTGAATTTGGGTCCCAGGTTAGGACCATGCATCCGTCAGCGCCTTCTGGCCTTCAGCCGTTTTGTCCCCACAGTTCTGGTTCCGCGCGTTCCTTCTCCTTCAGCCATGCGCGGTGCCGCGCGATCACGCATTCCATGGAGCAGAACGGTTCGTCGGAGATCGTCCAGTACACGGGTCCTTCGCCGGTCGCATCGTTGTCCGGCGGGATCTCGTCCCCGCACCGAGGACACACGGAGAAGTCAGTAGGAGTAGTCATCACAGATTCCCAGCTTCACGAGGATCCAGTGGATAGGGGAACGCAGCCGAAGGCAGCGAGGGCACACCAGTGCATTCCCGATCCACGCTTTCTGTTCGCGCGAGAGTTTCACCGGCACTCGTTCAGCGCGTAGGGGAGCATCGCGGTCGCCTCCGGCTGGGTGTACCCGGCCGCCTCGATCGCGTTCAGCATGGCCCGGTAGTCGATCGAGGGGTCCGTGCCGGGGGAGAAGGTGCTGGTGCCGCCGATCTCGCCTTCCCCGGGAAGGGGGCCCGAGGCCGCCGCGCAGACGGCCGCCTGCTCGTCCTCGGTCATGTCCTTCCAGCGGTCCGCCGCCTTCTTCAGGTCGCTGGAGAGCGTCGGAACGGGCTCGGGGGTGTCCGAATCCCCGCCTGAACAGCCTGCGAGCACCATCAGCAGGGCCGGTACGGCGATCAGGGACCTCTTCATGGCGCGCTCCTTGGGAAAACCATCCGGGATACCCGAGATCCTAAATCGGATCGCTGGAAAAATCCCGCCGCTCACTCCTATATGGGCCGAACGCCAGTTCGATTACCCGTTCCCCTTGGGTACGTCACCCCGCGTGGGGGATGGTGAGTGCATGGACGTCACCGACATCAACGAGTTCCGCAAGAAGAGCGAAGCGAGAGAAGGGAGTTACGACGGTGCCGTGTGCCGACACTGCGGTGAGGCGTGGTTCTGCCTGAACGGGGATCCCGTCGGCCTGGTGTGCGTTTCCCGGGACGGCTCGATCACCGGGTACGCCGGATACCTGTACTGCTCCGCCTGCGGGAGGCCCCATCGGTGATCCGATGAGCTACCCGCGTAGAGCCCTTCCGGTGCAGAGTTCGTTACACCCAGAGCGTAATAAACTCTGTAGCACTGGAGTTCGGTGATCCGACCTATGAGCCGTCGCAGCGTTCGCTGGTCTCCAGCGGAGAAGGACCGGTGCCCATGAAGCCGATGCCGTGTCCCGAGGTGTAGACGACATCGATGTCCGAACCTCCGCGTCCCGGTAAGGCGAGCTGGGTCCGCTCGGCCTCGACCGCCGCGAAGCGCAGTTCCTCGCGGTGCGTGTCCAGGAAGCCGCCCCAGACGTAGAGCCCACGGTTCGCGCTGGAGTCGATGAATGCCGTCACGCCGATGGTCTCGCCGTCGAGGGTGAGCACCGCTGGGCCCACGTAGAAATCCATCGCCATGGTGTGATCATGCAACACGAAAGCGGCCTCCGTCCTGCCTGTGGAGACCGCTTTCCGGTGCGCTTCGGACCTTCAGGCACCTTTTCGGTTGTGCCGGGCTCATGCCCCGTCACGCCCAGGACAGTCCTGCGGTTCTGTCCGGCGCCCCGAACGGTGGTTCTCCGTGCCCGGTGACGGCCAGCGGGCCGTCGGCCTGATCGCCCTCGGAGATCGTCACGTAGGTCTCGGGGCCGCCGATCGTCAGGAAGGTGTGCTCCGAAGCGACGGCCAGGGCCCGGTCCCTGACGGCGATCAGGTGCAGCACGCCGCCCCAGTAGCAGATGTCCTCCCCCTTCCAGGAGGTGAGCTGCACGACGCCGTCGAGGGTGCGCGCCTCGGTCACCACGAACGCCGGGCCCTCGTAGCGGTCGAGGATCACTTCAGCTCCGGCGGGACGGAGCGCAGACCGGTGATCCGCAGAACAGGGGATTCCTCGTTCGTGCGGCGCGGAGCGAAGGAGTGCGGGTCCTCGGTGTTGAAGGTGAGAAAGCGCCGGTTGATTCCGGCTTCCATCACCAGTTCCGCTCCGGCCACCGAGCGCATCGTCAGGAAGCCGCCCCAGAAACCCTCCACGGCGATCAGGTGCGCCTTCGCGTTCAGCAGGGCGTCACCGGCCACCACGAGCACTTCGCCGTCGTAGCTCCTCACGATCCCTCCAGGTCGCTCAGGGTCTCCTTGCGGTACCGGGCCCGCTCGTGGGCCCGGATGGTCTTCTCGCTCAGCAGCGAGGTGACGACACCGGAGGCCGCGCCGATCAGGCAGGCCAGCAGCAGGAGCAACCAGGGGCTCACACCTTCCTCCAGCCCGGGACCCACTCGCCCTCGTCGCTCACCTCGTAGTCGCTGAAGAGCAGCGGGCACTCCTGCTGCATGATGCGGCCGATCCGGTCGAAGATGATCCGGATCTCCTCCTCGGCGCCCTTCGCGGTGCGCGACTCGATGGTGTGCCGCAGGGTGCGGATGTTCGCGCTCCAGACCATGCCGGTGGCCACACCCTCCGGGGCGAACCGGCGCATGAAGGAGGTTTTCGCCTTCTTCTCGGAGAACGGCACGCCCGGGTTGTCGAGCCCGAAGCGCTCCGCCATCCAGCCCTGGAACTCCTCCATCTGCTCCAGCAGCTTCACGGCCCGGCTCTTCAGCTCCTCGTCCTCGTCCGTCCAGTCCGGGAACCAGAACGGCAGATCCGTCAGGCGTACGAATCGCAGCGACTCCTGGGAGATCGCCGTGCCGACCCGGTGACGGACCTGCTCGTGCGTGAAGACCCTCGACACGTTGTGCAGGGCGAAGGTGAACTGGGCGTGCTCCAGGACCGAGCCGTGCCGGGAGCTGAGGATGTTCTCCAGGTACTTGCCCTGGCCTTCGCGGATCCTCGTCACGTTCGGGTTCAGGCCCGGTTCCCAGCTCCGGTAACAGAAGCGCCCCGCGAACTCGACGAGGTTCTGGGCGTCGTCGTCCTCGTCGATCCGCCTGAGCCAGCTCTCGCCGCCGACCTCGTTCAGGTACTCCTCGATCTCGTCGTAGTCCAGTGCCGGGGCACTGATGAGGTACACCCGGGGCTGCACACTCTGCACGTTCTTCTCCTTCTCCGCCCGGCTCTTCCTGCCGGATCTGTCCGTTCAGCGGCGTGAGGATACATCCTCGCACCTTCCTGCGTATTTCCGCAGATTACTCCTGGGTTTTCAGCCCCCATGCCATCACATTCATGAGTGCCGGAGTCTGGGCCACCGGGTCATGCGGCCAGTCGCGGAGGTCGGCCGCCTCCACCTCCGGCCAGGGAGCGCCCCGCTCCACGAGATGCTGGAACAGCACATGGAAAGCGGAGGTCAGCGGGAGCTGGTGGCGCACCCCGATGTGAGTGAGGCCGTGCCGGACCAGAAGGCCGGGCAGCGGAGCCGTGGACACCAGGTTCAGCCGGTCGGCGAGCGCCTGCGAGACAGCCTGGTACGGGCCGCGCGGCAGGTTGCGGGCCGGGTAGTCGTCGGGCGCCTCGATCAGCAGCACACCGCCGGGCTTCAGCCACCGCGTCATGTTCGACAGGACGCTTCCGGCGAACGAGGGGAGCCAGCGGGCATGCACGATGCCGAACCGGCGCGGCGGGAAGACCATCGGGTCCTCGGGACCGGCCACACGGACCTCGATGCCCTCTTCGCGGGCGCCGTGGAACGGATCGTAGAAGGGGTCGCGGTCGGCCAGGACGGTTCGGCCGTACAGGCTCAGGGCTCGGGCCGCACCGGGCGCCCCGAAGGTGAGGAACGGAGCCTCGGGAGCGAAGTAGTCCATCAGTTCGTCGAGGACCGGGAAGGCGGCATCGTCCAGGGCGGCCGAGAGCAGCCGCGAGTCGAAGAGCTTCATGTCCTGTGGCTGCCCAGGCGTCATCGCTTCACCGCCTCGTCGATGATGACGAGATCGGCCGACGGGCCACGGAAGGACGGCGGCTGCGGCTTGCCCTTCACCGCGCTGGAGAACGGGAAGACTCTCGACTGGGTCCACCACATGCCTGTCACGGAATCCATGTGCCGCCATCCCGGGTGCGGGCCGGGCTTCAGGTCGCAGGTCCAGTGGGTCACCTGGTCGCCGCAGCGATGCGGGGTCTGGGCCAGCGTGGACGTCGCCTGACGCAGGCACTCGATGTACTGCTCCAGGGTGGCCGCCTGGATCTGGCGGGCCAGGATCTGCTCCGGGCGCTTCTTGCGCTTGGTCATGAGACGTCCGCCTCTTCGTCGGTGGTCAGCCGCTCCATCTCCCAGCGGCCGTCCTTCAGGAACATCCGGAACCGGCCCGGCCTGCCCTCGGGCGGACCCGGCATGCCCATCAGGGCCAGGTGCAGCTCGCAGTCCATCAGGGCATCGTCGATGCGCTCACGCAGCGGATGCCGGATGGTGAACCCGGCGCCGGAGAAGTGCACCACATGGTCGGTCTGGGCGTCCTGGAGAATCCGGTGCACCGAATGCGGGTCCGGGCAGTCGTCGCCCATGCAGATGATGCGGTTGACCACCCGCATCTCCTCCGCGTAGAGGGTCTGGTTTCCGCAGGTGGGGCAGTACCCGTCGAGCAGGATCACGTCTCGTCCTTCCCGTAGTAGCCGAACTCGTAGATCTTGTTCACGATCCGGGCGGCCAGATCGCCGACCAGGTATGCCAGGATCTCCTCACGGCTCATGTCCTCGTGGGCCGAGCCGTCCTTCAGGCAGTCCTGGTTGTAGATACTCATGGCCGCGTGCACCACCTCGTGGGTGACCACGCTGGTGCCGAGGGCGCCGTCGTACATGCGGATGTGGGCGGCCGTGGGACTGCGTTTCTCTCTGCCGTCGGCGCCGATGTGCAGGACGTCGAAGGTGTGGGTGACACCGTGGGCCGCAGCGTATTCGTCGTCACGGATGTACCCCTCGCGCTGGCTATGCCGCAGGGCCGCCGAGCGCATCGACTCGGCATCCGAGTACACGGAGACGCGCACGAACCGGCGGCTGCCGGAATGGCGGGTGCTCACCCGGAACGACTTCTCCAGGGCCACGAAGTTCTCCTTTCCCCGGATGGATTCTACCGGTGAGGGGCGGTGCGTAGACTGCCGTCATGATCTGCACTTTCATCCCTCCGCACATGTCGAAGAAAGTCGCCGAGACCGACAAGTCTTTCAACGCCGGGATCAAGGTCGACACCACTCTCCGGGCCGAGCGGCAGAGCGCCGTCGCCCCCACCGGTCCGATCCGCGTCTACACCGCGTCGAACAAGGTGGCCATCCCCGGCTCGCTCGTTCAGGGCGGCGGTGACGAAGCGGCCGAGCGGGTCAAGGGCAACGCCTACCTGATCAGCCAGCTCCTGGGCACCGACGAGTTCCCCGACGGGGTCGTGCACTACGGCCGCGACTACGCGAACGCCTTCTTCAACGGCAACTACCTCGTCTTCGGCGAGGGCGACGGTGCCGTTTTCGGGGACTTCACCCGGGCGCTCGACATCATGGCCCACGAGTTCGGCCACGCCCTGGTCTCGCTCGGGCCGGGGCTCATCTACTCCGGCGAGTCCGGCGCGCTGAACGAGCACCTGGCCGACGTCTTCGGAGCCTGCGTCCAGCAGTGGGTGAAGCAGGACCAGCATGACTGGCGGATCGGTGAGGAGATCCTGGTCGACGGAGCCTCTGCGGTCCGGCACATGCTGCACCCGGGCACCGCGTACGACAACGACATCCTGGGCCGGGACCCGCAGCCGGGCCACATGGACCAGTACAAGAAGATCCGGGCCGACAACGGCGGCGTGCACATCAACTCCGGCATCCCGAACCGGGCCTTCGCCCTGCTCTGCGAGAAGACCGGGGAGCCGAGCTGGGGCCGCCCGCTGGCAATGTGGCGCCGGGCTATGGAAGACCTCGGGCCGCGCTCGACCTTCAAGCAGCTCGCGCTGGCGACCTGGACGCACTCCGGCGGCCTGAATCCTGCGGTGCGCGAAGCGTGGGCCGAGGTCGGCATCTCGATCTGACCGGTTCGGTTTCCCGGGGCCGGACCGAACAACTTCCGTTGGCGCGTGGGACGGCGCGGCAACAGAACGGGGTGTTGCGTTGCAGTGGTGGAGCTGGGTGCTGACGGCCGTGGGCGTCTTCGGGCTGTGGCTGGCGGGCAGGAAGAGCCCCTGGGGCTGGGCTGTAGGGCTCGGTGCGCAGGGGCTCTGGCTCGCGTACGCCATCAGTACGAGGCAATACGGTTTCCTCGTCTCAGCAGGTGCGTACGGATGGGTGTATCTCAAGAACTTCCGTGCGTGGCGCAGACCCGTTTCTCCTGAATCCGGCGAAGGCCGTGATGGTCTGGATTCATGGCAGAAACCCGAGAGATCATCGTCGTGATGGATGTGAGCAAGGAAGCCGTGCGGATCTGGTTCGAGAAGATCCAGAGCCAGGCCCGGCATCCGCAGTACCAGGGAGGGATCAAGATCCTGGGACCATTGGAAACCGAGCACTGACCTGGGCGTTCATCGATCGTTTATCAGACGATGCTGACGATCTCGACCGTGCCGTCCTCGCCGATGAAGGCCATCTTCTTGCCCTCTGCGGCCTTCCGCTCCACCAGCCCGTACACGTTCACGGCCCGGTTCACCACGTCGACCTGCTTGAACTGAAGGTGGCTGGTCAGCCAGTCGAGTTCGTTCGTGGCCTGCATGGTGAAGGCGATCGTTGCCCGGCGCCCCACCAGGGGCCTGACATCCTCGGTCATACGGTCCTCCTCGGGTCTCTTCTCCTGGGGCCAGGGTACACCGAATCGGCACTGAATAGGCACTGAAGTAGTGAGGAGTCCCGATGGCACACGACTCGCTCGCCCAGGTGATGGTGGACTACGCCGCGCAGGGCATGACGCTCGCGCAGATTGCCGCCCGCACCGGGATGGAGATCGAGGCCGTCCACGAGCGGATGAACGCGTACCTGGAGAACCAGGCCACGAGCATGTCCATCGTGCAGATGCGCATGCTCCAGCTCGCCCGCCTGGAACGGATCCTGGGTGCCCTGTGGCAGCAGGTGATGGACGGCGACCTCCTCACCCAGGGGCGCAACGCGAAGAACCTCATCGAGACGGTCCGCGAGATCACCGAGCTGATGGACCTGAAGAAGGACCGGCTGCGCGACGAGCAGATCCGTCTCACCCAGGCGCAGACGCAGCTCGTCACCACGGCGATCGACGCCATCCGGGTCGGCATGCTGGAGAAGGTCGTCGACCTGCTCCCCGAAGAGTCCCGCGAGGCTGTTGAGCAGATGTGGGGTGAGGTCTTCCCTGCCATGGCCGCCGACGCCATCGCCAGGAACTCGGCCGCGATCGTCAAGGTGGGCGGAGGCAGCACCGGACCGGTGGAGCTGGAGCCCGTCATGGAGGAGTTCGACTGATGCCCCTCGATCCGTACGTGGAGCGCTGGGCCCAGAACCCCGACGGCGGGGGCGTGTTCACAGGCCAGCGGGACCTGATCCTGGAACATGACCAGGGCTGCCTGTCGCTGAAGAACGCCTGGCTGCCGCGCCGGAAGGGGGTGTCCTGCCCGAGCGATCTCATGGAGTGCGAGACCTGCCGGATCACGTTCTTCTGGGAAGGGCTGACCGGCTTGTACGACGACTGCCCCGAGTCGTTCTGGTACTTCTGTCGGTGCTGCGCCGAGAAGACTGTCTCGTGCCCCTGCGGCGGCAAGTGTGTTCGCGAACCCAATGGACAAGCATTGTCGCCTGCTGTTGACTAGAGGGCATGAAACAGGTAGTCAAGGCGATCATGGAGCGCGGCGAGACCGGATGGCTGGCGAGCACGATGGGCCTGCCCGACGAGAAGCAGGCACTGGCCGTAGGGAAAAGCTGGCGGCAGACGGCCCGGATGCTTCAGGACGCGGCCGAAAGGACGCTGCGGGTGCCGCCGGACTCGGTGACTCTGGACCTGAAGCTCGACGATCCGAATCTCCAGAGCCTGGTCGATGAGGTGAAGCGAACCCAGGCGGCCCTGCGGGATGCACGGTTCGAGGCGGGCGCCGCGATGGGTCACGCGGCGCGCACCCTCACGAAGACGATGACGATCCGGGATGTCGCGGCGATACTGGGGTGCTCACCGCAGTACGTGGCGAAGCTGGCTCCGAAGAAGTCCTCATCCTGACCCGGCGGCGCGGCAGGGGCCCACCCGACTCGATGCGCTTCTTCAGCGCGAGGCCGACGTTCTGCCACAGCTCCCAGCACTTGCAGAACTGGTTGTGTCCCTGCCGGTAGTGCCGCGACTTCAGACGCATCCGCTTGCGGTATCTGGCGTTCACCGGTTCTCCCTCGTATGGCCGTGGCACCCCTCCCGGCAGCAGCCACAGTGCGTCTTCCTCGTGGGCGTCCAGGAGCCGTTGCGCCGTGTCCACGTCTCCGACTGCCACCTGACCTTTCCGCAGCCGTCAGCACCCCCACAGGCGCCGTAGAGGATCAGGTTCGGCGGGTACACGATCGTTCGTTCACGCACCTCCTCGCAGGTGCAGGTGGGGCAGCCCTTGTGCACACGTTCGGGCGTTTCGCTGACCACGTCTCTCTCCTCTCCGGGGCTGAGCTGTATCCTCTTCTGGTGACGACCATCGGCGAAATCATCTATGAAGAGCTGCCCGCTTTCATGGAGCGTACGGGCAAGAAAACCCTACGCGTTCTGGAAGTCGGCGTTCTACGGAATCTCGACGACGACCACCTGAAGGGTGACGGGCATTCGACCCTCGCCTTCGCCCGCCTGCTCAACGAGCACCCGGGGAGCAAGTACGTCGGGATCGACCTGGAGCCGCACGAGGCACGGCGTGCCGTGGACTCCGAGGGACTTGGGGACTTCTGTGACTTCTACGCCGGGGACTCCGTGGCCACCATGGAAGAGCTGAAGATCGACGGCGAGAAGTTCGACGTGATCTACCTGGACGCCGACAACGACGGCGCGGCCACCATGCGGGAGTATCTGCTGGCGCTCGACCTCATCGAGCACCCGGGCCTGATCATGGGCGACGACATGAACACCGACCACCGCGAAGTCCGCAAGGGTCGTGTGCTGATTCCCTTCCTGCGCGAGGACGGCGCGACCTTCAAGCTGCGCAAGCGGCACACCCCGTGGGACACCCGCGACATCCTCGTCCAGGAGATCTCATGAGCAAGGACATCGCCTCCGTCGGCCGGGCCGTGCACTACACCTCGCTGGGCTCGGCGCCGCAGGACGGAGTGCAGCAGTACCCGTCGAAGTGCCGGGCAGCCACCATCACCGAGGTCGTCGATCTGTCGGCCGGAATCGTGCACCTCACGGTCATGAACCCCGAGGGCTTCCAGTTCGCCAAGGACGTCGCCTTCGACGTCGAGGGACTGGCCCTGAACGGGCAGCCGACGCCCGGCACTTGGCACTGGCCGGAAAAGCCGGTGGCCCCGCTCGTGAGCGGGGCCGTGGCGAAGGAGCTGTGACGATGTGGACGATGACGCGCTGGCGGTGCATCTGCGGGAGGCATCACGCCCCCTGGTGGGGTACCGTCCAGGCGCCGTCGTGCACGGCCGTGAAGCCGTGGGTGAAGCGGCCGGTCGTTCAGAAGCCCACGTAGAGGATCATCACGCCGTCGCCGGTCCGCTCGAAGTCCAGCTCGACCCCGCAGGGCAGCTCGACCATGAGCACGTCCACGTACCGGTGGACGGCCGAGGCCGGAACCGAGTCGGCGAACATCACGGGGACTTCGGACTCGATCCGGCCTCGGATCACGGGATCCGCTTCCTCCACGGCCTTCCGGGCGGAGGGCAGCCAGGTGACCCGCACGGGTCAGTCGAACATGGACGGGATCTGGGTGTACTTCACCGGGATCCAGCCCTTGTAGAGGGTGCCGTAGCCGGACTGGACGACCGTGGGGCTGTCCTGCTTGGTCTCCTGGCGCACCAGGATGAGCACGCCGTCGCCGTTCTTGCCCTGCTTCTTCTTGCCCAGGTACTCGAACGAGTTGGCCGGGTAGAAGCCGGAGCCGGTCTTGTTGCCGTCCTCGTCGCGGAAGTCGACGCCGACCGCCGGGGTGACGAAGGAGCGGATGCCGGTGGACTTGCCCTGCTCGCCCTTGATCTCGCCGGTCACGTCGCCGCAGCCGTAGGCGGTCTTCACCTGGCCGGGCTTGCAGGAGTCGGCGGAGGCGGTGCCTGCGAGGGCGAGGGATCCGGTCAGCGCGATGGCGGCGGCACCGGCCGCGATGCTCGTCTTGTTCATGTGCTCGGGGTTCCTCTCCGAAGTGGGGGCTTGCTGTATCCATCAGACCACATGACCTAGGCCAAATTCAAGTTCCACGAAAGAGAGAAACTATGGACATCGCCCCGGTCAGCACGATCACCGTTCCCCGAACCTGCGGCGCCGTGCCCTGCGGGCAGTGCCAGCCCTGCCGTCGTCGCGCGATGCTGAACATGGCGTCGTACGCGATTCGGGAAGAAACAGAAGAGGGCGACCGGAAGGCCGCCCTCTCTGAACTCCTCGATGCTCTTGGGCTGCGTGGTTAGCAGCGCGTTCCTTCCTCGGAGAGGGACCGGTTCAGGATCTCCTCGACCTCCAGGCGGTCCAGATCGCTGAACGCCGGGGCCCGGAGGATGACCTTCTCGCACCCTTCACGGCTGGTCCATCCCGTGCGCATGAGAGCTGCGAGACCGGCCAGGGCCTCGGAGATGTCGGTGGCGGTGGACTCCTTGCGGCGCAGCACGCCCATCACCCGGCGCGCGTACGCCTGGGCGTGGCCGTGACGGACCGATCCGCGCGGGCAGACGTCATGCGTGACGGTCCAGCCGGATGCGTGCGACCCCTGGACGTTGCCCTCTCCGGCTGGCACCCGTCCCTGGCAGACGCCACATGGTTTCGGGTACATATTCCTCATGTTTTTGAGGATGACACAGAGTGCCGCAAAAGGAAAGTCCGATTGGGGGTGGGGAGTTCAGGGAACTCGTTACTCTTCGCGCACTCGCGCTTCCACGGCTGAGGCAGCCGAGTTCCATGCCTGCTTGAGCCGTTCGTTCTGCTCTTCCCACGTCGGCATCCGGGTGCCCGAGAACGTGGTCCAGCCGACGCTTTCTCCGTATGCCTCATAGGCCACACGTCCCAGTTCAGAAGCCATCCTTGCCTCCTCATGAGGAAGGGACCCGGCCAATCGGCCGGGCCCCCGTGAGTCTCAGCCCCAGGAAGTGGAGTCCACGCTGCCCAGTGCTGCGCGGGTGGGGCATCACAAGGTTACCGAAAATGTTCCCCGGTGAGGAATGCTGTACGCGTCGCAGCAGAAAGGAACGGCATGTCCTCACACGAAGAGCGGATCGCCGCCGAGGCGGAGGCATACTTCCGCAATCAGGCGCGGCAGGCCGGATGGGTCAACGATCCCGTGGGGTGGGCCAGGGATGTTCTCGGCGTCCATCTGTGGAGCAAGCAGCAGGAAATCTGCTCCTCTCTCATCCGGAACAAGCGCACGGTGGTCGCTTCCTGCCACGGCACCGGTAAGGCGCTTGGTCTGGACGAACTGGTCCATACCCCGTCCGGCCCGGTGAGGATGGGGGAGATCACCGAGGGCATGAAGGTGCTGGGCTCCGACGGCTCGCCGGTCGAGGTGGTTGCCGTGACGGGCGAGCACCGGGCCGAGAGTTACGTCGTCCGTCTGGAGAGGGGCGGTGCCTGCGAAGAGATCATCGCCTCGGCCGACCACCTGTGGCCCGTGCTCGACCTTCAGGGTCTGGCCGACATCCAGCTCAAGTCCGACCGGGCGGGCGTACCGGTGGAGACCGGGCTGTGGATGCACAAGGCGAAGACCATGACGACCAAGCAGATCGCCAAGCTGCGACCCGGAACGGTCGTCGTTCCCGGGCGAATGCCGGAGATCCTGGCCCGGGGCCTCACGTGGACGGCCGACGAGGCGATGCAGGCCCTGCTGTCGGAACGCGGAGGACTGGATCCCCACGGGCGTACGGCGCTGCTCTGGAAGACGCGCCAGGGGGAACCGGAGGAGATCGCTGCGGTTCGGGCCCGGATGCGCGAGGCGGGCGTCCAGACGATCTACCGGCGTGAGCGGCAGTACGGAATCACGATGCGCCACCTGGCCCTGATGGGGTCTCACGCACCGACCTTGCTGCCGGATGCCAACCAGCGGGCCATCGCCCTGTCGCATCTTCTGCTGACCCAGGGATCGTGGGGTGACGACGGATGGCGGATCACCTCCGTGAAGCCGGTCGGTGAGCGGGATGTGCAGTGCATCCAGGTCGACTCGCCCGATCACCTGTACCTCTGCGGTGAACGCGGGATTCCGACCCACAACTCGATGATCGCTTCGGTGCTCGCGTGCTGGTGGGTTTCCACCAAGCCGCCCGGTCAGGCCATCGTCGTCTCGACGGCGCCGACCTACGCCCAGGTCAACAAGATCCTCTGGGAGGAAATCCGCAAGCACCACTCGAACGCCTCGCGCGGGGAATACCCGATGCCGGGCCGCGTGACCCAGGCGGATGAATGGAAGCTGGGCGACGGGCAGATCGTCGGCTTCGGCCGCAAGCCCGCCAAGGGCGACCGGCACTCCTTCCACGGTATCCACCGCCGGTACGTGCTGGCCCTGCTCGATGAGGCGTGCGGCATCCCCGAGGAGATCTGGACCGGCGTCGAGGCCATCACCACGAACGTCGGCTGCCGCATTCTGGCCATCGGGAACCCCGACGACCGCAACACGGACTTCGGCAAGAACTTCATGGAGCAGAAGACCGCGCACCTGTGGAACCGGATCTCGATCCCCGCGTCGAGCACCCCGAACTTCACGGGCGAACCGGTGCCCAAGCTCCTGAACGAAGTCCTGGTCTCACGCGACTGGGTGCAGGAACGCCTCGACGACTGGGGCGAGAAGGACCCGCGCTACATCGCGAAGGTGCTGGCGAAGTTCCCGGAGCAGAGCATGTCGTCGCTCTTCTCCCCGTCGCTGGTGGCCGACGCGGTCGACGAGTCACCGAAGCCCTCGCTGTACTCGGTGCTTCGCCTGGGTGTCGACGTCGCGCGCTTCGGTGCCGACAAGACGGTGGTCGCTTCGTACTCCGGCGTGACCGCGCAGATCGAGGAGTCCTGGTCGGGAACCGACACGGTGTCCTCGGCCCACAAGGTGCTCCAGATCGCTGAGCGCCTGAAGGAGGAGCGCAAGGCGCCCTGGGTGGAGATCCGGGTCGACGCCGTCGGTCTCGGTGCCGGTGTCGTTGACACCCTGAACGCCCGAGCGACGCTGCTGCCGGATCCGTGGTTCACGGTCTACGAGATGCACGGATCGGCGGCCCCTCCGGCGGATGTCGGCGGTTCGGTCTACGGCTTCTACAACGCCCGTGCGTACTGGTTCGAGCAGCTTCGCCAGAAGATGCGAAACGGCTCGGTGAAGTTCATCGACCCTGATGAGCTGATCGCAGACGACCTGAAGATGGTCTTCTACTCGATCAAGAACGGCCGCCTGCTCATCGCCTCCAAGGAGGACATGCGCAAGGAGTACGGCAAGTCTCCCGACTACGCCGACGCCATCGCGTACGCGGTCGCCCCGGTGGCCGAGGGTCTGCGCCAGGGCGACGTCCTCACCGAGACGGCCGACGCGATGGCCAGCTCCCTGGTCGAGGACAACGAGTACTGGGCGGAGGAGATGATCTCGCCCTACTGACGGAATCCTCAAAGTGAGCTGTAGTTCCAGGAGCACCATGTGCACGGAACTCAAGGAGGACGAGTGGACATCCAGACCTGCCCGCGCCGGATGCGGGAGATGGGCCCCTGGGAGAAGTCGGAGGGGCAGGACGAGTGGCGGGAGGAACCGCGCCGCGCCGGGGAGGCGGTGCCGTACTGCTCGTTCTGCGGATCCTTGCACCCAGGCAAGTTTCTGAAGCTGGTGGCCGAAGGGTGGTCGGTCGGGCCGACCGACAAGAACTACAAGGCGTACCTGCACCCGCCGCGTTCCGAGCCCGACGGCGCTGCGCAGATCCAGGCGAAGTTCTACTACCAGCACCTCTCGGGAGCCCAGCAGCAGCAGTTCATCGACCTCTACAACCGTCAGGTCATGCAGATCTCCTACCCCGGGCACTTCTACGTGCTGCCGTTCTTCATGCGGATCGCACCGGAGGATCCGGTACCCGGCAACGGATCGGTGTGATGTACGACCACGCAGAAGCAGCACGGCGCAGGATCATCGCCCGGTCTCAGCACGCCGGGCCGGTCGGCCGGAAGTACGTCGAACTGGCGAACCTCCTTATGACTGGCCCTGATTCACCGCTCAGAACGACCGCAATGAAGAAGCTGGCCGACTCCTGCGACAATGCAATCGCTCTCGTGGAAAAGGTCCGCCAATCCCCTGGAAACCCCTCTGCGAGACGCAGGTCGCCAGGTCAATCGAGCAGTTAAGGTGATCGCATGCAGATGCCGAAGCCCCTCGAAGAGATGTCTCACACGGAAATCACGACCTTCGTGAGCAACCTCGAAGCGCGCAACGAGGAGCTGATGGGTCTGGTCTCCGACGAGATGCGGGAGGCCGGTGAATTCGGCCGGGCCCAGCTCGCGATCGAGGACATCGGGTGGCGCCCGCTGATGGGACTCTCCGACAGCGCCAACTCCTTCACGCTCGACTCCCTCCATCACGCGAGCGAGCTGTGCCGGGCCGTGGCCACGGTGAACCCGCTCGTCGGCCGGGGGCTTCGGGTGCGCACCGGCTACGTCTGGGGATCCGGCGTCTCCGTGGTGCCGAAGGAGTTCATCCAGGGGCCCGGCCGACCGAGGACTGTGAACCTGGAGCCGGAACTTCCCGAGGGCATCAACGAGGTGCTGACCGGAACGCTGGCCCAGCTCGAACTGGAACGGACCTCCGGCACCGACGGCAACCTCTTCTTTCTCGTGGACCGCCGCACCAAGGAAGTCCTGCGCGTGCCGTTCGAGGAGATCACGGAGGGTGTCAGCCAGCGCGGCAACCGGGAACGCCTGCTCTACATCCGGCGCACCTGGAACGACTGGGATCTGGAGCTGGACTTCGAAGCGAACATCGAGCTGAATCCGGTCACAGCACCGAAGGCCGCTGCGCGCGGGCGCACCTGGATGAAGGCCGACCGGGACAGCTTGTCGGGCGGATCCACCCGGGCCGGGTTCTCCTTCCGGGACGTCTGGTATCCGACACCCGCTGGCATCCGGGCGCTCGGCCGGAACCGGGGCGCCGCGCAGATCGCTGGCGACAAGGTGGACCACACGAAGGTGCTCGTGCACGTTCCCTTCAACCGGCTCACCGGCTGGCGCTGGGGCATTCCCGACGTGCTGCCTGCGGTCTGGTGGACGAAGGCGTACAAGGAGTATCTGGAGAACTGCGCCACGCTCACCAAGGCGTACGCGCGATTCGCGTGGAAGGTGACATCGGACCGTTCCCGGTCCGTACGCCGCACCGCTGCCGCGATGGCCCAGGCGCCGCGCACCGACCCCTCCACCGGTCAGCCGCTGAACGTGGGCGCCTCGGCCGTGCTGGGGGCCGGGCAGGATCTGTCTGCCGTCGGCGGCAATACGAAGGTGGACTTCGACGCCGGTCGTCCCCTCGCTGCCATGATCGCCGCAGCTCTCGACGTTCCGCTTCCGGCTCTGCTGGAAGACCCGTCGATCGCGAACAACGCGGCGGCCACCTCGCTGGACACTTCCACGATCCTCGTGATGCAGGCCCGGCAGAAGGTCATGGACGACATGTTCCGCGAAATCTTCAAGACGCTGGGTCTGAAGGTCCGCCTCCGGTGGCCGGAGATCTCCGAAGAGCCGGTGCACCGCAGGCTCCAGGCGCTCGACATGGCGATCCGCCTCGGGCTGTTCTCGGCCGACGAGGCACGGGCCATGGTGGTCGACGCATGGGGCGACAAGTGGGAGGACTTCGGCCGCGAAGCGCCCGACGTTGAGGATCTGCCCTACGTTGCGGGCGGAAGCGGGCAGGGCGAACCTCCGAAGACGGAGGAGCCTAATTCCTCGGAAACCCCCGGTAATTCCGAAGGAAGTGGCACTGAAGGAACCGGTGGGCCTGGTGCACCGGCCCCCCTGAAGGCGGGAAATTCCCGTTCAACTGACGCGCCGAAGCAGCCGGAACCGATGTCCTACGCAGACCACGAACTGCGAGACGAATGAACTTCATAGCATCCTGCCGAGACTTTTCGCCTCGGATGCTATTACGCTGTGCTCGTCGATGATCAGTGAGGGGGCTCATGTCCACGGAAACCCTGCGGGAAACCGCGATCCTCTCCGAGGACGCCCAGTCTCCGGAGAAGGGCATCTGGCGGGCACTCCTCATCGCCGCCGACGTCCAGGGCTCCAGCGGGTTCTACCCCGCCGAAGTGCTCAAGAGGGACGGCGCTCGCGCCTTTCCTGCCGGGACCCACATCTACTTCGACCACCCTTCCGAGTCGGAAGAGATGGACCTCCCCGAGCGAAGCGTCCTGAAAATCGCCGGGTACCTTCTCGACGACGCGACCTTCGAAGAGACACCGGAAGGACGCGGGCTCTTCTCCCGAATCCAGTTCACGGAGAAGGCCAAGCCGATCGCCAAGGAGCTGCACAGCGTGATCGGTCTCTCGATCCGTGCAGCAGGCCAGATCGAGGAGACCGCTGGACAGCGTATTGTGCGCAGCATTCAGCAAGGTCTCTCTGTTGACCTCGTCACCCGCGCTGGAGCGGGAGGAAGGCTCGTCACCATGACCGAGTCGGCCACGCCGGAGTCCCCTCCGGCCGAGCAGACCGCGAATGCCGCCACTCAGGCCGCAGCCGCGATTCCGTCCACCATCGGAACGGGCGCCCTCCTCAGCGAGGTGGCCGCCCTCAAGGACACCCTCTCCGACCGCGTCGAGCAGCTTTCCGTCGACGTGGCGCGCATGGCTTCGCAGATCCAGGAGTCGCGCCGCCAGTCCGAGAAGCAGGCAGCCGAGAACGCCAAGCTCCAGGAAGCGATCACGTACCTGCGTGACCGCGCCGAGACCGCCGACAAGGCGCTCAAGGAGAGCAAGACGACCGGTGACGTCCTCACCGAACTCCTGGAGGCGAAGCTGCCGCTTCCCTCCATGATCCGCATCGCGCAGTCCTACCGTCCGGACCAGGACCTGCACGAGTCGATCACCCACGAGCGCGAGTACCTGAAGCAGCTCCGACGGGAGACCGAGCGCGGCGCGCTCAACGAGGGCCGCGAGCCGTCGGGCCTCGGCCTGACCGAGTCCTCGACGTCCTTCTCCTCCACGGGCGACAGCGATCTCGCCGAGATCCGAAGCCTGCTGGGCGGAGGTGCCTACTGATGGCCACGAACGAGATCTTCAAGTACGCGGACTGGATCTCCCTTCCGCTGCCGCTCCGGGGCAGTGACCCGGCGGTCAACGACGACCCCACGATCAACGGCGACCCGGTCAAGATCGGCTCGATCGTCGGCTTCGCGCAGGAGGTCGGCGGCAAGCCGGTCACCTACACGACCGGCATGACCACGGTCTCCGTCGCGCGCAACACCGCGAACTCGCTGGAGCCGGGCTGGGCGTCCATCGCCCTCACCGGTGCCTTCGCCTTCCCGGTCACGGGCTGGGACGCGGAGGAGATGGGCTCCGGTACGCCGGTCGGCATCAACGTCGCCGCCGGTTCGACGCGCGCCACGCTGGTCGCGAACTCCGAGGCCGACGGGTGGTTCGGCGTCATCGTCGGCCAGACCACGGCCGGAGTTCCGATCGTCCGAGTCGTCCAGCCCACGCCGGGCGACACCAACGCAGTGGCCGACAAGCTGGCCACCGGTTCCTGAGAGGAGGAATCTGAGACATGAGCGCGATCACCTTCCTCGACGGAATCAAGGCGACCACGAACCCCGAGTTCGAGCGCATCGCCGAGGCCCACAACAAGCGTCGGGTCGCCCTCCGCGAGTCGGCGGACTCCCGCCTGCTGAAGCTCAACAAGGCCGTCGAGTTCCTGCGCCTCAAGCGTGAGGCGGAGTTCGGCTCCCCGGTCGCGATGGGCCGCCTGCGCGAGGCCGTCTCCAGTGGCGACTTCCCGCTGCTGTTCCAGTCGATCTCGCAGGCGAGCATGCTCGGCCAGTACGCGGATCTGCCGCAGCAGTGGCCGACCTTCTCGGTGCGTACCACGGTTCCGGACTTCCGTCCGGCCCGCATGGTCCGCTGGGACACCGTGGCCGGTCAGTCGCAGACGACCGACTACAACGGCGGCGCCGAGCGTCACGTCCGGGCCCTGCCGCGCATCCCGGAGCTGACGGAGTACCCGACCTTCAACCTCACCACCGAGGGCACGGACTACTTCGTCAACAAGTACGGCGCCCGCTTCCCCTTCTCGTGGGAAGCGTTCATGAACGACGAGCTGCGGGTTCTCCAGCAGCTTCCCACCGAGATGGCGCGGTGGGCGCGCGACACCGAGGACGTGCTGACGACCGGTGTTCTGGCCACGGCAACGGGCCCGAACGCGGACTTCTTCAACACGACCGAGGACTTCGGCGGTCAGGCCCCGGCGGGCAACTACGTGCCGGGCAACCCGCCGCTGACGCTCGACGCGCTGGAGCACGCGATCAACTACATCGGGATGCGGCAGGTCAACGGCCGCCAGGTCCGGGTGCAGAACTTCGTGCTCCTCGTTCCGCCGTCTCTCGCGCTCACGGCGCAGGAGATCGCCCAGGGAACCACGTATCTCCGGGTGCGCCAGCTTCCCGACGGCACGGAGATGCGCCAGAACGTCTCCTCGCCGGTCGCGGGTCGCTTCACGGTCGTGGAGTCCCCGTGGCTGCCGCTCATCGACACCTCGGCGAACGCCGCTTCGACCTGGTACCTGGTTCCGGCCGGTGGCCAGACGGAGCGCGGCCCGGCCATCGTCACCGCGTTCCTGCGCGGTCACGAGACCCCCGAGGTCCGCGTGATGGGCGACACGGGCCGTGCGCTCGGCGGCGGCGAGATCAACGCCTTCGAGGGCTCGTTCTCCCACGACGACATCCAGTACCGGGTTCGCTCGATCATCGGCGCTGCCGGTATCGACGCCTCGGCGGTGGCGGTCTCGCTGGGCACGGGCGAGGAGGCGGCGCTGTCCATGGCCTCCATCGGCGGCGGCTCGGTCTCGGGTCCCTCGGGTTCCTGAACCGGTGAAGCCGGGCGGCGGGTGACCCGGGATTGATCCCGACCGCCCCTGCCCGGTCCCCGTTCCTGCCGGGCAGCGAGAGGGTCCCCCATGTGCGACTGGGGGGCCCTCTTCGCGTGCAATTGCACGAGGTAGCCAGCAGGAACTGGCGTAAAGCCCCCCACCTCGGGTATCTTATGGGTGTGGCGAGGACTCACCCTCCCCGCCCAAGAAGGAACCGTCCTTGTGCGAGTCCCCCTAGGACTCCGTCACGGCCACGTTTCTTCTCCTTTCCGAAGAGCCCCCGCCGCAAGGTGGGGGCTTCCGGATTTTCTGGGCCGTTTTCCTGCCGTTGGTCCGCGATGCCGTACGCTCCTCCTGAGAGACAAGGAGTGACCGTGGCAACACCCGACGAGACGCGGGATCTCAGGATCGCAGCTCTCCGGGAAGCGGCGGGCACCTTCGCCACCACCCTGCCGGAGCCGGGTGAGTACACCGACGCGGCGACGCAGGTGATGCTGGAGAGGGCGAACCGCTTCTACGGCTGGCTCGTTGGCGTAACCCGGCTCATCCTCAGAGTCGGCCCAGCGGTCGGCGAAGACTCCGACGTGACCTGGCCGAAGCACACTGCCGAAGAGGGAGAAACCGTGCAGATCAACACTGGCGAGAAGTTCAGCGTCGCGATCGACACCCGGGACGCGGCGGGCTACCCGACCGACGCCACCGTGGAGTGGTCGGTGGCCGACGAGACGATCGCGACCGTCCAGCTCGACGCGGGCGACGACCAGAAGGGCTGGGTCATCTCCGGCGCCCCGGGCAGCACCGTGCTGACCGTACGCGTCACCGACGTCGAGCCCCCGCTGGAGGCGACCCTGGCCGTGGACGTGGTTCCCGCCGGGACCGCGACCGTCCAGATCAACGCCGGTCCGGCCGTTCCGGAGCAGGACCCGCAGCCCGACCCGCTGGCGCTCACCGTCACCGAGGACACCTCCGACGCCTCTCGCATGACGGTCACCGTCACCGTCGACAACAAGGGCGAGGGCGCGGTCTCCGTGGATCCGGGCGACGGCAGTGGCGTCCTGGCCAACCCGGGCGACGGCACGCCGGTCACCCACGTCTACACGGCGCCGGGCGACTACACCCTCGTGGTCACCGACGACGACAACGCCACCCGTGGCGGCAGCCAGGCCGTGACGGTTCCGTTCACCGCCTGACCCGGAAGACACCGAAGGCCCGGCTCCCCCGAGGGGCCGGGCCTTCGGCATGCTCACAGTCCGCAGATGCACTCCGGCCGACCAGGCGCCCGGAACCGGCAGCGGCCCGGTACGTGGGGTTCATGCCTGCACAGGGTGCAGTTCTCCGGGATGAGCGCCCTCACGTCGGAGGCGACGCGCTGTTCAGCCAGACCCTGGTCCGGGTCGAACTCCAGCTCGGGCGATCCGGCCAGGTTCTCCATACCCTCGATGTGATCCCCTCGCTCCAGGCGGGCCTGGGTGAGATACGTGAACAGATCGAGGGATTCTTCCCAGGCGTCCTTCAGGGCGTCGCGACCGTTGTCGGTCTCCAGGATCCGGCCGTACTTCCTCTTGCCGTAGGCGCGGCGCTCCTGAATCGCCAGGATCATGATCTCCTGCACCGGCAGCTTGCCCGGCTTGGGTGCGGGCTGATCCCTCTCGGGATCTCTGACGTCAGCCACGAAGCTCCTCCTCGAACGACACCTGCACGTTGAAGTTGCGGTGACCCAGCAGCATGGCGAGCAGGTCTGTGATGCCGTCCTTCGCCTCGGTCCTGCTGTGCCCTTCTGCGGTTGCCGCCCCGAAGTGCGGCGGGTTGTCCACCGAGACGACCCACTTCTTGCCTTGATCGTTCCAGCGCCCCTGCGCCGTAAAGCTCTCCACGTCTTCCTTTCTCAGGAGCGGCGCCAGCCGCCCCACCTCTCTGAAAGCTCTTTCGCCGTGCGCCACCGGAGGCAGCGCATCAGCTTGCTCCATACGGAGCGCACTCCGTACGTCCGGGGTGCGGCGTGTTCACCCATTGCGCGCTTCCCTCTCGCGCTGCTGCTGGTTGACGTCGCGCCGGGCCGCCTCCCGCTCACTCTCCGGCCAGCGGAACACCGCCCACCACAGTTCGGTCAGACGGTCCAGCGCGGGTTCACGTCCTGGTGGGGTTCGGCGGGAGACCCAGACGGGCACGAAGCTCACGATTCTCCTCCTCCAGGTACTGCATCCTCAGCTCCTCATCGGCCGCCGAGCCCTCACGCACGTATGCGTAGTGCTCGCCGAAGTGGCCACCGTCGGGACCGACCGGCTCGGCGCATTCGAAGGTGCGGCCCGCCTCCGTCCAGGTGTGGCCGCAGAGAACCCGGCGGCACCGGCTGTCCACCTTCTCCTCACCGGACGTCAGGAACAGTTCCAGCTTGTCGGCCACGTGGCCCCTGCCAATGTCCCCTTCAGCGTCCTTGCGGAGCGTCTGGACGTAGACGCTGAGCAGCCTTCTGGCCGTCTGCCACTGCTGGCTCCGGTGCGACACCAGAACGGCGTGCTGCCGGAGGTCTTCCAGGTTCTCCTCGTGCATGTGGGCTTCGCAGGCGAGTCCCTTGTCGACGCACTTCAGGAGTTCTTCCAGACGGGTCAGCCGGGCCTGCGGGTCCAGCTCCAGGAGGCGGTGCCACCACTGGCCGGGCGTGAGACACACCCCTTCAGCGGGCTCGCTGCGGTCCTCTCCTGCGCGCAGTCTCTCGATCTGCCCCGTCAGGTCATGCACCGTGTTCAGGTCTTCCAGCATCACGCCTCTTCTCCGTATTCGGGATCGCGCAGATGCGAAATGATCTGCTGCCATTCCCGATCGATCTCCATGCGCTCCTCGCGCGTGATCGGCCTGGGCCGCCGATACCTGTACCGAGTGCATACCGCTTCGTCGTGCAGGTAGCCGGTGTCGTCGAACTGAAGGCAGCAGGGATGCAGCGGATCCTGCTCGATCCCCTTCTTCGCTCGGGCCCACCATTCGATTTCGGCTTCACAACGTGCAGCCTTGGCCTTCTGCCGCCATCCGCTCCACAGCAGGAACGTCGCGACATACAGAGAGATGATGGAGAACGGCCACAGGCCAGCCACCACGAACAGGACGCTCACGGCGACACACCCGAGCGACGCGGAGAAGTCCCTGAACGCGTTCTTCTGATGGCTGGCCATGCAGCTCACCTCCTTCAGCTCGGCGGAAGCGCCTTCCGGGTTCCGACACAGGTAACGGCCGTGCCGTCCATGGAGATGCGCTCCGTGAGCGGTACGTCGATCGGGCTCCGGCCGCAGCACGGCATCAGCCCCGACCCTTCGGGCGGGCAGGCGTGGACGATGGTGTCCTCCTCGCCGATCACGAGCGTGCTCAGCCGCTCGAACTCGGTCGACAGGACGGCCAGGGCCCGTCCCACCGACTCCATTGCGGCACGCACGTCACCGAGATCGACGGCCAGCTTCTCCAGGCGCTCGGCGTCGCTCACCTGCTCGGGCTCGGGCTCCTGCTCGACCTCCGGGAGCGGCACGCTGATCGTGTCCTCTTCGGCGGTCGTCTTGTCCTCGCTCACGATTCTTCCTCCTCGCCACGGCGCCGCAGTTCGTTCACGTGGCTGCCGTCGTACCTGACCTTGTCCAGACCGGCCACGCCGAGAGAGGTGACCATCCGGTCGACCTCGTGCAGCGCCGCAGCGGCGAGCTGTGGGTTCTCGAACTGGCCGGTCTTCTGCATCCGCTCGTACTCGTCGATCAGCAGGGCGCTGGCCACGCGGAGCTGACGCAGGCTGATCTCCAGGGCGCGAACGCGCTCGTCACTCATCGTCTTCCTCTCCAGGCTCCGGGATCCGGTAGCCCTTGCGGCCGAGCTGGAAAGCCAGACGGCCGACAGCCTCACTGTCTGCGGGTTCACCTTCCGCCCATTCGGCCACCACCTGAAGGACTTCGCGGGCCGCCCGGTCGGTGGGCAGGAACCTCACCCAGTCGATCTTCCGGCCGTTGTGGTTCTTCATCGTGTCCAGCTCGACGGGGCCGTAGAACCTGCCCTGCATGTTGGCGACCGGGACGAACCAGGGTTCGTTGCCCGGATCCCAGAAGGCCATCACGTAGCCGTCGTCGGAAAGCCTGAACTCCCAGCGGGTGCGGGAAGGAATGATCATCCCGACAGCCCCCAGTCGGCACGGCGCACCCGGAGCAGCCAGCGCTCGACCGCAGCGACGTCGGGCTCACCCAGGATGGCCGTCTTCGTCGAGTCGAACCGGACCTCCGCCTGGCGCATGTACTTCTTGGCGCGCGAAGGGTCGTCTGCGATCTGGCTGCCCACCTGAAAGACCCAGTCCGGATCGATCTCGCTGGCGTTGCTGCGCAGGTTCACCACCAGCTCGCCGGAGCGGTAGAGGTGGAAGCCCTGCTCGACCAGACGCACCAGGTGCCGGGCGTGCTTCTCCGTGCGCTTGCGGGTGTCGGCCGAGAAGCTGCCGTCACCCCGGTTCTTCAGCCGCTCGAACTGACTGGTGGCGTAGCCGAGGTAGGAGTCGCGCACCTTCTTGGCCGACAGGAACGAGCGCCGGAGTCCGATCAGGTCGTCTCCCAGGTTGTCGACGTACTCGTACCGGTCCAGCCACAGCAGCTCGGAAACCGACGGGTTGCCGTTCAGGCAGAGCGTGACGAACTTCTTTGCCTCGTGCAGCGTCGTGTCGGGATCCTTCGAGACCACCGACTCCTGCACTTTTCCGAGGCCGAGAACTTCGCTCGTCGGCGCCGCGAAAACCCCCATGTAATCCACATCGGAATTCTCGTGGTTCAGTCCGTATGCCGTGGAGCCCACGACACCTTTCAGCAGAACATTCACGTTTCTCTCCTCTCCGCCTTGCGGTACTTACGGGAGCTGACGGGAGTCCCGCTCCTCGTCCGGCTCCTCCTCGTCGGGTGGTGGCGGGAAGCCCATCTTCTCCAGAGTCCAGCCCAGGTCACCCGTGTCGTATCCGGCGCCGTCGTTGACGTCAGCGATCCACTTCCAGACCGCCCTCACCAGGTCGTCGCGCTGCTGCTCGGCCTTCACGCGCGCCTCGTGGGGCGTCATCGTGCCGAAGGCGTCGCGCTGCACCGTGATGATGTACTTGTCGGTGGACTCGGCCACCTTCACGCCCATCTCCACCTTGTCGCCACGGTTGGCCAGGTGGTCCACGCGATCGGTGAGAACCGTCTCGGAGTAGTTCGGCCCGGCGCCGATCAGGCCCCGGCAGGCGCCGACCCACATCGCGACCATTTCACGGGCGGGCTCCAGGTCCATCGTCGCGGTGCCGTTGCGGTACTCGGCTGCCCGGATGCCGACCTGCGCCATCTGCTCCGTGATCCACCGCTGGGCGACCGCATCATCCAGGACAGCTTCGACGACAGTCTGGGCGTCTTCGGCGGAGAGCTTCTTTGCGCTCTTGGGTGATACCTGCTTCAGCACATCCAGCAGGACTTCGCCAAGACCTTCCGTTGCCTCGCTCATGATTTCCTCTTCTTCAGTCCGGTCTCGGGGTCCTGAATTTCTTCAGCTTCCGCCCAGCAACCAACGTCGCAGGGGAAGGCGCCCCTGATCGCGTGATTTGGATTCACTCCTCCGGTCACGAAGACGGTGTTCAGGGTGTGTGTTATGCGGCTGAAGGCCCGCTGGGATCCTGTCGTATGGAAGATGCAGACATTCGCTCACATGCGGCGAGTCCTCGCGATCGAGATCGTCAAGGTCAAAGTGGACGAAAATCCGAAGCTGACGGTCGCACTCCACATTGCGGTACCGGCGGCAAGCGGGACGGGCCGCCGATTCCACAGCGACCATGCGTAGCGCCTGATCGAGGATGGCCCGAGCCTCCTGAACGGTATTCGCCTGCATCGTTTTGTAGCCGGTCTCGGCATACTGGCTGGCAAGTTCCGGATCGTCACCGTCAAGATCCTTGACGGCAAGGTGAATCGTCATGCGCAACGGACGACTTGCTGAGCCCATCTCCGGGAAACGCTCACGCAGAGCGTCGTCGATCATGTTGATCGCCTGATTGATGACCTGCCGTGCGGAGATGGCGGTGTCGGCGGTGAGCCTCTGATACGTCATGATCGAATCCCTTTTCTTCGTTATCGGTATACGAATTTCCTGCTGCACTTACTGGGCGTTTCGTAGATATTCATGTCACCATCCGCCCGGGGCCGTCAGGCCAGTCGCCTTCTTCTCCACCGGGCACTCGTCCTCGGGGCACCGGTCCGTGTCGCGGACCATGATGAGGTGCTTCAGGCTGCGCTCGCCGCTGGCGAACGCCACGTCTCCGTCGGCATCCCGGGCGACGATCCAGTCCGTGCCAGCCGCCTCGATCTTCACGCAGTCGTAGTGATCCCGGCCGAATCCGCCCTGGGCGAATCCGTGGATCACGTCACCGATCTTCAGCGGTTCTCCACTCACGGCCCTTCCCTCTTCCTCACCACCAGTGGCGGTAGATGTAGTTCCCTCGCGGCAGTTCTCCGCGCCGGATCAGATCGGCGATGACACCGCCCAGTGATGGAGTGAATGCGCGGGCGGCGAAGAACTCGCTCTCGAAGACGGCTCCTTCGAGGTCCATGTGTTCCGGCGGGTTGGCGTCCACCGTCACGTCCTCGGGGCGCTCGGCGATCTTGATACTCAGCCAGTAGTCGAGCTGGGTCATGCCCTGCTTGACCTTCGACTCTCCTGCCTCGCGGTCCCAGCCCAGGTAGATCTCGGTCTGGTCGAAGCCGTACAGCTCCTCCTCGAAGTCATCTTCCGAGGCGAACATGTACACCTTCTCCGCGTCGTTGCAGAGGTTGGGACTGTCCCTCTGGCAGCCGCGCAAGGAGTTGTACTTCTTGCCGTAGACCCGCGAGGCGATCACGTCGATGGGGATGTAGCCGGATCCGTCGCCGATTTCGGCATGTGGATCCAGCGTGAAGTAGCCGACCGCTTCGTACTGTGCAGACGTCATTGTGCGCTCACCCCTCCTTCCCACTGCTTGACGATCTTCTGCGCCATCCTTCTCGCGTGGATCACGAAATGTTCGAAGGCGCCGTACCGGTCGATCTCCTCCAGTGCCGCGTTGAAGAGATCGATCACCATCCGAACGAACCGAGGATCCATCAGCGCGATGAGCTGCGCATCGGCCAGGGTCACCTCGTTGTTCGGGTCCGACATGCAGTCACCCATGACCATGTCGCCGCGCTCGTTCATCACCCCGACCACGCGCCGGTCGTCCTCGGCTTCTTCGACCGCGAGCTGCCAGTCCATCCCCGAGTCGTTGCCGGAGACGGTGTACAGCCGCATGAGGATCTTGCGCGCGGCCCGGATCTCATTCCTGGCGGCTTCGACCTCGGCTGCATCGAGCGCGGCCATCAGTTGCTCAGATCCGCGATGATCCGGAAACCGATCGCGTTGACCGGCGGGATCTCGGCCTGTCGCAGGAAGCGCTGGATCTGACCGCGCCAGACCGCCATCTGCTCCTCGGTGAAGTCGGCCATGTCGACCGGGTGCGGCTCCAGCGGCTCGGCGCTCTCGCAGTACGTGGTGATGAACAGCTCCTGGCTGGCGTAGCTGCCCGCCTCCAGGTAACCCAGGTCGGCCCCGGTCTCCGCGTTGTACTTCCGCAGGGCGCCCTTCTCTTCCAGGAGTTCCTTGAAGTGGCTGCCGACCTTCACGCAGAAGGCCAGGTAACCCCTCGCGTACTGCCTCACGAAATCCACTCCTCTTGGCGGGGTGCGATGTTCAGGATCTGGGCGCTCGTGCAGGGCCAGGAAACGCGGCGGCCCATGCGGTAGAACTCGTCGGAACCGGTGTCCTGGTTGCGGACCTTGACCCACTTCCAGTCGACACAGCGGGCGCAGACCTTCCGGCTCACGTTGGCCCGGTTCGCGCCGTACTCGTCGGTGGGCCGGTGCCCGAAGTCGTCGTCGGCGACGAGCTGAACCGCGATCTCCTGGAAGCGCGGGTAACAGACGGCGCAGGGCTCCAGGTCGCGGATCGCGGCCAGGTCGATCGAGATCGCCTCGGCGGCCGGAGGCTTGTCCCCGGCGCAGCCGCAGTACGGGTCGCCGCACCGGCAGGCGAAGATCATGTGGCCAGCCCCACGGGCCCGGCACTCAGGGTCCTCGTGGAAACGCCTCGCCCTGCGGGAGACGTAGACCGTGTTGGATCCCTCGGTGAGCGACATCAGCGCGACGGCGAGCTTCACTTCTCGCCACCCTTCGCGGCCTCGTTCGCCAGCTTCTCCTGGTGCGCCTTCTCGGCGTCGATGTCGGCCTTCAGGTCCAGCCGCTCGTAGGTCATCCAGCGGCCGGTGTCCTTCTGCCACTCGTAGACCGTCACGCGGATGATCCGGCTGGAGCCCTCACGGATCAGCTCGCGCTCGCCGTTGATGCCCGCGTAGCAGGTGGACTTCGAGCGGAACTTCTTCTCTGGGAGCGGCGCCGCCGCCGTGAACGGCACGTACTTCCAGGTGTAGGTGGGCCTCTTCGTCGCCACGTTCCTTCTCCTCTCCGATTCCGCCCGTCAGCCGGGCGGCTCTTCTCGCATCCGCGCCATCAGCTCATCCAGCGAGCCGACCGGCGGGGTGCGGCCGTCCCCGAAGGTGACGACCCTCCATGCTCTGTACTGGTCGAGAGCCCACTGGCCGGGGTCAACCCCTTCCGGTGGACCTTCTGCGTCCATGCACATGCGCTTCCTCCCTTCCACCCGGCGAGCCGGGCCGCATGGAGGATAGCGCACTGTTCGAATGGAACTTGCCTGTGAAACAGGAATGTTCGATATGCAGGTATCCGGTTACTGCGAGTTTGCGACGGCCGCAACCGCGACGGTCTTGCCCTCGGGCCCGACGTGGGGCGAGAGGAGCTTCACGAGAACCGGCATCTTCGGCTCGTTGCGGTGCATGGCCGCCCGGGTCTCCAGCAGTCCGGCCCCGCGCAGTGCCGCCACCTGCTTGATGATCGTGGTGGCTCCGGCGTTGCGACCGGCGATGCCGGGGTGGAGCTGCATCAGCCCGTCCAGCGTCACCGGGAAGTACTCATCCTCGGCACCCGCCTCTCGTGAGGCCGCGTCGAGGATCACGTAGAGCCGGAAGGCGCCGTGCGGGACGTTCGGGGTCAGGGCTGCCGCGAGGACGCGGTCGGTCGGCTGCATGTGCTTCTCCTTTCCGAGAACCACAGTACACCCTTTTCCACCGTCGAGCGCAAGGCTTAGCGAGAAGCACCTTTGAAGCCCGTGAGCATCACGTACCTCCTTCACCACGAAGCCGCCTGCGCCCGCCTGACGGCCTCAGCCACCCACCGACCGCCGCAGGGCCGCACCGACCCCTACGCGCGCCCTGGAGCGCCGCCCAGCCGCCCTCCGGGCCTCACCCTGCCGACCGCCTCAGCCACCAGATCTTTTTGGAGCGAAGCGACTCCTCCGTCCTCCCGCCGCCAGGCCGGGCGCCAGCCCGGATGGCGGGCCCTTGCCTACAGGTACAGACAGGAGAGAGGAGGATGTTTCTGTTCTTAAAGAGTGGGTGGTTCCGCAGGTCAGGGCATAAGTCGGGGGTTCGATACTCTCGTTTTTCCGGACGACTGGCAGCCAAAGTTAATCGCCATGAATGGGTGCGAATCGGACACGACATACCCCTCCCTGCCCCCGGACTGCCAGGGTCCAATGTCGACATTGAAGCCCCTGCTCGCCCGACGCCCGCCACACCCTCTGACCTGTGTATATGTGCACGCAGTGATGACTACCCCTTGGCAGATTCGGGATACCCCTCAACTTCCAAGTCAGATTCGGTCCCCGAACCAAATGAAACCGCAGGTCAGGGGAGTCATACCCTCGACGGGTATTAATTCGGACTTATTGGCAATAAACTCCTCAACTCGGGCTACCCTTGTTGGTGGCATGTCAAGTTGACCGTCTGGACCACCCGTCGAATCAGGACATCCTGGGAGGATCTTCGTACCTTCGAAGGCTGTCGACAGCGGGCTGACCATGGAGGTGGCGCCCCGTACGATCAGGGACAACAGACCCGGGAGGTGGCTGATGGCAGCCGTAGGAACGACCGCTTCGCAGGACGTGTACCCGCCGGATTTCGGATCCGTGATCGGTCAGATCCGCGCCCTCGTGCCGGACGTCGAGCAGGTCGACTACTCGGACTCCGGCATCGCGGAGTACATGTTCAGCGACGCCCACCTGCGCGGGCTGTACACAATCGCCATCGGGGAGGGGTCGGCGAGGATCTACCGGGCGGCGGCATCGGCTCTTCGGGCGCTCGCCGTTTCCGAAGGTCTGATCCAGAAGGTCATCCGTACCGAAGACCTCCAGACCGACGGCGCGAAGCTGGCCGGTGCCCTGCTCGCCGGAGCGAAGCAGCTCGAAGACCGGGCAGATGCGGCCGACGAGGATTCCGAGATCATGATGATCGTGGACTTCCAGCCGGTGCCGCAGGACGGCTTCCCCTTCGCCCTGCACGGTTTCCCGCAGGGATGGATGGCGGGAATCGGCGGCTCTACTCTCGCGCGCTGGCTGTGACAAGGGAGATCCGGGATTCGGGTGAAGATTCCCTGAACTTGGATCCTACTGGCGCGTAGGCGGGTAGCTTCCATGGATCCAGCTTCTGGGAGAGCAGGGATCATGGAAAAGAAGGAATACGAGCCGCCGATCACCGTCTCCGAGGGAGGTGGAAAGATCACCATCTCCTACGATCAGACCGAGGTCTCCATCCCTGAGAACGGACCGGTACCCAGCGGCACCCCACCCCTCGCCTGCCGCATCTTCAACGCGCTGAAGTGCGATCTTCCGGGGCGTCTGCGTGCAGAATAGGCCCCATGGCCTCACTCAACAGGCGCAGCGCCCTGGATCCCCGCTGGCAACTGCACCAGCGGTCGGTTCCTCGCGGCCACATGAACGCGGCGGTGGAGATCTTCCGGCGGCCGTCGCAGGGTGGTGAGTACGGCTTCGATCCGATCTCTGGCGGCCTCACGATTCCCGACGGCCAGGGCGGCGAGAAGTTCCCCGAACTGATCCTGCTGTACCGGGGTCCGGGCCGCATCGTCAACAACAAGGACTGGCGTGCCCGAGTGCGTACCCAGCGCGGTGACATGGGTACGGACCATGCGATCCGTGTGCAGGTTCCCATCCGCACATGCCCGCCGGTACACGCCAACGATCTGGTGCGCGCACTTGAGCCCGACCCGAACGATCCGGAACTCGGTCACCTGATCCTCGGGGATCCGGAGTTGGTCCATTACCTTTTCCACGTACGCAACCCGCTCATGTCCTCCAACGCATGGCTGAGGAATGTCCTCTGTGACGTGGACGCGGCGCACCCGCAGACGCTGCCGCCGCCGTTCTCCATGGAGCCTGTCGCCATGAACAACGGCGTGATGGGTCCTTGACCAGGGGAGAGGGAACCACGTGGGCCTGAAGATTGCGCTGCTCAGCCGGGACAATGGCGTGGGCCTGTCGCTGGACACCGCGCTGCTCACCGAACTTTTCGAATCGGCTGGACACGAGGTCGAATTCCACGACTGGCAGGCGAAGGAGATGCCCCGGACGGACGTCGCCTTTCACCTGGAACTGGTCAGCCGGAACCTCGCTCAGTTTGCCGACAAGAACATCGCCATTCTGAATCTGGAATGGTATCCGCGAGAGTGGATGAAGTACCTTCCGGCATTCGACCAGATCTGGGCGAAAAGTCACTACGCACTGCGCTTCTGCCGCAATCGAGGCGGTAAAAACGTGCAGCTCACCGGCTTTCTGGGGACAGATCTCTACGATCCGGACGTGAAGCGCGAGCTGAAGTGCATGCACCTGCGCGGCCGGTCGGGCATGAAGGGCACCGAGCAGGTCATCGGCGCCTGGCAGAAGGACTCCACGCTGCCTCCGCTCACGATCATCTCGAAGGACGAGGTGCACATCCCGGCCGGGCTGGAAGACCGCATCACGGTCGTCCTCTCACCCTCGGACGAGGAACGCAACCGCCTGATGAACGAGGCGGAGATCCACGTCTGCCCCTCCATCGCGGAGGGGTGGGGCCACTACATCACCGAGGCCATGTCGGTGGGGGCCATCGTGGTGACGACGGACGCCTCGCCGATGAACGAGCACATCCGGCCGGAGTGGGGCTACCTGGTCGGGGTGACCAGTACGCGCAACCATCACCAGGCGATTCTCACGTACACCTCCCCGACGCTCATCGCCGAGGCGGTGCGCCGGGCTGCCGCCCTCACTCCGGAGCGCCGTGAACAGATCGGCAAGGCGGCCCGCGCCCGCTTCTTGAAGCGCAATGCAGAATTCAAGGAAGTCGCACTGAGGCTGGTGGAGCGGTGAAGCACACGGTTCTGGTTCCAGCGTGGCGCAGGCCCGACATGCTGCACGCCTGTCTCACCCGGCTGGCCAAGGCGGCAGCCGGATATGACGTGCGTGTGGTGGTCACTCTCGACCGCAAGGGGACACTCGAATGCCGTCAGGTGGCCGAGTCGTTCTCCAGCTCCTTCTCCGAGATATTCCTGCGGGTGATGCACCATCACCAGTTTCACGGGAATTCCTACAACATCCTGTCGGGCCTGAAGGACTCCCTGGTCATTCCTGCGGATCTGATTCACGTGGTCGAGGACGACATCATGGTCTCGCTCGGCTACTTCGCCTACCACGAAGCCGCCCACGAGGCTGCTCCTGACGCCTTCTCGGTCAGCGCCTGCCGGAACCAGAACCTGGTCGGGGAGCCTCCGGCTGCGGCATACCGGCACCCCTCCTATCAGTCGCTGGGCGTTTCCTTCCGGCCCAACGTTGCCCGTCAGGCGGTCGAGCACAACAAGCCCGTTTACTACGGCGACATGGTCGGGTACTGCCGCCGGACTTTCCCCGGGAGCCTCATCCCGCCGGGGCATGCGGAGCAGGACGGCCTGTTCAACCGGATCCGGGAGCGCCAGAGCGGCGTGACGGTGTACCCGGAGCGGCCCCGGGCCTTCCATGCCGGGTTCTACGGGTACAACCGGACCGGCCGGAAACTCTCGGGCTCGATCGAGCGCCGGTCGGAGAAGATCCTCTCGATGACCTCGGAGGAGATGAATGCGATGGCGGGCCTGATGAAGGACCATGAGGTCATCGACCTGGATGAGAACCTGCCGGTCGACGAGGTGAGGGAGGCCCTGTAATGGCCCAGATCGGGATCAAGTACAACTACCGGTTCGGCGGCGCCCAGCGGTACTACGGGAGCGGCACGCCGAACGGCGCCTTCGACATCGGCCTCTCCGCCTTCGTCGTCGACCACCTGAACAAGTCCCGTCAGCGCCTCGTGCTCGACATGTCGAACGCCCGGCGCCGGGGCGAGGGTCTGGTGAGGGCGAAGTCCCGCGTGGACACCGGCCGGATGAAGTCCTCGGTCACCGGCACGGGCGACTTCGGCACGGACATCCTGAAGATCTCCTTCGGGTGGGAGTCGATGAACCCGTACTACGCCCCGTTCCAGGAGTTCGGTACGCGTACCGGGATCACTCCGATGATGGCCGTGCTCGACGCCTTCAACCAGGTGACCGCCGAACTCCAGGCCCGGATCGGGGGGCGTTGATGACTTCCCTGCTGGACTGGCAGCTCGACATCTACCAGCGCCTGGACACGGGCCTGCCCAACACGCCCGTTTTTCTGGAAGGCGTGCCCGAGAACACCGACATCATCAAGGACCCGTCGGGCTTCTACAAGCCGAGCGTCATCCTCTGGTTCGGCCAGGCATTCGACATCTCCGGATTCGGCGGCCGTCTGTCTGTGGCAGATCTCTGCGGTGTTTCCGGAGAGGACAAGGGTGTCACGAAGAAGGCGGGGTTCATCGTCGAATCCGTTGCGCCTTCCGGCCTTTCGCTTCTCCAGCTTGCTCAGGCATGCCGGGATCTCCTGGTCGGATACACGCCTGCCGAGCAGGGCGAGATCAGCGAAGCGGGATCGGGAACAGTCCGCGATCCGTACCCGGTTGGTGTCGGCGACACGCTGCGTTTCTACCTGGCGATCGGGTTCCAGGGCATCGTGAATGTCGGTCAGCACACCGGAACGGGTTCGTGAAGAATTCGCTTCGGGCGCCCGACGTCCCAGGCAGGGGCTTTCGCGGTTAGACTCCGGTCAGGCACGATCATGCCTTCCGGCCGGAGGTACGAATGGCAGCAGTGAAGAGCCTCCCCCCGTCGCTCACCATCTGGTGGGTCGACGAATCGGACCAGACGTCCGAGGGGTACGAGGGCACGTACGGCGAGGGTTTCGCGGACATCGACCACCCGACCGCCGCAGAGATCAACGCGGGTCTGAACATCTCGTGCGCACTGACCACCGACATCACGCTCGGCTGGACGGACCGCGACACGGACGACACGCGTGGCCTCTGCGACGACTCGAACGTGGCGACCCCGACCGCGAAAAACTACGAAGGCCAGCTCAACGTCTTCCTGGACCGCGACCCGAACAAGCTCGACCCGTCGATCTACAACGACGTGATGCGCCTGTTCAAGAAGCCCCTGCGCTCGGGGTTCCTGGTCCAGCGGATCTCGAAGCACCCCGTTCGTGACCCGAACGCGGTGGACGACGACTGGGTCACGGTCTTCAAGTTCCTCTCCGGCGATCCCAACGTCATCAACGACGCGACCGCCCCCCTTCAGCTTCAGCCGACCATGTACGCACAGGGCCAGTCCTCGGACGGCCTCGTGCAGGTCGGCAGCACCGCGAGCTGACAACCCGTACGACCGAAGGAACGGACATGGCGCAGGACATTGCGGAGCCGGGCAACCCGGAGCCCGGCCCCGACAACTTCAGCTTCGAGGACTACCTGGAGGGGAACTCCACGTTCCCCGTGTTCAAGCACACGGCCTTCCTGGACCAGAAGAGCGGAGCCGAACTCGGCGCGGTGCTCGAAGAGCTGGACGACCTGGTCGGCAGGCTGGAGAGCGTCGAGAAGGACATCCGCAAGCGCACGGAGACCTCCGCGAACTCGTTCGTGGACTCGGTGCTCGACAGCCTCCAGGAGCAGCGCACCGAGCTGGAAGAGGAGATCGACAAGCTCTCCGCTCGGGTCGAGGAACTGAAGGAGAAGATCGTGAAGTCGGGCATCACGCTCGTCTTCCAGGTCAAGACGCCCGAGGAGCTGGGCACGGTCACCCGCGAGGCGACCCGCAAGTTCCACAAGGAGAACCCGCACTACAAGGACGCGAGCGAGAACGACCTCGACTACATCACCGCCCGCAGCCGCTACACCTTGACCGCGCAGATCTCCCACTTCTGCATCGAGGTCGAGCTGCCCGACGGCCGGAAGGTTCCGCCGCCGACGCAGAACGGCGCCGACCTCCTCCTGAAGAAGCTCATCTCCTCGGAGACCATGCGCCTGATGGAGTCCGTGGGGACCGGACTGTCGGCTTCGCGTGACTGGGCCGACAAGCTCGATGCCGGGTTTCTTGGCCGAAGCTCTCACCTGGAAGAAATCGGCATGGGTGCGACCTCTGTTGAAAACGGCGAGGTCGTGGTCCGTGCCCCCGCTGACAATGCTGACGGGGCAGCCCTCTGACTGGGCTGATGAGCGCAACCGCAAGCTGGCCATGGCGCTGACGATCCTGGAGGAGGAGACGTGCAAGCAGTGCGGCACTCCTGCCTGGATCGGCATGTCGACGAACAACGAGATCGTCTTCGATCTGAAGGGCGCTGTCTGCTACGGCTGCGCGGAGATCGAGAAGGATCGCGAGGACAGCGAGAAGCGGCGCGGGAAGATCCGCCAGAAGGGAGAGACCCGGTACGTGTCTGCACGTAACGTATGGGGCGCGGGCACTCCGCTCCCTTCCCGGGCGCACTCCTACCAGCACGACATGCCGGACGGCGACTGAAGCGGAGGTCTAGGTGGCAACGGGCTTCGATGCAACAGCTCGCATCAACCTGGACATCCGTTCTTTCGCCCAGGGCGCTCAGGCCGTCACGAAGTCCGGCGGCCAGATGGAGAAGGTCTTCTCCAACCTGAACTCCGTCCTGAGCAAGGTCGCTCTCGTGGAGAGCGGCCTTGCCGCCAAGCTCCGCACCTCGCTGACCGTCTACAACCAGATCACGTCGGCCACCAAGAACTACGCCTCCGCAGTTCAGGCTCTCCAGAAGAACGAAGCGAACAGCGCCAACGGCGCCAAGCTGATGACGCAGGCATTCCAGCAGCTCCGCTCCGCCCTGGCCTCTGTTCAGGGTCTGAGCGAGAAGGAGTACCAGCGCCTGAATCGCACGGTCACGCTGTACCAGAAGCTGGCCTCGGTCATCAGCACGCTGGCCAACGCGCAGAAGTCGATGTCGTCGATCACCCAGAACGCCATCGCCGCGCAGCAGAAGGAGGAGCAGGCCAAGCGGAAGGCGGCCGAGACTTCCCAGCGACTCGCGCTCGAAGAGCAGAAGCTGGCGATCCAGCGGGAGAAGCTGGCGCAGTCGGCCCAGCGCATTGCCCAGCAGGAGCAGGCCCTGGCCGCCGCCCGAGCCCGTACTGCTCAGGCGACGCAGAGCGCCCACCAGTCGACCGTCTCCTACTCGGGCTCCACGTTCGCCCTGCGTAACACCGTTGGTGAGCTGGAAAGCTCCTTCCAGTCGCTGTTCAACGTGTTGTCGAAGGTGCCCACGGCACTCGCCGGGGCGGCCATCTCTCAGGAGCAGGCGTTCGCCCAGGTGGCCCGAGTCGTGGGCGAGGCCGAGGCTGCCTCGGTCGGCCTGCTCGCAAGGTTCCAGGAGATCGCCCAGCAGGCGCCGATCTCCTTCGAGGAAGTGGCCCGTATCGGTCAGCTCGGTGCGGCCATCGGTATCTCCGAACAGAACCTCGGCGACTTCACCGACACCATCGTGAAGTTCTCGCTGACCACGGGCGTGGCGGCCGATGAGGCGACGCTGCTTCTCGGCCGCATCGCACAGATGCAGGACGTGCCGATCTCCGAGATCGACCAGCTCGGCTCTGCGATCCTCGCCCTCGGTACCGCGTCGGCCGCAACCGACCAGGAGATCCTGCGCGTCAACGCCTCGATCGCCACCGTATCGAACCTGTTCGGCCTCACCGCCCAGCAGACGGCCGGTCTCTCCGCAGCCCTGGCCACCCTCCAGGTCCGGCCCGAGCTGTCACGTGGTGCCCTGACCCGCGTGTTCAACGAGCTGTCCACGGCCGTCTCCGACGGCGGTACGGAGCTGAGCAAGCTGGCCAAGGTCATGGGGATGACCGACGCCGAGGTCTCGAAGCTCTACAACAACCCGGCGACGCGCGGCGACTTCCTGCTGGCCTTCATCCAGGGACTCAGTCGGGCGGCAGGAGCCGGTGGTGACGTCCAGGGCGTGCTCCGTGAACTGGGTGTCAACGCGGTCCGAGACATCGACGTGTTCTCCCGCCTGGCCAACAACGCCGATATCGTCAGCGAGTCCTTCGACCGGGCCAACCAGGAGTTCGCCAAGGGCACCGAGCTGAACCGGCAGTCGAAGGGTATCTACGAGACCACGGCGGCCGAACTCCAGAACCTCTCCGACGCCTTCGGTACCCTGCTGGCCACCCTCGGCGGCCCCCTGGCCTCGGCCATCGGCTCGATCGCCGGGCACCTGGCCGATGTCATCGGCTTCTTCGCCCACCTCGGTCCGGTCGTGCCCATCATCGGTACGCTCGGCGCCCTGGCGGTCACGGCTGCCGCCGGGTGGGCGCTCTACCAGGTGGCCCTGTCGAAGACAATCCAGTCTCTGATCGCGGCCCGCGAACTCCAGGAGCGCCTGAAGGTCAGCACGCTGAGCGCTCGTGTCGCGCTCGACATCTACCGCAACGGCTTCCAGGGCACGACGGCCGCGCAGGCTGCGGCGGCCAACTCGCAGCGTCAGCTCACGGTCAGCACGGAGGCTCTGTCGACGGCGCTCGCCGCGTCCTCGACGACGATCCGGGGCTACTCGCTGGCGGCGGCCCAGTCGGCGACCGGGCTGAACGCGATGAGCACGGCCAGCGCCAACGCGGTGCGAGGCCAGGACGCCCTGTTCGCCTCTACGCTCGCCACGCAGACCTCGATGCGCCAGCTCAGCGCCCAGGCGACCGCCTCCGCCCTGGCCATGGCCAACGTCTCGAACGTCAACCGGAACCTGGCGCTCACCCAGACGCAGATCGCAAACTCCTCCCGGGTGTTCGCTGGCCAGACGGCCATCTCCGCAACGGCCGTGGCGGGCCTGAACACCGCGACCGCCCGCGCGGTGCCGACGACCAACCTGATGTCGGCCTCCATGCGCAACGCGGCGGCGGCCGGTGCCCAGATGGGCGCCGGTATGGGAACGGCTGCCGCGTCCAGCACCGTTGCGGCCGGTGCCTTCACCCGGGCAACCACCGGCATCACGGCCTCGGGTCTGGCGGCCCGCGCCGCAGCCTTCGCGTTCGGCCCTTGGGGTATCGCCATCGCCACGGCGGGCATCCTGCTCGGTCCGCTCATCGGCAAAATGTTCGACTTCCGATCGGAGTCGGAGAAGATCGCCGACGCCGCGTTCGAGGCAAGTGGTGGCACGCAGGCCCTGGCCAACGCGATCAAGGCCGACACCGACGCGGCGGTGCTGGCGGCCGGTGGCGTGAGGCAGTACAACGCGGCGATCAAGGACGGCTCGAAGAGTGCTCTGGAGTCCATCGGCGTCTACCGCACGATCACCACCACGAAGGGCGACCTGGCCGATGCCGACGTGCGTTCGGCCGAGGCGGCGCGCACGGAGGCCAAGGAGCGGCTGCGCGCGATCGAGGCGACGAAGGGTTCGAAGGAAGCCCTGGAGGAGCAGGCCAAGGGGCACGGCACCGGAGCCCAGGCGGCGCAGCGCTACCTTCGCGAGATCGCGAAGGAAGAGGGCGTCATCAACAAGACGACCGAGGCGCTGGGCCAGAACACGGCGGCCATCGGTGAGAACACCAAGCAGTGGCTGCTCGACACCGCCCAGGCCGCAGTGGAGACGTCGAAGCTGGCCGACGGAAGTGACCTCAGCCGACGCTCCCTGGAACAGCTCGGCGAGGCGGGCGTGAACGTCGGCAGCCTGCTGGAGCTGTCCCTCTCCGACCCCGACAAGGCGCTTCGGCAGCTCGACGCTGCGATCAAGGAAGTCGGCAAGACGGCCGACAACTACGCACCGTCGGGCTCCGGCAAGCTCGGTGAGCAGATCAATAACGAGGCCGCCGCAGCCATCCGCCTGAAGAACTTCCTGGAGGCCCTGCGTACGACGATCTCCGCCGAAGACAGCGCCTCGACGAAGCTCTCGATCACCAAGGGCCTGCTGGCCGACGCGCTCGACGAGACCGGCACCTCGGCCAGCTCGGCGAGCGGCAAGATCAAGCTGACGAAGTCCGCCCTGGAGGATCTGGACACCACGGGCGAAGAGGCGCAGCAGGCGATCGACCAGCTTGCCCAGACCTTCGAGAAGTTCGGCACTCCGCTCGACGCCTTCAAGTCGGCGGCCGAGTCGGCATTCGGCAAGGCCGAGGACGCGATCGACAAGTTCTCGCTGAAGACCAAGGGTGGCCTGGATGCCTATATCAAGGAACTGGAGAAGATCGCCAAGGCGCAGCGCGACTGGTCGGCGAACCTGATCAAGATCTCCGCGACCCTCGGGCCGGAGGTCGCCGAGCAGTTCCGCAAGATGGGTCCGGAGGCGGCGCCCGCCGTCGCCGAGCTGGCCGACCTCTCGGCTAAGGAGCTGGAGAAGCTGGGCCCGCGCCTGGCCGAGATCGGCGGCGACGCCACCAGCAACCTCGCGGCGGCCATCATTCAGAACTCCGGGAAGATCGAGAACGCCACACTCCAGACGCGCACGATCATCGCCGATGTCTTCGGCAACCTGATCGACAAGGCGAAGACCAGCGAGGACTTCGCCGACGTCTCGAACCAGTACGCCAAGCTGGTGACCCAGCTCAGCCAGGTCAAGGGCGTGAAGATCGACATTTCGGCCGACGACGCCAAGGCGTTCAAGTCGCTGAGCGACCTGAGTCTGTACATCGACCTCGTCGGCAAGAAGAAGGTCAAGCCCGAGGTCGCCATCGACATCATCAAGGCGCAGGGTGACATCGCCAAGCTCCAGGAGCTGCTGAAGAACGCGAACCTGAACAAGGAGGGCAAGGCCACCCTCAACACCCTGATCTTCCAGTCGCAGCTCACCCAGCTCACCACGTTCGTGGACGGCCTGGAGGCCGAGGGCAAGCTGGACGCGAAGGGCAAGGGCAAGCTGAGCGACGCGGAGTACCGGGCGAAGGTGCTCGCGATGACCGAGTTCCTGGCGTCCACGGAGGGCCAGGGTCTGCTCAACCCGAAGGGCAAGGCCCAGCTCAACGACAAGGAGTACCGGGCCCAGATGACCGCCCTTGCCCAGCTCATCCTGGGCAAGGAGGCGGCCGGTGAGTTCGACGTCAACGGTGACGGCAAGCTCGACGACGACGAGTTCAAGGCTCTGCTGGAAGCTCTGAAGCGCGCGGTCGCCGACGCGAACAAGGGGAAGCTGAACCCGAAGGGCACCGTCACCCTGGCCGGTGTCGGCACCTTCAACCGGCAGCTCGGCGGAATCGTCCAGGCCGCGTATACGGCCGGTGGCCGGATCACCAACGCGCTGACCAGGTCGGCAACCGTCTCGGTGGGTTACTACTACTACCAGAAGAACTCCCCGCCGAAGAGCTACGCGGCGGCCAACGGTGGCTGGATCAACGGGCCTGGCGGCCCGAAGTCCGACGTGATTCCGGCGATGCTCTCCAACGGCGAGTTCGTCGTGAACGCTGCCTCGGCCAAGCGCTTCGGCGCCCTGCTGGAGGTCATCAACCGGCACGGCGGCCGGGGCTTCTCCGGTGTGGCCAAGCGCCTGCTGGACTCCGGCGTGACGGGCGGCTCGAAGCAGGTCCGGGCGCGGCAGGGAGGCGCGGGGACGACGATGCTCGGCGGCAGCAGTGCGGTGCAGCAGGTTCCGCCGGAGAGCGTGTCGGTGTTCACCGCCCGTCTGGCCGCCCCGTCACAGGGTCCGACGAACGTCTTCAACATCAACAACCAGTACCCGCAGGCCGAGCCCACGTCGACTACGATCAACAGGTCGCTGGCCTACGCAGCGACGATCAGCGGGGTGTGAGCGATGGCGACGGCATACAAGATCAACGGGTTCACGATCGGCGGCAAGGCCATCACCTCGGGGATGTACCTCCTGGAGGGCACCGAGTACGCACCGGCCCTGGCGCCGCGCCGTGCCGTCATCGAGGTACCGAACACGCACTACGCGATCCCCCAGTGGGACGATCCGCTGTCGCAGATCACGGTCTCCCTGAAGATCCGCATCGTCGATCTCACGCCAGAGGCGCTGGCCTCGCGGTGGAACACTCTGATGGGCCTGCTCGGCATGGGTACGAACCAGCCCATCACCCTCACCCGGGTCCGGGGGACGATCGAGGAGACGGCCGATGCCCAGCTCGTCTCGATGAACACTCCGGACTTCTCCTGCCCGAGCAACCGGGCCGACGCGACGATCATCTTCAACATCCCCGGCGGCGCCTGGCGGGGCACCGAGACCACGGTGACCTTCTTCAACAGCTCCTCGAACACCCTGGCCAACGCGCTCTCCTCGACGGTGCCCATCGCCGATTCGCTCCTGCTGCTGAAGGGTCCGGCCACCTCCCTCACGGTCACCGACAACACCTCGACGACCTCGGTCTTCTGGGGTGACGGGTCGTCCTCGGTCAGCTCGGCGCAGTGGCTGCTCATCGACCCCCGCTACATGAGGGCTCGCCTTCAGTCCTCGGAAGTCTGGACTTTCACCACGGGAACGAACGTCACGGGCGCCCTGGAATTCCGTGGAAACGGACCGCTGACTTTTACGTCGCGCGGTTCCGGTTCTTTCGGGAACAGGACCGGTACATTCACCGTTACAACTGCTGGCGGAAACAACGGAGTGCAGGTGCGATCCAGGTACGCGGTGGTGTGACATATGGCGCTGGTGAATACGCTGGTCGTTCGCTTCCGGGCGTACGCCGCAAACGGCGCGGCGATCGGAATCCTGCCGCATCCGCTTTCCTGGGAAGCTGGCATTCCGCTCAACGACATGCCCTCGCTGACGATGACCTACCCGGACGGGTCGGACGCGGCCAACCTGCTGAAGTCGCCCTGCGAAGTGGCGCTTGAGCTGCGCGACCCCAACACGGGCACCTTCACCGAACACCCCGGGTGCCGGTTCATGAACGTCCGCCGGTCGTTCGACCTCGCCGCCCGGCCGCGCATCCTCTCCTTCACGATGCCGTCGTACGGATGGCAGCTCAAGAAGGTCCGCTGGATGGACCCGGACAACCCGCGCCTGAACAAGGACGGGCAGATCGCTTACAAGACGTCCGTGTCCCCGGCGCTTCCCGTCAAGGACATCATCGACCTCGCCAGGAACCGGGGGAACATCCCCGGCCTGACGTACGACTTCACCGGCAGTGTGGATTCCGCAGGCACTGCCTGGGGCGTCACGATGAAGGGCAACTTCGATTACGGCCAGGACGCCTGGTCGATGATCGACGCCCTCTCCCGTCAGGGCTTCTTCGACTGGCGGATGAACAAGCGCGTTCTCCAGATGTACAAGGCCGACACGACACTGCGGCGCCAGCTCGACAGCGACACGGGCGTTCACGTCCACAGCATGGTCGGCACCACCGAAGAGCCGGTCGAGCGCACCTGGGAAGACCTGGCCGGATTCATCGTGGCCGTCGGCGACCAGCAGCTCATCTCCGGCATGGTCGAGGCGCCGGACTCCGTCGAGTACCCCTGGGGGAAGTGGGACGAATCGATCTCGGCGTCAGGCGTCACCGATGTGCAGACCCTCGCTCAGATCACCGACAACCTGCTGCTCACGAAGTACAAGAGCCGCACCCAGTACACGAAGAAGTTCGTCTGGACCGAGGGTGCCCCGGTGCCGCTCGTGGACTACCGGCCGGGCGACTTCATCCGGGCGATGAGTGACGCGACGACCGGCGCCCAGAAGGCGTCGATGCGTGTCTACCAGATCACCCTCTCCGGGACGGATCCGTACGGCGTCGGTGTAGCGCTCACCCTCAACGACCGGTTCACCGACCGCGCCCTCCAGACGGAGCGCTGGGTTTCCCGTGTGTCGGGCGCGGGCGGCCCCACGGGCGGCGGAGGCACGGGCGCCGGTACGAAGCCCCAGAAGCCCGCTCCGATCGACTCCACGCCCCCCAAGGCGCCGATCCTGAACTCGGTGACCAACGAGCCGTACTTCTCCTCGCTGGGCGACCCGGTCTCGATGGCCGACGTCGCCTTCCAGGTCTCCACCAAGGACGTCGAGAACCGCACGATCGACATCCTGCGGTACAACGTGGCCGCGCGCCGGTCGGACTTCAACTGGCAGCAGGCGTTCACCGTCCAGGTGACCCAGCCTGATTCGCCGTCCACCGGCCAGGTGATCCACGCCAAGGTGCCGCTGCTGGACTCGGGCTACAGCTACGAGTTCCGGGTGCAGGCCATCCGCGATTCGGGCTACGCCTCGGACTGGTCGAACGCCATCACCCAGACGATGGGTTACCCGACGACGGCCCCCGAGATCCCCTCGGCGCCGATCCTCTCGTCGAAGCTCAGCACGGTGAAGGCCGAGTGGGACGGCAAGGACGAGGACGGCAACGCCTACCCACCGGAGTTTCGCGAAGTCCAGGTCGAGGTGTCGACCAACAACTCCACGTGGTTCCACGCGGGCGACATCTTCTCGGGCGGCGCCGGGCTCATCATGAGCGGCAAGGGCGGCCTGCCGACCTGGAACGTCGGCAACACCGTCTACGTCCGCTTCAAGGCGATGAACAGCGCCTCGGTCATCTCGGCGACTTCGGCAGTCAGCTCGATCGTCGTGCTCGGTGTCAGTGGCCCGGACATCGCGGCGAACACGATCACGGCGAACAACATCGCCACCGGCACCCTGACGGCCGAGCAGATCAAGGCCCACAGTCTCACCGTGGAGAACCTGGCGGTCGGCAACCCGTCGAATCTGGTCGTCGACCCGACGTTCTCCTCGGCCCCGCTGAACACCGCGCGCCTCACTCAGGCGACCGCTACTTCCGGTAGCGGTGTGGCTTGGTCGATAACCGCCGGGGGCGCCCTCCGGATCGACAACAACTCCGGCGCGAACAACTTCAACCGGTTCGGTTTCACCAACAACACGCTGGTGAACTACCCGCTCCAGACCTTCCCCGGTCCGTCCCTGAGCAGCAACGAACTGGCGATCCCCTTCACCCGGCCGGGCAACACGGACGGCATTTCCACCGGAAGTATCAAGTGCCGGTTCGTCGTCACGGCGACCGGCATTCCGGCCAGTCCGGGCGCAGCAACGATCAACGTGGCCATGCTGGCGCGTCAGTTCCAGAGCAGTGGTGCCCCCATCGCCACTTCGGGAACGATCCGGTCGGACTTCACGATCTCGGCGAATGGCACCTACACGGTTGAGTCGACGACCGGATGGAACCCGGCGGCCGGTACGGTCAGCTACATCCCTTATCTGTATGTAAAGTTCGAGAACACGGTGGACCCGGCCGTGGCTCTGGAGTTCACCCAGATCGAGATCTGGCAGGAGCAGTCGGTCTTCATCGGCAACGGCCTGATCAAGACTCCACTGCTCGCCGCCAACGCGGTGACCACCGACGTCCTGAACGCCGACGCCATCACGGCCAAGCACTCGATCAGGTCGGCTTACTACGAGATGACGAGCCAGTCCGGCGGCGCCGTCATCAAGATCACGGAGAATGCCAACTTCAACGGTCAGTCCGGTATCCGCTGGGACGGCCTGACGAACTACGGCCCCCGCATTTTTCAGGCCGACGCATCCGGTACTGGGGGGTGGGACCCGCGCGGCTTCGTCATCACCGGCCCGGAGCAGACGGTGAACTCCTCCGGCCGGGTGGACCTTCAGTTTGCCTACGGTGTGAACGGTTCGAAGATTACTCGACAGTACGGAACCGAGACGATCTCCGTTCAGGGAATCTACTGGGATTCCTCGGTGGCTCGTTTCCGTATCGGTGGCATGTTCAACACCGGCCATTTCCAGAACGACATGTTCCGGATGGACCGGGTCGGGTTCCAGAACGGTACGTATTCGTACGGATCGGTCACCACTCGCCGGTACTACCCGATCATCACCCCGAACGCTGGAAGTACGCCCGCAACCAGTTCAATCGTCACCTTCCCCAGCGGAACCGAGGGTGGATTCCAGTACGTTTCCTCCTCGGGAACCACCGAGGTATTCTTCATCGCCGTCTGTGGAACTCCGTGAGGAAAGATGGCTGAAATCGACGTGATCCGGCACGTAATCCGGCCGCACCAGCCCGCCAAGGGTGAGGAGTACGACCCGACACAGGACATGCTGATCGTCGTCCACAGGAACCCCAACGATCCGGATGATCCAGTGGAGTTCGGTCACCACATCCGCCTGAGTGTGGTCGCCTATCGCAAGGAGATGTGGGGGCTGGGGGACTACGCCAGCACCATCGACATGGAGCTGAAGGATCTGGAGCGGTACTACGCCCGGGAGTCCGACAATGAGGACTATGGCGTGCATCCGCTTGCGACCATCACGGAGCACTACTTCGATGCGCCCCCGGTCCGCATGAAGTCCTTCCGCCCGGACTACGTTCTGGACCGCGTCGAATCCCGGCTCACCGCGCTGCCCGGGACGACGGACGGCGCGGTGAAGATGTGCCTGGACACGGTGCTGTCGGGAATCGACGACGTGAAGGGCTGCCTGGCATCGGACCAGCAGCAGACTTTCCCCTGTAAGGGGATGACCGGACTGTCGACCGATACGGTCGGGGCTCGGACTGACACGATGACGCGCATGGAGGAGCAGACCCAGCGACTGGAGCTGGTCTCCTCCGGTCCGCTCGACGAGGTGCGCCAGCTCCTGACCGACCGGGAGAGCGAGCTGGAGACGGCCCGGGACGGGTTCGTGAGCCACGCCCTGATGACGAGCAACGTGCCGGAGATCATGCGCAAGCGGGTGGTGGCCGCCGCCGTCAGGCGCGGCATTCTGGAGGAGAACACGTGGATGTAGGGACGGTGTCCTCGGAGGATGTGCTGGGTTCGTACGAACGCCAGCTCACCGAGGCTCACAGGAAGATCGCCATGCTGGAGGCCGCCCTGGAGCGTGAGCGCCGGGCCGCCGCTCAGGCCCGTATCGCCAGCCAGCCGACTGATCAGGCCGACCCGCAGGAGATGCCGTGACCGACATGCAGATTCCGCCGTCTGGCGTGATCGCGAAGCTCCCCTTCGAGGTGCCTCAGCCGGGCGACTTCCCCACCATCGGCGGGGTGCGCGTCTACTTCACCTTCGGGCAGGACAACCCAAGCCCGTTCCAGCCGAGGCTCCTGCTGGGAGGCGTGAACTACACCCTCACCGAGAGTGCCACCGGCCCGATGAGCCGGACCTTCATCGCGCAGCTCCCCGCCCCACTGGACGCTCCGCAGCAGGCGGAGGTCTGGGTGAACGAGGGCATCTCGCTGGAGCCCGGCTGCATCATCACCGCCTACGCCTGGGGCGCCCAGACCGAGTCCGGTACGGGCGCCCTGAATCCGGACGAGGGCGGCGAGCCCAGCACGATGACCGAAACCATCGAGCTGGGCACCGTCACGGTGCTGACGTGGCCCGAGTGGAACCGCCTGACCGGCGCGAACGAGGGGCTGGAGGGGTCGTAGTCCGGCCACCCCTCGGATAGGCCACCCGGCACACCGGCAGATACCGCATGCGGGTCAGGTGGGCCACGGCATGCCGCAGGGAGTCCCTGACGTGGCGCTGGGCGTGCTCGTGGCCCATGTGGAGGCCCAGCGCCTCCAGCACCTCGTCGGGGACCATGTGCTTGGCCTCGACGGGCTCCTGGGGGTGCACGGCCTCGAACAGGTCCCGCTCGAACATGACCTGTTCCACGGATCCGATGACCCGCAGGGCCGTGACGTCCTTCTGGGCGTCGTTGTTGCGCAGGTGGAAGTTCTCGTAGAGCAGATGGTGCCTTCCGGGGTACTGCGCGTTCCACTCGATGAGCTTCATCGACGGCATGGCGCCCAGGCTGCCCAGCCGAGGATCATAGGGGACCGTGGCCCAGTCGATCAGCTCGAACTCGCGCGGGCGGATGTGCAGCAGGCTCATCCCCGTTTCGCCGCCGGGGTCCATGCAGTCCATGAAGTACCCCTGTGCAGCCGTTTCGGAATCCATCTCAACATCCCTTTCCCTTCCGGTAATTGGTGCCTAATGAGCGAAAAGTCCTGGCGGTACGTACACGCGTGGCCCGTACCCATGACCGACACGGCCGGGAACCGGCACCAGGTGCAGTACCAGGAGAACGCGGAGACCAGGCGGGTGCGCTACGTCCACCTGCCGACCTGTTGGTGCCGGACTACGCCGCCTTCTCGTAGCAGCCGATCCACGTCCGTGAAGCCGGGCTCGCGCCGCACGTGATCGGGACGGTCTCGAAGAAGGTCGTCAGCGCCTTCATGGCCCTCGCCGAGATCTCCTCGACCCGGTCCTGGGGGACCTCCAGCACGATCTCGTCGTGGATCACGAGGACCAGCATCTCCAGCACCTCGCGGTCCATCCTCAGCAGGCCGTCGCAGAGCAGATCGCGAGTCGTCGACTGGCCGACCTGGGCGGGCGCCTGCGTGTACTCCTGACCTGGGATGACGCGCAGAACCCGGCCCCACTTGCTGGGCACCAGGCCCGTCTGCTCGGCTCGGCGCCGGATGCGGTCGCGCCAGCGGCACAGCACCGGGAACGCCCTCTTCATCCCGTCGTCGAACTTCCTGGTGACCTCCAGCGGCAGCTCGGTGTGGGCCGAGGCACCCTTCGGGCCCTGGCCGTAGTTCCAGGCGTGGGTGATCGCCTTGGCCCGGCCGCGCGCATCGTCGTCGCGGCTGCCGAAGACGCGGAACGCGACCTCGCGGTGCATGTCCATCCCCGGCCGGGCGAGCTTCATGTACTCGGGGTCCTGGCACCATCCGGCCACGGCGCGGGCGTCGACCTGGTCGAGGTCGATGGCGATGAAGACGTGCCCCCGCTTCGCCTTGAACATCCGGCGCTGGAGCAGCGCCGCGCCGCGCTTGCCGATGTTCGTCACGGACGGCTTGATGTGGGCCCAGCGGCCGGATGCCTGAATGTCGCCGATCTGCGGGTGGACCCGGCCGTCGGGGCAGACGTTCTCCAGCACCTCTTCGGCCTTGGCGCTGGCAGATCCGACCATGATGGCCGCCTCGCACAGCTCCAGCACATCGGGGTTGTCGGCGTACTTCCGGCTCAGGCCCGGGACGGACTCGTTGCCGCGCAGCCAGGCATCCTTCCCGAGAGCGTCCTTGGACAGTGCGAGCTTGCCGCCGTTGGGCGTGTACGGAACATCCTCGTCACGCACCCCGGCCCGGCGCAGCGCCCGCTCGAACGCGTCACGCCCCTCGTTCGTCGTGAGGGGGGACGGGCCGATCGTCTTGCTGCGCCACTTCCAGCCCATGCGCAGATCGGGGCACGGCCGGTTGAACAGCGACTCGTACCGGGAGCGCACCAGCTTGCCGTGCCTGGTCGTGCGGGGGATGCGCACCTCGACGCGTTCCTGCCACCGGACCTCGGAGTTCGGCAACGGCACCCCGGCCTTCTCGTGCAGCAGCTCGTACGCCTGGGTGCGCTGCTGCTCGGCCAGCTTGATCTGCTGGTGGATCTCGTCCATGTCGACGCCGAGACCTTTGAGGTACATGCCGTTCTGGATGGCGGCGATCAGCATCTCGCGCTTGACCACGGGAATCAGGTTCTTGCGGTAGGCCCGCTGGCCCATCTCGCGGTAGACGTCCCGAGAAGCGATCAGGTCGCCACGGAGGTAGTCCCAGTACTCCGCCAGCATGAGGGGGATTTTGTCGTAGCCGCCGTACTGCGCGGCCATGCGCGGCAGGTGATCGGTTTTCCCCTCGAACCCGTAGCGCTCGGCCACGTCGTTGAGCCGGTAGCTGATGCGCAGGTCGGACGGCGTGAGACCGCGCCGCGCGAGCGCCCTGAAGTTGACCTTCACGCCGGGCCGCAGCTTCGGGTAGGGCGGGTTGATGGTGCGCTCGCCCACGAGGGTGTCGATCGCTTTCTCGGCCAGGTCGTGGTAGTTGGCGCCGCAATGCACGGCCAGGGCGACAAGGTCGAATCCGAGGATGTTGTGGCCGTAGATCACGTTCGCGTCGCGCAGGACGTCGAGCAGATCCTGCGGGTCCGTGGAGATCTGCGGCTCGCCGTCGTCGACCACCCAGCCGACGAGCCGGACGAACGGACCCTCGTATCCCCCCTTGAAGAGCAGGTCGGCGCTGGCGGTCTCGATGTCGAAGCCGACTACACCGGCCATCTTCTTCCCCTCCGTCACGCGATTCCCGTGGTCGCGGGCAGGAGGTACTTCTCCTCCCACGAGTAGAGCAGGTCGTAGTACCTGCTGCCGAGGTGCCGGGCGCGATGTGGCCTAGGCAGCTCGGGGATGCACAAATGGTAGCAGTCCTCACCGTTTCTGGGGACGGGCGTCGCAGTGAAGATGTTCTCCTTCAGGAGCATTTCCGGGAACAGGTCGCGCACCCACTCCTGGCCGTAGACGTACGGCGCCAGCTCCACCTCGCGCTCGCTCGCCATGCCCTGCCAGAACATCTGGTCTTCACGCGAACGCACCGACAGGGTGTCCAGGTCCGGACCGACCGGCGTGAACTGAACACCACGGGACGGCTCCAGCAGGACGACCTTGGGGACGCCCGTGAGCCGGGAGGCCATGGCCTCGGGAACGCCCTTGTCGCGGACGATGTCGGCAGCGAACAGCCGGAAGGCCGTGTCGCCGCGCGTCGCCGCTTCCAGGGCCAGGTGGATCACCCGCATGTCGCACGAACCGAGCACCCGCGTGGCCTGCATCCCCTCGGGCCGGACCATCCACTTCTGGCAGGTCGCCGAGGGCAGCTCGGTCATCTCCTCGAAGAAGGAGGAGCTGAAGAGCAGCAACGGGCTGAGCAGGGTCACCGCAGCCAGCCGACGCCGCCTGCTCCACCTGCGGCGGTTCACGTGGGCCCACCAGGTGAAGGAGAGGATCTGCCCCCTCTCCGCCGGGCTGTACACGTGGAGCAGGTCGACGTCGGCTGGATTGGTGTTGTACGGGCTGCGGAAGACGGTCCGGTTGGGAGCCTCCATGACGCGCTCCACGGCCCTCACGAGGTGCGGGAAGCGGTGCAGTGAGGGAACGAGCGTCCTGGCCCGGGAGACGCGCTCCTGGGGCGTTCCGTAGCGGTCCCCAGGCGGCCTTCCCGGTGGTCGCCCGGTCGGCTTTCGGGCCACGCTTCCTCCGGGTCAGCTCCGCGCGATCGGTACGTAACGAACCCTTCCGCGTTCCATCGTCTTGTGAATCAGGCCCGCCTTGGCGAGCACGTGCAGGTCCGACTCGATGTCCCTCTCCTGGATCTTAGAGCGGAACCGCGAGTAGATGTCCTGCTCCGTGACGCCCTCCTTCCGTGCCTGGATCGCAGTGAGGATTTCGTTCTGCCGGGCAGCCCATTCCGAGTGGAGAATCTTGCCCGCGACGCGCGCCGTAGACCGGTACCACTCCTCGGTCAGGTGCATCGCCTTCAGGAGGTGCGGCATCCGCACGATCTTCTCCCGTTCGGACATCGCGATGAGGACGGCCATCTTCATCATCGAGTCGCCCATGCGGGAAGTTGTGGGCAGCAGCACCTCGGCCAGCTCGTGCTTGTCGGCCGCCGCGTACAGCTCCCACTTGGCCTTCTGGAGGCGGCGCCAGGTCGGGTCGTCGAAGGGGATCATCACCGTGTCGCCCGGCTTGGTCTCCTCCATCCAGAAGGCCCGCGCCGCGAACATGTCGTTGAGCAGCCCCTGGCGCATCACGTCGTCGGCCGGGGTCTGGCCGTCGAACTGTTCGGTGAACATGCCCTCTTCGGTCATCGGCGGCGGGTCGGCCTCCGCGATGAGGAAGCGGGCCAGGTGGCCGGACTGGTAGTCGCCGATCGTCAGGTGCTCGGTGACCTGCTGGAGCGTGCCGCACAGGAACATCAGGAAGTTCGTGCGGATGACCGACAGGTCGCGGTCCTCGTGCTCCTTCAGGTTGCCGACACGCAGAGCGATACGGACGCGGCCGGTGAACAGCTCCGTCATGTGCTCGCGCACGCCCGCCAGGTATCGCTTCGCGGCCTGCTCGTACAGCAGACCGTGAGCCTCGTCCCGGTAGAACACCGAGGAGCGGCCGTTGCGGTCGGGGAGGATGACGCTCAGGGCCTCCGACGTGACATCGGAGCCGAGCAGGTACGGGAAGGTGTCGTTGGACAGCTCGTCCAGGAAGTCGACCCACATCATCATCGCGGTCGTCTTCCTGGCCCGAGTGGTCGGGCCGAGGATGAAGAACCACAGGGTCAGGTTCGTGTCGAACTTCGTCGGGCACTTGCCGAACTCGCCCAGCACGGTGGACAGGACCGTCGCGGCGCCCGCCCGGTGGTAGCAGGACGGGGCGTCGGTGCGCGTCTCGGCCCACTGCTGGTACCGGTCGATGAAGGTGTCCATCGGGACCCGGTCACGCTCCTCCGGCAGGAGGATCGAGACGGCCTCGGCGAAGTCGGCGAGCTTCTTCTCCGGGTTCTCCTCACTTTCGTCGGCCTCCTTGCGGAACCCGAGGTCGGAGAAGCTGTTGCGCTTGGGCTGGTTGTCGGGGTGGTCGTACGCCTTGCAGAGCTGCTGCCACAGCTCTTCCTCGGGACGTCCATCGATCTTGTACTTGTTGCACTTCGCCGACCACGCGATGTGCATGGCTGTGATGCGGGAGACGTTCAGCCGGGAGAGCAGACTGAGCAGCTTCCACAGGGTCTTCGAGCGGTCCTGGTCCGGCTTCAGGTCGGCCGCGTACAGGTCGTGCACCTCGGGACTGGAACGGAAGACCTCGGCAGACTCGCGGATGGACTGCTGCGAGAAGTACCAGTCGCTCTTCGGCGGCATGTCGCTGGCGACGCTCGGCCGGTCCTGCGTGCTGTAGGGCGGATAGGCGCTGGCCAGCGCCTTCATCGTGTACGTGGCGCCCATCTTCGGCTGCGGAACCTGCCAGCGCGGGCGGCCGTGCCGGGAGTACTTGTTGTTCGCCGTGCCAGGCACGCGCAGGAGCTGGCCCGCGTCCCATCCGCTGGGGTCGCAGCCGTCGCGGGTGTGCTCGGAGGCGATGGCCCGGGAGATGTCGATGAGCTGCTGGGGGTCGTCGGTCTCGGTCACCCAGTACAGGTGGTGGCGCCCCTCGGACGTCTCGACGATCATCGTCGGCTCGACCTTGAGCCGGTCCAGGGGGAGCGTGTCGGCGTCGGCGTACGCGGCCCACTGGTGGGCGATGTTGCTGCCCTTGCGACTGCTCCGGGTGCGGAACAGCGCGGGGACGGTGTAGACGTCCTTGTCGCTGCTCCCCAGGCAGAAGGCAACGAGGTCGTCGCGCTGCGACGGCCACGCGAAGAAGGTGGTCTGCGTCGGCCCCGTCTTTTCATCCGGGTCGTACGTGCCGCCCGGGAACAACGAGATCGCGACGAACCCCAGATCCTTTCCGTCGTCATTGATCTTCGGAAAGAGGGTGTCGAAGAAGACGAAGCTCACCTGCGTCCCTCCTTTTCTTGTGCGACTTTCCGGACGCAGAACGGGCGGGACCCCGGAAGGCCCCGCCCGTCATGAACCGGGCGGATAACCGATCGTATCCGCCCAGCTCATCTTGTTGCGATCAGAGGTTCTTGGCGCCCGCGAACTCGTCGAGCCCGCCGCCCTCACCCTCGCCGTCCTTGGCGACCTCCGTCCACTGGGTGCCCAGCCAGACGGCGGTGATCGTCTTGCCGGTCATGTCGCCCGCGCCCGCACCGAGCATGACGTCCACGAACACGCCGGGCGTCTTGTCCTGCGCGATGGCGCCGACGGTGCCCCAGGTGATCTCGCCCTTGACGGTCTCGCCGTTGCGCAGCTCGACCTCGACCTTGCGCTCCGGCACCGGCAGGAACTTGGTCTTCAGGTAGTCGGTGGTCTGCGCGTACTCCTCCATGAGCGGCGCGGAGTTCTCGCCCCGGTCGGCGATGGCGTAGACCCGGTCGTCGACCTTGACCAGCAGCTTCTCGTTGCCCTCCCAGACCTGGCCGGAGCCGTCGTTGAGGATGTAGCCGGTGCCGTCCTGCGGGGAGAAGACGGTGACCGGGGCGCCGGTCTCCGGGTCGACCAGCACGTTGATCGGCTGGTTGTTGCCGTCGAGGCGCGGGCGGGTCTTCGTCTTCGTGGAGAGCGAGATGCACGCCATCACGATCTTGCCCTCGATGCGCTTGGCGATATCCGGCATGGTCTTCAGGCTGACCTTCTCGCCGGGCTGCGTGGCGCTGGCGGCGACGCGCAGGGTGCGGCCGTCCTCGTTCTTGTAGCCCTTGCGGCCGGAGCGCTGCTCCTTGAAGAAGGCCGTCTTGATGGTGAGCGCCGGGGACTCGATCTCGTACGGGTAGCGGCGCTGGCCGAACTCGGGGGCGACGTGGTTGGCCTCGCAGATGAAGTAGGGCAGCTCCATCTCGGTGACGACCTCGGTGGCGCCGGTCTGAAGCGCGGCCTCGACCTGGTCGAACGGCACGTAGACGCGCTTCTTGCCGTCCTCGCCGACCTTCACCGCGACGCAGACCTTGGAGGAGAGGCGGGGGGTGTGCTTCTCCTTGAACTCGGCGACGGAGATCCGGATCGGGACCCACATCTTGTCCTTGAGGCCGACGTCGAGCGGGTTGACGTAGGTGTTGCCCGCCTCGTAGACGCGCACCTCCTCGTCGGACTCCTCCTCCTCCAGCTCCATCTCGGCGCCCGCGAAGAGGTCGTCCAGCTCGGCGTCCAGGTCGACACCCGCGAGGACGTCGTCGCCCGCCGGGACCGCGTCGTTCACGTCGGCGCCCTGGGCACCCTCGGGCTGGTTGAACGGGTCGAACTCGGTGTTGTCGCTCATGGTGTTCTTGTCCTTGTCCTTGTGGTCCGCGTCAGTTGCGGAGGGAGTTGACGATGGATTCCAGGTGGAGGCTCAGCGGAACCTGGGCGTCGCCCTGGCCCACCGCCTGATCCCCCTTGCCCGCTTCTCGCGCCGCTTCCTGAATGGCGTAGATGCGGGAGATCTTGTCGTCGACAGACGAGCTGTCGTCGCCGGTCATGCGGGAGGCCCAGTCGGCGAGCTGCTGCGGGGTCCCCTTGTCGACGGCCTTGCGGGCTGCGTCGAGCATGGCCTTCTGCTTCTTGCTGCCGCCCTTGGTGACGTCGATGACCTCACCCTGGATCGGCACGCCTTCCTCGTTCACCTCGGCCCCCAGTTCCTCGGGGGTGTAGGCGGCGGAGGCCATGGCCAGGTGGTCGTGGTCGTCCTCGGAGAGGGACAGGCCCATCTCGCCGAGGATGTTCTTGACGCCGAGGATGACGTCGATCGCGCCGTCTCGCACCACACCCGACTTGGCCCGGCTCTTCAGCATCTCGGGACCGTAGTTCTGCCAGGTGCTCTTGGAGTTGAGGCCGATCTGGTTGGCTCGCGCCATCGACCACACGGACTCGAACCGGACCAGCTTGGACAGGTCGAAGTTCGTGGTGGAGATGGATTCGCGCAGCTCGTCGAAGTTGTACTGCCCGTGCAGGGCCGCGATCTGCTTGCGCAGGGCCGCGATCTCCTCGGGAGACGCCTTCTCGTCGAACTCGGCAAGGGCTCGGAGGTCTTCGATCCGCTCCAGGATCTGGCCGCGCTGCATCTTGTACAGCCGGTCCATGTCCTCCAGCCGGGCCAGCTTCTGGCGCCGCTCCTCCTCGCGCATCCGCTGGAAGCGCTGGAGGTCTTCGTCGGACGTCTTGCGCACCAGGACGGCGGTCGCCTTCACGGCATTGCCCTCGATGTGCACGGTGTGACCGGCGGCAACGGCGAGCGCCTGCATCAGGTGAGCACTCATGCCCGCCTTCAGGCGCCCCTTGCCGTCGGGGAAGACGAAGATGTGCTGGAAGGAGGACATCGGGTCGATGCCCAGGGCGGCGCCGAAGCGCATCATGTACTCGGCGGAGGCTGCATCACCTGCGATGTGCTCCGGCATCAGCTTCGACTTCGACAGCCGCGCTGCTTCGGCGGGATCCACCTCGCCGGTCGTACGACGGACAAGCTCAGTCATGCGTGCCTCGTTTTCAGTGCTTGTTCTTGTGTCGTTTTTGGTTCGCGTGGTGTCGTGTTCTTGTGTCTCCACTCTACCACTATTTAGCCGCGCAGCCTAGGCCGAATCGAGCACGGGAAGCACTCGGGGTGGGCCGAAAGCTCACCGATCTTGCCGGTGCGCACGAGAGAGGCCAGGTGAGCGGCCCTGTTGATGACGCCTTGGGCCACGTCGGGCCGGTAGGCACAGGAGGCCACCCAGATGTCGCTCACGTTGTTCGAGTCCCGGGGGATGAACGCGAGGACAGCGTAGTCCGCTTCACGCCCCATCGCCCGCAGTCCGTACAGGTACAGCATCGTCTGGCCCATGTACTCCGACGGCACGCCGCCCGAGTGCTCTTCGGACCGCGACATCAGCATGACCATCCGGCCCAGGTCGGCCTCGGTCAGCAGGCCCGCCCGGTCCATCGCCTTGAGCTTGGTCAGATCCTCGCGCTCCGGAGCCGTCAGCCCGTGGACGTAGGCGCCGGGACCCGCCTGGGTCTGGTACTTCTTCAGCTTCTTCAGGTCGGTCGTCTTCCAGTCGACCAGGGTCTTCTTCCGGGGGAGGAAGACATCCACATGCCCCTGCACCAGGCCGATGCCCGGGACCTGTGCCACGTCCACGGTGATCTCCTGCTCGGCGTGGGCGTACACCGCAGGCAGGTCGCGCTCCAGCTTCTCGTGCACAGCCGTGCCGAGCCACGCCTTCAGGCTGAACCCTCGCTCGGTGTGGGAGCCCATGCCCAGTGATGCGGCGATCTTCCGTGCCACGCAGAGGTCGCACTTGTCGGCAAGGTCGCTCGGGCCGGGGGCCTTCTGCTTGTCGCGGGTCGACGGCCGGGTGATGGTGGCCACCGCGATTCCCTCGACGAAAGTGCGAATATTTTCCTGATCTTCTGCTGTCATGTCGCAACCCTACACCGGGGCACTGACAGTGGAGGCCAGCTCCCGGCCGGGGGTCATCAGTTCGTCCCACGAGCCGCCTGACCCGGCCTCCTTGTAGAGCTTCAGCCTGGCCAGCGACTCGGCCGACCCGGCGTACCGGGTGATGCGCGCTGGCTTTTCGTGCCACAGGTGGTAGAGCGGAGCCCGGCCGCGCCAGGAGGGGCCGTAGATCCCGTTCAGGGCGAGCGCCCATGCCTCGTCCTCCTGCCCCCACCCGACGAAGCCCGGGTCGAGAGGGCAGTTCAGGTAGACCTCGCGCCGCAGCACCGTGATGCCGCCGCCCTCGAAGCCCTTGTAGGGCCGCTGGTCGAGCCAGCGGAGCTGCCCGGTGAAGGAGCCGGGGTTGGCCCCCTCGAAGACGTGCTTCGTGGCGACCTGGCCCATCCGGTACACCTTCAGGTGCGGAACCGCCCAGGCCGCCCCCTGCCGTACGGCGCGAACGGCCTGCTTCAGGCCCGGCGTGATCGAGTCCGCGTCGGCCACGATCACGATCGGCTCGGGACAGGAGGCCAGCGCGGTGGCGACGGCCTTCGCCTTGCACCACGGCTGTTCACTGAACCCGACCTGAATCCTGGGACTTTCCAGCTCGCTGGCGTACCAGGACTTCACGTGCTCCAGCGCCTGCTTGCGCCAGGGCGTTTCGTTCCCGTAAGGGATCAGGACGGCGATGTCGTTCATGGCCGTATCCTGGCATGGAAACGGGCCACCGCTCAGGGGACAGCGGGGCCCGTTTCCTGCACCCGGGAGGGTCAGCCCTCGAAGCTGAAGTCCTCGTCGTCGTTGCCGGAGGGGCGGGACGCCAGGTACTTCGCCTTGTCCTCGTCGGTCGCCCGGCGGACCGTCAGCGTCGGACCGTTGTCCTTCAGGCACGCCTCCAGCTTCTCGGGCTCGTGCTCGAAGAGCTTGCGCGCCATCGTGGCGTCGGGCTTCGGCAGGAGGATCCGCTGGTAGTCCTCCTTCGACAGGTTCCGCTTGGCGGTCGGGGCGTCGAACTTCGTGCCGGACGTGTAGACGAGGGCCACACCGTCCTGGATGTCGATCCCCAGGTTGCCGCCCCGGCGGAACTTCGCCACGGCCTTGGCGCGCTCGACCATGTCGGCCGCGTCCTTCTTGATGCGCTCCTGCTCCAGGATGAACACGGCCAGCGCCGCGTCGTCGAGGTTGTCGATGTCGTCGGGGTTCATGCCGCTCCAGTTCTTCTCCGGCGCCTTGACGGCGTGGGGGTGGTCCTCCGGGAGGGCCGCCAGCGGCACGTAGCCGTTGTCCTGCGGCTGACCGTCGGAGGCCAGGTACTCCGAGTGGATGAGCGAGGCCCGCACGGTGCGGCGGCGGCCGAGGCTGCCGTCGTTGACCGTGGCGATGTTCGCCTCACGGCTGTCCTTGCCGAGCACGGCAACGATCTTCTTCGTGCGGACGTTGAAGTAGAGCTGCTTGTCGACGATGCTGTCCTGGCTCACGTTCGTTCCCCTTCCGAAGCCCCGTCTTCCGGGGCTTGTGAGTATCACTCTATCAGAGACCTGCGAGATTTTCGCGAATCTCTGTTCTCAGAATCACGGATCAGGCGTTCTGGTCGTTTTCCTGCATGACGAGTTCGAAGGAAACCTTCCATCCCAGGATCCGCATCGCCGCCTGGATCGTCGAGACCGGGTGGTCCGCGATGTGCCGGGCGAGCGCGTCGGCCGAGGGGTTGTCGGGCTCCTCCGTGTTCAGCTCGAACCTACGCCACGCCTCTGACATCGCCCGCCGGGCACCACGCTCCTCGGCCCGTTCCAGCAGGTCGGCCAGGTGCGGGTAGGCGGCGTTCAGTGCCGCCGTCAGGCGCCTCCTGGCCTCGCCCTCGGTCATCTCCCCCGGAAGACCCGGGAAGGCCGCGTCGTACGCAGCGTCGAGCGTGCTATCCGGCGCGGCGCTGGCCTTCGAGCCGACCGGAACGATGGCCGCCAGGGTCCGGCTCTGATCCGTGAGGTAGAAGATCTCACCGCCCTCGTGCGCCCTCCGGGCCAGCTCCTCGGTGCGGTCGCAGCATCCGCGCACCGGTACGTTCTGCTCCTGCTTCATGGTCTTCCCCCCTCCTACAGCCCGGCGACCCACGCCGCGAGCGCCTTGAAGTCCTCGTCGAGCAGCCCGGTCCTCGGGCTGACGTGGTGCAGCAGGGCCTGGCCCTGATGACCGGCGGCCACGAACTCGCGGTCGCCGGTCTGGATCTCGTCGTCGATCCAGGCGAACGGGCGCCCGTCGGCCCACGCCACGATGTGCGGCGTCTTCCAGAAGACGCCGTCGGTGCGGCCGTTCTTCTCCGGATGCGGGTCGTTGGCCCAGAAGTCCACGTACTCCAGCTCGGGCAGGCCGATGAGCGGACCGATCCACTCGTTCGCCTCGGGGCCCCACATGCTGGCCCACGCGAGCGTGAAGTGCTCGGCCAGCTTCAGCAGCTCGACGCCGTGCGACTCGTTCAGCCAGACACGCAAGGGCTTGCCGTAGACGTTCGTCCAGTGCTCGCCGTTCTGGTCGGTGGGGTTCAGGCGATGTGTGCTGTACCCCTCGGGGCGGCGGTGCGGCTTCGCGGCGTGCGGGTTCAACGGCCCGTCCACGTCGATCAGCAGAAAGGGCTTGGTCATCTCTTCTCCAGTCCGGGCGGATGGGCCCCGCCGGGGCGGGGCCCAGGAACGCCACCTTCTTGTATGACGCGCCAGCGGCGCGGATCTCACTGTGGGGGTTCGATCCCCAGGTCGGCGCAGATCTCTGCGATCGGTCGGGCCAGCCTCAGCTCGGGCCACTCCAGCCGCTCGCCGCCCTCGTGCTCGAAGGGTGGCGGGTCGCTCAGATCGATCCGGGTCATGAAGTGCTTGCCCTCCAGGGACATCACGTCCGTGGTACCGGCCGCCTCCAGGAACGGCGCGGCATGGGTGAGCACGGCCCGGCGCAGGGACCACGAGGCGACGACCCACACCTTGCGGGGATCGTCATCCTCGCAGTCCATCCGGTCGTGATCGATCTCGGCCTTCAGGACGTACACCGGGCTCGGGAGGTAGCGGTGACCCTCGGCCATCAGTCCTCCAGGCGCTCGACGCCGGAAGCCACCCGTACGGCCCTGGAGTGCCCCAGCAGGAACTCGTGGACCTCCTTGTCCCAGCGGGCATCGTAGAGGGCGTGGTGGGCCCTCTCGGCGTACTTCTCGGGCAGCCGGAGGCCGCTGGGCAGGTGGTCGTCCTCGACTCCGGCCAGCATCTCCAGGGAGGCCAGGTCGACAAACGGGTGCTTCGGGACGGACTGGGGCATCTCGCCGAACCAGTCGTTGTGGAACATGTCGTGGATCCGCTGCATGTCCTGCGTGCAGTGATCTGCGACGAAGCCGATCCGGTTCTTGTACTTCTGCTTGTCGGTCAGGCCGTCGAAGAAGGATCCAACGGCCGAGCAGATGGCGCTGTACGGGACCACGTAGGGGCTGCTGCGGTCGAGCGAGCCGTCGGCCCGCAGGGGCAGCTTCGACCAGATGTGGTCACGCCGGAACGGGTCGGAGCAGAAGTCCTCGCGGTCCGTCTCGGCGTTCACCAGGTACAGCCAGTCGTGATCCGCCTGGAGGGCCGTGGACACCAGGCCCGCCGGGGTGTGGTTGTCGGGGGTGAACTCGGAGTCGCCGTAGACGAACTCGAAGCCGGGGTAGGTGGCCTTCATCTTCTCTCTTTCCGCTATCGGTTGATCTTGCCGCCGCAGAACATGCAGCTCAGATCGGTGGTGTCGATCGTGATCTCGAACACGCAGTGCTCGATCGGAGACTCCGGGCAGATGTGGTGGGAGTCCAGCAGGGTCGCTTCGGGGCACCCGAGGAGAACGGCCAGCTCGTCGAGGAAGTCTCTTTCGATCCGGCCGCGCCGATCAGAGAGGCGGAAGATCTGCTCGTTGATCCGGCCGATCTCCCGCCTCTTGGCCAGCAAGGAGTCCAGGGACTTCCCCTGCCATTCGCGCTTCACGTGACGCTCGGGTCCTGCACGTAGGCGCGGGCCGCCGCGAGGACGTCCGTGCCGTACCCCAGTCCGATCTCCGTGGTGGGGCAGCCGTCGGGGTAGTTGCCGCCGTCGTGGTTGACCAGGTGCGGGTTCATGCCGATCATCCAGGCGCGGGCGATGTCGACACCCTCCGCCTTGCGGAGGATCTGGAACACGTCGTACCCGATGCGCAGCTTCGCCTCGGTCTCGATGTCGGGGGGCTGGACCAGCCAGCGCCTCAGCGGCGCCGCCCCGGGCAGGCCGCACAGCTCACCGAGCAGTGAGGGCCCGAGCCAGTCGGTCAGGGACCGGATCACCTGGTGGATCTCGGGGACTTTCTCCTGCTCTTGCGTCATCTCTCTCCTCACGAAACGAAGCTCTCGGGGTGCTGCTCCATCCAGGCCGTCATGACGGCCGCCCGCTGGGTTGCCCGGCTGGGCTTCGGGCTCACCCATGGCATCCCGGGCCGGTTGCGCCCGGGACAGTGGACGGTCTGGTCGCCGCGCCGGTAGGCGTGACCGACGTGGTTGAACGGCTGCCAGAGGTGGCAGGCGATGCGGGGCGTCGGCTTGCCCATCAGTCCTCCTCGTCGCGCTCGACGACGATGTGCCGCCGGATGGTGCCGGTGGTGCGCACCATCGTGTGGTTGTCGCTGACGACCTTCCAGCCGAAGCTGACTCCCTGGCCGTGGCTCTTGCCGAGGCAGGAGCAGGTGCATTCGCGGCTCCGGGCGTTCCGGCACCGGGTGTCACACCGCTCGGTCTGGCGGAAGTCCATGTAGACGTCGACCTTGCCGTAGCGCTGCGCGAGCGCCTGCACCAGCGGACCGAAGTGATCCCGGGCGATCTCCCAGCGCTTCGTCTCACCGTTCCAGTCGGGCCGGATCCGGCTGCCGAGCACGCTCTTGAACCAGGCCCGATTCGTCTTCGCGAAGGGCATCTTGATGACCAGGCGCCCCTCAACGGGGCGCCACAGGGCCGGTGTTTCGTGCTTCACGAGTTCCACCCTTCAGCCAGCACCACGTAGGCGCCGGGGATCGGCTCGCCGAGCGTGCCGCGCTTCTTGCTGGAGAGGTGCACGGCACGTGCGTTCCAGTCGCACCGGTAGGCGCGCTGAAGGCCGTCGCTGCCCGCCTCCTGGGCGACTCGCCGGGCGAACGCCTCGCCCCGCAGGACGGAGCGGTGGCGCTTCTTGTCGCACGGGCAGTACGTGGGCCGCGTGAAGTGCGAACCCTTGTCCAGCCCGGTCTCGCCCTCGGCGAGGAAGCCCAGGAAGGCCGCCTCGTCACACTCGATCCACTCGGTGATGCCGCGCGGGAGTGCGTACCTCTTTAGCTCCAGCCGCCCGTCGTCGGTGAAACGGGCGGTGACCAGAGACTCGTCCATCCCGAAGGGGTTCCTGTGCCGCCCGTGGGCGAACTCCTGGAACGTCTTCTTCGTGTGGCCGGTCTCGACGCTCCAGCCGAACTGGCGGAATCCTTCGAGGGACCCCGCCAGTTCGGCCTTCAGCCAGTCGCGGTCACTTCCGGAGGGCATGGCCGCCGACCGGCGCCGGGTAGTTGTCGATCCACTTCAGGCCGCCACGGTCCAGGTGCTCCTGGGCCCGGGTGACCGCCACGTAGTGGATCATCGCTTCGTGCCGGTCGATGACACCCGGCTCCATCTCCTGGGTGAGCGGGTTCTCGAACGGCTCCGGCTCGAAGAAGTCGTCGCCGATCTGGACCTTCTTCCACTCCAGGCCCTTGATCGAGTGGCACGTGGTGACCGCCACGTCGTGCGGCTCGTTGTACCGGGCCATGCGGTTGCACGCGGCGATCAGGTCGCTGATGCCGTACACGTTGATCAGCTTCACGATCGCCTTGAGGTGACCGCCGCCGGGTTCCTTCGTGTACTCGACCAGCTCGGCCCAGTTGTCGAAGGCACTCAGTTCCAGGCTTCGCGCCTTCTTGCCCGCCATCAGGTCGCGGGCCGCGTAGGCGATGTCCAGGATCTGCTTGGTGCCCTTGACCATCGCGACCCGCTTGCCCGCCTTCAGGTAGCTGATCGCGTAGGTCATGGCGCCCGCGTTGGTCCGGGTGAGGACGACGTTCGGGTCCTCCATGTCATCCTCGGTGACCATGTCGGCGATGGAGGAAAGGCCCTTGATCGTGACGCCGGTCTCCGTGTGGGGCAGGTGCTTCATCGCCTCCTCGGCGACACCGTCGCCGAAGCGGAACGACTGGGTGAGGTACAGGCGCGGGGCGTCGTACCGCATGATCTGGTCGGAGGCGCCGCGCCAGGCGTACAGGGACTGCGCCGGGTCGCCGATGAGGATGCCCTGCGCGTTCTTCTGGTTGAGCAGGAACTTCATCGTGGCGTCGTTGCTGTCCTGCGCCTCGTCGATCAGGACGACTCCGTAGCCGTAGTCCTTGCCGCTCTCGGCGACCAGCTTGAACGCGTGGTTCATCGTGAAGCGGAGGCGGGAGTTCGGCATGATCGACTGCTTCCACAGCGCCCATGCGAGCTTCGCGATGAAGGACTGCGCCGCCTTGATGGCGGCCTCGCCCGGCCCGGCGACCGGAATGTAGACGTCCTTCTCGGTGAGCTGGACGTGGTTCGAGTTGCAGAACCGCTCGATCGCGTCGGAAGCCAGACGGGCCTGGGTGAACCCGTCGAGGATCAGCTTGTCGCCGAAGTCCTTCGGGGTCAGGTCCAGCGCCTTCGCGACCTCCTTGGCGGGGACCGCCGGAGCGTCGATCGCCATGCGCTCCTTGTGCGTGTTGGCGTACGCGCGCCAGGCGAGCTGGCTCGTGGTGCGGACGTCGAACCAGGTGATGCCCGCCCGCTTGAACTTCGCCTCCGCTTCCTTGCGTGCCTGCGTGTTGTAGACCAAGTAGAGGCCCTTGAGGCCCTGGCTGACCAGCGTGGACTTCATCGCGATGGCGATGCCGAGCGCCGTGGCGCTCTTGCCCGAACCGGCCGGGGCCACGAGGGAGAAGTTCTCACCCTTCAGGGCGAGGTCGATCGCGGCCTGCTGTTCGTCCGTGAACTTCACGCCTTCTCCGTTTCCGTTTTCTCATCTTCTGGGCCCGGAACGAAATCGCCGGGCCACATCTCGAAGAACTCGGCGAGTTGATCGAGTTCCTTCGCATCCCACGTGCCTGCCTGGATCTTCCTCGGCAGGTACGCTTCGGAGACTCCGAGGTGCGTTGCCAGCGCCTTCAGTTTCTCCGAGTACACCTTGCGGACCGTGCTTCCAGCCAGTCGATCTCGGTCCTCGCTGACCATGATGGCCAGCAGATTCTCGACGGTCCGGCTGATGGTCGCGCCTGTGCTGAGCATTCGGTACCTCCTCGTGAACTGGTCACTCAAAGATACCGGCGTTTTCCCTTCTTCTGCGATTCTATCACCAGAAGAGGTCAACTTCCAAGCAGGGAACCGAGATACGTTCCCAGGGTCATCGTCGAACCCTTGATCACGACGGGGTAGTCAGACAACCCAGCCCCCTCGGCGTCGTCGAGAAGGCGCTGCTTGTGGGCCTTGACCTTGGCGACAGAAGCCTCGGCCACGATCGAATCGACGCGCTCCTTCTTCTTGCGCTCGATGATGCTCCGGGCCTCCTGCTGCTTCGGGGAGGCGACGCGACCCACCATCTGGATCACCTGGGCCTCCGGCTCGGGCTGGGGCGCAGGGGTGGGATCCTCCGGGGGCGCCGCGTCCTGGATCGGACGGACGTCCTCGACCGGAGCCTGACTCGCCTGGGCGGGCGGCTCGGGTTCGGGGGCCGGGAGCTGGGTCGGGGCGTCCAGGGGGACCGTGAGAGCGAAGGCCGCCTCCTTGCCGTCCCGGATGAACGCCTCGACGACCTCGGCCACGGCGACGAAGTCGGCGGGCATGGGCTGCATCGGAGCCATGAGCGTGGCCGCAGCCTGGGCGGCGGCAGCGCGGATCTCCTGATCGTTCACTTCTTCTCCATTCCAGGCCCCGCTACTTCCAGCGGGGCCACTCCTGGTAAATCGCAAGATGGCCCAGGATGAACAGCACCGAAAAGACAGCCATCGCCACGACGGCGAACGTCAGCTCCTTCACGGCCTGCCTGAGAAACGTCTTCACTGCTGGTACATCCGCTTCACGTCGCGGACGTCGTCCAGCCGGTAGCGAATCCCCTGGGCGGTCCGGACCGGCTGGATCAGGTTCTGAGCGAGAATGCGGCGGGCCCGGCGTTCCTTCACACCCATGCGCGCGGCGGCCTCGGTGATGTCGACCAGGGGATCCGGGGAGATGCTGTTCGTCATGGCGATCACTCTGCCACGTTTTCCGGCTCCTTGCCCAGCAGGGAATCGAGACCCCGTAGGGTCAGAATCCGCACCACATCGACGTCGTACGGAACACCCATGCTCTGCTTGGCCGTAGCGAGTCGCTTCTTCTCGCTCTTCGTCCAACGCACGACGGTGCGCTCTTCGCGTTTTTCCGGCCCCTGCTCGGACTTCTTCCGCCCGGCCATCAGGTGTAGTCGATTCCGGAGACGGCCCGGCTGCCGGGACCAGATGCGGTCGCGGGGCCGGTGTTCTTCACGACGACGGTCTGACCGCGCTTCGGCGGCGGACCGCTGTAGCCGGTGATCGCAGAGCCGCCATCGGTGGCTGTCGCCGGGCCGGTGTTCTCGACGACAGCCACGCCGCCGCCCTGCATCAGGAGGCGCTTGACGCGCTTGAGGACTCCCATGAACTTCCCTTCCGTTCGGGTAAGTTCAGTCTATGGCAGCCATGCTGGATGCGTCAATCCGCATCCCGGTACTGCTGACCGGGGGAGGACATCAGAGCGAAGACGACCGCGACACCGGCTATGGCCAGGTGGACGAGGTCGAACGTGAGGAAGGCCGTCACGGCGCTCAGACCGGCCACGATCCACATGCCGACGTACAGCCGGTAGTCGTGGATCTTGTGCTCGACCACCTCCTGCGCCACGTACGGCGACTCCTGCTGGATGCGTGTCGTCAGCTCGTAGTCCATCTCGCGGGCCCGGACGATCGCCTCCGGTCCGTACGGGCTGGTCTCCTCGGGCGGCAGCGGGGCCATGCGCTCCTGGGGCTGAACAGGCGCAGGCACCGCGCGGGGCCGGAAGTCTGCCGTGAGCAGCTCGTCCTGGGCGCGCGTGTACGCCAGAGTCCGGCGCGTCGTCGTGCCGTAGACCTCGTCCTTCTCGTACGTCACCGGAATCGCATCACCTTTCCCTCCACTTCCGTCTTCAATTGTGCGCCAGATGTGGGTCATTCGCCAAGAGCAGAAAAGCCCGGCCAGAGGCCGGGCTTCCCTACATGCTGAGCAGGACCAGAAGTGCGTTGGAGGCCATTGCCACCCCGATCGCCGGTCCCTTCTCTGCGGCCGACCCCGAAGAGACGGATCCTCCAAGGAGCCGGATGTTCCACCAGCGCTTGCCCTGGATGGTCAGCGGCCAGAACGCCGGAACCCCGGCCGTCGTGCAGCCGTCGGCCACCACGTGACTTGCGTATCCGCCGGTCACGGCCAGTGCCATCAACCAGGGATCCAGGTAGATCACTGACCCGACGGCCGCAACGGCGGCACCGAGGACGACCAGGCCGATGGTCTTCCGGTACAACGGCCAGAGCGTGAAGACCCCGAGCGCGGCCACGGCCCCGCAGGCGATGGGCGAAGCCATCGCCAGGATGTACGCCAGGGCACCCATCGCCACCGAGACGAGCAAGGTATGCGTCAGGGTCCGGTGGTAGGGGTCCTGGCCACGGGCCTTCCGGAAGGTCAGGTAGCTTCGATCGCGGCCCAGTGCCGTGCCCTTCACGACCGCCTTGCACAGGGTGTGGACGACCCTGTGGACGGGCTTGCCCAGGGCCTTCGTGGCGCAGGCGTTGGGGTGGTCCAGGTCGGGCATCAGGGAGAAACCCGCCGAGACCGCCGCCATCACCACACCCTGAAGGATGCTGACGTGCTGAGTGAGCACGAGCCCTGCCGGTGCCGAGGCTCCGATCGCCGCGTGCACCGACCCCTTCACCGGATCGCCTTGACGTTCAGCACTCGACGGTCGTGCCGGGCGTTGGCGATGAAGGTCTCGGCGGCCACCCACTCGCCGCTGTCGTAGGTGCCCTGCCAGGTGAAGTCCTGAAGCGAGTTCGGCGCGTCGAGGATCGTTCCGTCGTCGGCCGGGCCGAGCGTCAGGTTGATCTCCATGCGGTCGATCTGGAGCTTGTCGGTCGACAGCGGGAGGTCCAGCATGTCCTCCCAGGCCAGCTCCAGAGCCACCTTCCGCATCCGGCTGAGCGGCTTCAGCAGCTCGACCTCGATCGTGATGACGCCCGCTCGCTTGGCGTTCTTCGTCATGCCCTTCTTCCCTTCCGAGATGTGACGACGGGCGGCCGTTCACATCGGCCGCCCGTCCGGGGTTCTCCGTCAGCCCATCTGTCGCGCGAGGAGCAGGTACAGCTCGCCGTCGGGCCGCGCGTCGTCGAAGGCGAAGGCCGCCTCAGTGATCTCCTCGATCGACTTGCCCTGCTTGGCGAGCTTCACCAGCTCGACGCGTTCCTGCGCCATCTCCATGATCACGCTCTCGGTGATGGACATCTTCGTCGCCGGGTCCTGGCCGCGCTCCACCGCGTCGTCGTGCAGCTTCTCCCAGGCGGGGAGGTTCTTGCGGTAGTGCGCCTGCATCAGCGTCACGAACCAGGGGGACCGGTTGCGGCTCTCGGCGACGAAGAGTTCGGCCAGCTTGCGGTCCACCTTCTCCTCGGTCACCTCGCCCTCGACCCGCAGGGCCGCCTCGAAGCCTTTCACGGCCAGGGAGATGGCCGTCTCACGGTCGATGCCGAGCTGCTTCATCGACTGGCGCAGCATGTCGTCCGGCGTTCCGAGACTGGATTCCACGTGTTTCTCCGTTTCCGTTACTTCTCGATGTCGCCGGACTGCTCCGCCCGGCGCTTCTCGTCTTCCGCGAAAGCCAGCTCGCAGAGGGTGTAATCGCCGATCCCGAGGTGACCTCCTTCGGGCCGCTCGATCTGGGCGTACACCCGGAGCTGCTTGCCGCCCTCCTTGTACTCGGCGTCGACCACCTGCTCCAGGGCCGACTTCAAGCTCGGCGCCTCAAGGGTGATCTCGTCCCGCTCCAGGCCGATGACCCGGGTCGGGTCACCCGTGAGGGGCCTTGTCCTGCGCCATACGCGCACCGTGTGTTCAGCCATCAGGCCACCCTCGTCGCTCCGAAGTAGTCGTTCATGTAGTGCACGTCGTTGACGCGGATCTTCGTTCCGGTCCGTGGCGCGTGCAGCATCTTGCCGCCACCGATGTAGATGCCGACGTGATGAATCGAGCGCGAATTCCCCTTCTGGCCGAAGAAGACCAGGTCACCCGGCTCCAGTTCATCCCAGGATGGATGATTGCTGGTCGTGTTGTACTGGTCGTTCGCGACCCGAGGGATCCTGATCCCCGCCTTGGCGTACGCGGCCTGCGTCAGGCCGGAGCAGTCGAAGCGACCGCCCTGGGCGCTGGTGCCGGTGCCGCCCCAGAGGTAGGGAACTCCGATCTTCGTGCGGGCGTACGCGATGGCCACGGCCGCCGCGTCGCCCGACCGGGAACTGGAGACCTTGGTGTCCCGCTCCTGTCGCTTCGCCTCCTTGGCGCGCTGCTCGGGCGAGTACCAGTTGATCTTCTCGATCTCCGGGTTGGGGTTCGCCGTGGCGTTCGAGATGGGCGCCGCGTTGAGCGCGGCACAGGATGACGTGACGGGCACGAGCAGCGCCACGGAGGCGACCGCCAGGGCCGCTCGCTGAGTCCGGTTCACTGCTCGTACTTCCTCGTCTTCCGCTCGATGAACTTCACGTAGTTGTAGGTCTCGCACCTGGCGAACGAGCACGGCGGGACGCCGTTGTACTGCTTCACCCGGAAGCCGCCCGCGTTGTATCCGGCGAGCATGTTCTTCCAGGTGGGGCCAGGTATGTCCTTCAGGCCGTTCGCGAGCTTGCAGTCCAGCGTCGCGGCCGAGGGGATGGCGTCCTCGGGGTCGTACTTGTTGCGCTTGCCGTCCCCGTTTGCGTCGATCCCCTCGGTGGCCCACGTGCCGTCGATGAACTGGGCCATGCCCTTGGCGGAGGCCGGGGAGTCCAGTCGTCCGTCGATGACTTCAGGCTTGAATCCCATGCTCTCCTGATCGAGCTGGGCCGCCAGGAGGGCGGGGGTCAACGTCTTGCACTTGTTGCCCCACTTGTTGATCAGCTCTTCCCAGCGCTTCTTCGGGACCGAGCCGGGCCGGATCGGGGCAGAGGTGCCCGTGAACTTGTAGTCCCCGGTGGCCTCCTGCTTCGGAGGCGCCGCGACGGACGCGGCAGACGGGACCGCCGGAATGAAACCGGTGACGGCCTGAACTGCCCCAACTGCCAGAAACACGCCGACGAATACTCCGCCTGCCCTGCGCATCACGTTCCTCCCTTCTCCGGGCTCCACTCTAACATTGACCTAGGCCAGCCAACAAGGTGAACCTGTACTGGAGTTGAAAAGCCGAACGGCCGGACCCGCGAAGGGCCCGGCCGTTGGAACCGCCCACCTCAGTGGAACGGGCTCTGCATGAGCTGCGGGATCCAGTTGCCGATCTGGAGTGTGATCTCGGCCCAGGTGCCGCCGCCGAGCGGGAAGAAGAACCCGCAGATGGCGCCGTACATCAGATCCTGCTTGTCGTCATCCTTGTTCCGCATCGCGAGGAACCCGAGGAAGAGGCAGATGCCTCCGGCTCCGATGTCGGACAGGACCGGCCAGTCGGCCAGCGCCATGACCAGACCCTGGAACCAGTCGACCAGGTCGACGACGAACCCACCGGTCGAGCTGACGATCGACGTCATGGCCCACATTCCCACGAGGAATGTCATTGCGGACCGCCAGTCGAACCCTTCGCTCGGACCTCCGTGGACCTTCGTCATCATGCGGCTGGTCGGCTGCTGCACGGCCTTGGTCATCAGCGCCTTGGTCAGCCCGCCCCAGAGGAACATCTGCTGACCCTTCTTGTTCCCCTTGATGCAGAGGAACGAGAGCACCAGCAGGATGATTCCGAAGCCTGCCATCGTGGTGTGACCGATCCACGAATTCTCCGGAACCTCGATCTGCTGCTGCTGCGTGAGTGCCAGAATCACTTTTCCCTCACCTTCCCTGTGGGGCCGCCCTCCAGCGGCCCCACAGACTCACCGGCCGGGACCGGCGGGCTTCAGTACCGGCAGCCCGTCGAGGTCGTCGTCCTTCTGGAACACGACTCGTCCCCTTTCCAAGCGGCTCGTTCGTCCGCTTCGTACCTCCGGCCGGATGCGAACCGGCTTCCAGCGGTAGCTGGGCTGCCACACGGCAGCGGAGGCCCTTGTGCATCACCAGGCGGCGCCCGGTGCGTAGAGCAGGATCCCCGTGACGATCGACGCCAGCGGGATCATGAGTACGGCGTGGAAGATGCCCGGCCCCATGCTCTGGGACTTCTCGCGCTCCTCCTCCGACATGGCCGACCGCTCGCGGTTGAGCCGTTCGATCCGGTCGAAGACCCACATGGTCGCGTAGAACGCCATGCAGAACAGACCGGCGACCCAGAACTGCCACATCTGGAAGGTCCACGGCGAACCGAAGATCGCCGTCACCTCGTCGGGGTACGAGACCCCCACGAAGAACAGGACCGGAACCAGCCAGGCCGAACGGGTCAGCCACTTGATGCTGAAGGCGACCATCCGCCCCCGGTACGTGCTCTGGGCCAGGTATCCGGCGACCTGGTTCCGGGTGAACATCAGGATCATGGGGGTGAGCCCCATGATCGCTGCCCAGATCAGGCTGCCGAGCCGGTCCGACTCGTACGCCATGCCGATCGTGTCCCTGAACCACCTGCCAGGGCCGTTCAGGATTCCCCATCCGGTGGTCGAGGTGCCGAAGCGGATTCGCTCGTACAGAGCGGTCAGAATCTGCGGTCCGACAGCCCACGACATCACCGAGGAGATCATGAACGAAGTGACGTACGGCCGGGTCTTTCCGTTGGCCGGATCCAACCCGTTCTTGATGGCGGCGGCAGCCGCCTGAACGGGCTTCATCACTTCGGCCGCGAGCTTCTTCTCCTCTGCGGCCTTTTCCTTGACGGGGGCCAGGATCTTCTCGGCCTCCTGGCGTACCTTCTCCTTCTTCTCTTCCGCCTTGCCCTGACTCTCGGTCCACCGAGTGGTGGCCGAACCGAGCTTCCCCTTCAGTGCCTTGAGGTCGCCCTTCAGGGTCCGTGGCGGCTTCCGCTTCTGGCCCTTGAGGTGCACGGTGGGGGCCGTCTTCGGCTTCGGCGGAATGGCTGCCTTCGTCGCCACGTTTCTCCTTCCGCGTTACGGCTTTCCGTCGGAAGCTAGTCCGATGTTGGCCTCTACGGTTGCCTCCAATCGGGCGATATCCTGGTTGGCAGCGAAGTCAGAAAGCTGCCCCAGAGAAGCCTCCGGCACGTGCTGAGGTTGCGGCACAACCGGCTCCTGAACCTCCCCGTTACCTTCCATGTCGCCCTCTCTTCGGTCCCTGCTGGCGTTGTGGAGTCCAGCATGACACAATACGGCCTAGGCCACAAGCGAACGCGAGGAGAAAAAGTGAGCGAGCAGATTCCCAAGTACCGTGCCATTGCGGCACATTACCGATCCAGGATCACCTCTGGTGATCTGGCGCCGGGTACCCCGCTGGAGTCGCGCCGCAGGCTCGCCAAGACCCACAAGACGTCGCGCGTCACCATCGACAAGGTCGTGGAGCTGCTGACGGCGGAAGGGGTCCTGGAGCCGTCCAGCGGCAACCGGCCGCCGGTCGTGGCGGACATCTCGGGACGCACGGCGACGGTCCAGGACCGCGTCGGGAACTACGCGGCGAGCGGCAAGGCGCTGGGCGCCCGAGAGACCTCGGAGATCCTGCGGGTGGAGACGGTGCCGTGCCCGGCCAGCATCGCTTCCGCGCTGGGCGTCGAGCCCGGCGAGGGGGTCGTGTACCGGGAGCGCCTGAACAAGATCGACGGCAAGCCGGTCGCCACCGGACACTCGTACTACCCGCCCGAGGTGACGGCCGTGACGCCCGAGCTGGCGATGGCCGAGTCCACCCCGCGCGGTTCGCGGGAGCTGGCGGCCGAACGCATGGGCTCCCGGCAGAAGGACCTGATCCCCGTCATCACGTCGCGTCTGGCGACGGACCGGGAGCGGGAGCTGCTGGAACTGAAGGGCGCGTACGCGATCGTCACGCAGACGGCGCGTCGGGTCCTCCTGGCCAACGGCAAGGTCGTCGAGGTCGCCGTGAAGGTCTGCGAGGGCAACAGGCCGGTCTCGTTCCACGTGCCCCTGTGAGGACCCCATGCGGATGTGCAGAGCCCCCGTCGCAACGGTGCGACGGGGGCTTTCGCATGCTCAGGGCTCGATCAGCTTGAAGGCGTCCTCGCCCCTGGCCAGCTCCTCCTTCATCGATTCGTAGTCCTCGTGCCTGCGTTGCGGATACAGCCAGATCAGATGTGCCCGCAGGTCGTCGTTCCAGCCACGTTCGGTCTCGTCGTCGACCTTGATGCACTCGGCCGGATTAACCCCGTACAGCCAGGTGAGTGCACCGAATCCGATCCAGTGCCGCTGACCGTCGTTGACGGAGGTGACCCACCCGGGGACGACGGCGTACTTCTTGCCCGTCAGGCCCCTTGGGTAGAGCGGGTAGTCGCTGGGCTCCGGCTCCTCGGGCCTGCGCGCCGACCTGTGTGCCCGTGACCCCTTCTCGCCGAACGGCCTGAAGGGTGTACGACGCTTCGCCTCCAGTCGGCTGTCGTCGGGGGACCACCCTTCGGGAATCGGCTTCCAGTCCTTGTCGGCCTTCCTCTTCTCGGGGTCCCACAGGCTCGCCCCTCCAGCCTTCAGCCAGCTCCGGATGTCGGAGAGGTACGTGGAGGAGAAGACGATCTGCCGACGGTACCGGTCGAGGGCGGTGAAGCGGGCGTCGATCACCCACCAGCACCCGAACTCCGGCTTGCTGTCTTCGGCGTCGGAGTAGTACGCCTCGACGATCAGGTGGTCGTGACCGTGCACCTGGTACTTCTTGTCGTACTTCCCGGTCGACGGAAGGCGGTGCAGCAGGGGTTCAGCCACTGGCCGCCACCACGTTCCCGCTGAGGTCGACGAGAGCCACCTGGGCGGGCGCCTTCTTCGTGGCGAACTCCACGGTTCCGGTCGCCGTCTCTCCGGGCTCTACGCGCCGGGAGCCGGGCGCCAGCGTGCCCTCTCCGATGACCGCCGGGCGGCCGTCACCCTTCACCATCGACGACATGACGACCACGGCCTCGTCGGTGTTGTTCACGACCGTCAGCTTCACGATCGCGCCGACGCTGCCGGAGCCACTGGGTGTGGCAGAGAGGGTGACCACCTTCGGCTTCTGCGGGGCGGGTGCCCGGGATTCTTCAGCGCGGTCCTGTGCACCTTCCGAGGGCCCGCCACCGGCCGCAGGGGGGAAGTCCCCGACGGACGATGATGCGGACACACCGGGAACGTCGGCCGGAGTCGAGCCGTCGTGCGGCATGACGGTGAAAACCAGGACCCCCACGGCGGCAGCACCGGCCGCACCGAGGAGAAGGCTCTTGCGGCGATCCGGCTTCTGCGCTTCCGGCTCCTCCTGCTGGGCCGGAGGCTCGGGCGGAGAGGCGGGCATCGACGGCATGGGTTCCGGGTCCCACCCGATAGCGGGTTCAGCGCGAACCGGCTCGCCCTCCTGTCGCGGCGCGGACGTGTTCCACCAGTCGGTCATTCCCCTTCTCCCTTCCTCAGCTTGCGTACCACGTTCAGGCCCACGCCCGTGGCGGCCCCTGCGATCACAGCCCCGGTCGCCGGTACGCCGATCGCCGAGAAGGTGGCGGTATCCAGTGCGGCGCCCATCAGGGCAGCCGTGGTCACGCTGTCGTCAACATCTTCGACCGCCTTCGCGATGGCCCAGGTGACGACCTTCTCCATCATGAGACGGGCCGGAGCGGAAGGGTCGCGCTGTAGGCGACCAGGTACTCGTAGCGCCACATGGAGTGTTCACCGTCGTCGGTTCCTGTCTCGACGATGGTTGCCTCCTGAATGCGATACGCCATACCGAGCCGATCCCGGTACAGGGCGCCCGGCGGAAGCATCGGAATCGTCGGGTGCTCGCGACCGCCCTTCGGCGAGATGGTGATGAGCGCGTGCCGGACTTCGCTCTCCGGGTCGTCGTCCATCATCGGCTGGATCACAACGTAATTGGCGGATCCGGTTCCTCCGGATGCCTCGATTCGCCACGCCATGTCATTCTCCTCTCCACTTCAACATAACCAGAATACAGGCAAGTTGGGGAAAACAGGAAGCCCCCGCCGGGGCGGGGGCTTCTCTGTCGTGCGGGCTTGTCAGCCCTGGTTCATCCAGCTCGCGAGACCGTTCTCGACGAACCACTCCAGCGGGAAGGCGGTGGTCGCCTCGGTCACCCGGGGGGCGCCCGTCTGGTTGGCCTTCGCGAAGGCGGCCTTGGTGATGCCGCCCTCGGCCGCGTCGGCGGCGTAGTAGCGGGCCGCCAGGTTCACCTTCCGGCGCTCGGCGTCGGTCAGGTTCAGGCCGTCCAGGCTGATGCCCTCCGCGTCGTCCTCCTCCTCGAACGAGACGTTGCTCTTCGCGAGCTGCGGCCGGGAGACCTGCCCCTGGATGACGTTGAAGCCGAGGTCCAGCGGGGCCCGCAGGCGCAGCTCCTGCTCGGCGTCCATGCGCTCCAGGCTGATGCCCTGCTGGCTGCGCAGGGTCTCGATCTGGAGCCGCGCGTTGAGCTGCTGACGCATCAGCTTGGTCTCGGCCTCACCCTCCAGCCGGGCCTTCTCCAGCTCGAACTGGGCCTGCTGCTCCAGCTTCTTGCGCTCGATCTCGGCCTGGACCTTCTCGTGCTCGATGGCCGCCAGGCGCCGCTGCTCGGCCAGGGCCGCCTCGTGCTCGCGGTTCTTCAGGATCATGTCGGCCGCATGCTGCTCCTGGGTTGCGTCGGCCTTGGCCCGGGTGAGCTTCGACTTCCGCTTCTCGGCCGCCATCTCGGCCTTCTCCTCGTCGGTCAGTTCGCTCGGGTCCTTCAGGCCGTTCAGGGCCATCGTCCACGTGAGCTTCGTGAAGACCGGGAGGACCGCCGCGAACCCTGCGGCGCCGCCGCCGATCGTCGTTCCGTGGTAGCCGAGCAGTCCGGCGACGAACAGGGCCTCGATCCACCCGATGAGCGGGAGGAAGTCGAAGGACTTCTTGACCTTCGGCAGCTTCCCCATCAGCTTCTGGCCCTGGTACTGGGCCACCATCGTCGCGCTCCAGACGACGTCCATCGTTGCGGCGGCCGAGAGGGAGATCAGGCTGAGCCCGCCCAGCTTGTCGATGGTGAGCGCGTCGACCTTGTACAGGTCGATGAAGGACCAGGTACTCCAGGCGAGGGAGCCGATCGAGAGGATGCTCGCCATCAGAACCAGAACGGAGAAACGCTTCGGACCGTCCTCGTCGATGTCGACCTTCGCGACCTTCTCGTTGTTTTCCGTCTTGTCCATGTCTGGGTTTCTCCCTTTCCGAAAACCCCCGGTTTCTGAAACCTCGCTTGGGGGCGTTACGCATGACTGTGCCAGCGTGGCCTAGGCCGTGTCAAGCGAACCAGGGCAGGATCCTGGAAGTCGTCCGTTCTGTCCGAATTCACTGCGATTCGAGAAGCGTGCCACGAACTGCCGCCCCGTCGTGTCCTCATTCGTCCGATTCGAGTGGAGAACAACCACCTCTTCTTCGGCTTCTTCCGACAGGGCGGCAGTCCTTCCGTGCTTCAGGAAGAACGAGACCCACGGAAGAGGCCACGAAGGAAGCCCTTCCGCTCGCTGCGATGCCGCCCGGAAGGGGCAGGAACCTCTCCGGAAACCTGGTGACCAGCACCATCGGGATCGTCTGCCTCGATTCGTCCGGTTTCGTCTTCCAGAATCTCCTTGGAAGGGGGCTCGATCGCGGTCATGTTCAGCACGTAGACGTTCGCCCCGCGCAGCCCGGTAGAGGAGAAGCCCGGCTCCGTTCGCAGCAGCCCGTTCCGGGTGAGTTCCGCCCTGGCGCGCACCAGGGCACCCTGGGTCAGTCCGCTGTCCTTCAGGAGGGCGGATGTTGCCACCTGGGCCCGCCCGATCTCGTTCACATGCTTCAGGAGGGCGTCCAGCAGCTTTCCTGCCTCGTGGCCCAGCGCGCTGCGGTCGTAGGCGTTCTCGCTCATGCCATCACCTTTCCAGTGATCCGTGTCGGGCATCAGCGTACGGCGAAGGGCCGCCAGAACATCGTCTGGCGGCCCTTCGAGTAGGCCATTTCGTGTGGCCTGGTCACCCGGCCCAGGGGTCGTCGTTCAGGTCGCTCAGCCAGCGACCGACCGTGGAGGCGTCCACGCCGAGAACACGAGCGCCTTCGGCGCGGTTCAGGTGTCCCTGCTGGATCTCCCCGTGCAGCCACGTGATGACAGCCGTGCGAGCCGCCTCCTTCTCCTCGGGCGTGAAGCCGGACTTCGGGGCCTGGGAGGCGAGGTAGGTGAGCACGACCATCGGGTGACGGCCGACCGGAACCTGAGACGCCTCCTGCTCCGCTTCTGCGGCCTCCGCGAAGACGGGGACGGGCTCGGGCGCGACATCTTCCTGAACGGGCTCCAGGGCGACTTCCTCCGCCTCCGCTGCGGGCTCGATGTCGGGTGCCACCACCCACCAGTCCTCGTGCTCCGGCTCTTCCCCGGCCGGGTAGGGCCCAGCCTGGGCGAACTGGACCTGCAACTCCCCCTGCAAGGGTTGCTGCACGGGCTCCTTCTCCAGGCTGACCTGCACGGATTCGCTTGCATCGGGGTTCTGGTGCAAGGCCGTCTGCACGGTGGTCCGCAAGGGCGTGGTGGGCTCGTCAGGGATGAGTCCGTTATCACCCTCGGTGACGCCGGAAACGTCCAGCTTCGTCCACTGGGGAGTGGCCTGCTGCACGGGCTCCTGCATGTCGGGCGCAGAGTCCTTGACCAGGGAATATGCCGGTTCCTGACTGGCCTGCTGCGAGGCTTCGGTCCGAAAGTCGTTCGCCACCGAGGCGATGTCCTCGAACGACTGGCCCGACTTGTCCTGGTCTGCGACATCAGAAGTGGCCTGCTGCACGACCTGCGGCAACACCGTCGTGGGTGCCTCCGGCGCAGTCATGACGCGGGTTTCCGCCTCGGACGGAATGGCCTGCTGCACCGGCTCCTGCAAATCCGGCTGTTCGAATCGCTCGGTTTCGACCGAATCTTCCGAATCGTCCATCTCCTGTTCGGCCCCATCGTCGGAACCCGACTCTTCGACCTGCGGGTTTTCGAGGATCTGCGTGGAGTTCTCCGGCGCGGGGTCGACGAGCGTCTTGTTCTCGCCATCCTCACTTTCCGTGATCCCCTTGGAGTCGCCTCCCTCGGTGACCCACGGCTCTTCGCGGCCCAGCTTCCGCTCACGCGCGGAGAACACCGCCAGCCCGATCACCGTGAGAAGGAGAGCCGCGCCGAGCGCCTGCGGAACGCTCGTCGAGTGGCCGCCCCGCTCCGGGCCGCCGGTCGCCGCACTCAGGACCACCCAGACCGGGATGAGCACGATGAACGCCCGGCCACCCTTGGCCCACACCGAGCGGTGCTCGCCGTTCTCGTCCAGCTCCAGCACCCAGTTCTTGCTTCCGTGCAGCCCCCTGCGGAACATCCTGCCCAGGCCCTTGGAGCCGTTCTGGACCTCCATCGACTGCCTGATTCCCGCTGCCTGCGGGACCTTCACGCGGATCGCCATGACCTCCTCATCTCCTCTCCGAGTGGCCCGCCGGAGCCGTTCCGGCGGGCCGTTTTCGCTGGTTCTTGCAGGCCACTTTTCAGCGGCCTTGGACCCACTTTCTGGGGTCGTTGTGCTCCTCCCAGGAGGGGACCACGATGCGGTCCCCATACCTGGTGTACCCGATGTGCGTGCCTGGTGGGATGAGGCGGTTGCCCGCCGACGGACCGCCGCACGAGAGACAGGGGTCCCCCTCCAGACGGCCGTGCTCGCAGCGGTGCAGATCCAGCAGGAGCTTGGCCAGGCGGCTCGTCTCGACCTCCTGCGGGGTCGGCCGCTCAGCCACGAGCGGCTTCCGGAGTCCGCTTCGAAACGGACGAATTAGCCCGAACCTCCTTGAATTCGGTGCAGGCGCAGACCCCTCGGCCCTGCGCCAGCTTGTGACGGCACGCCGTCCGGGAGCCCTTCACGTGCGTTCCGGTGTGCTCGTGCCGGGGGTGCCCGCACCCCGAAGGGCCGGTACAGAGCATCTTCTCGTACATGCTCATCGCGTTCTCCTCGTTCCTGCTGCTCAGCGCTCGGAAGCCAGCTCGTTCAGCTTCGCCGCCAGCTTCGCATTCAGGTCCAGCGCCTGCTCGTAGGTCAGCTCGGCGAAGATGCCGGGGTCCTCGTCGAGCTGGGCGTCCCCCAGCGGTACCGTCATGCGCTCGCCGAAGCCCGTCTTCACCGGGCCGAAGCCGCCGATGACGATGTGGCACCCCGGGGTCATGCTCTTCTCCACGGCGAGCCGGGCGCTCCTGTCGATGTCGCCCAGGCTGTTCAGGGCGCGGATCTCGCTCACGCTTCCTCCTCTTCCGACCAGGTGTTTCCCTGGTAGTCCTCGTGCTTCGTGGCCGGGTAGTGGCCCTTGCTTTCCTCGCACTGCCACGGCTGCACGGGGTGCTCGCCGTCGCACTTCTCCACGTTGCCGTGCTCGGCCATGGCCTCACGGATGATGGAGTCCTCGGCGAGGCCGCCGACGCCATAGTCCGTGGGGTCCCAGCCCCGCTTCTTCAGCGCCTCGATGAGGGCGCCGACCAGCTCCTTGCCGGAGATCTCGCCCTCCTCGCGCTGCTCGATCGCCTCGGAGACCGATTCGAAGATCTCCGTTCCTCCGGTCCAGCTCACGTTCTCTCCATTCCGAGGGTTCTTACGGGGATTCGCCCTGGAATCCAAGGCGAATCCCCACGGTCATACGGTCTCGATGCGGGTCACCCGGTAGAGGCCCGTGTAGATCTCGCGTGCCGCCTCCGCATCGTCCACGTCGTCCAGCTCGACCAGGAAGGTGTGGTGCTCGCCCGTCACGTCCGTGCAGGGCTTTCCGTTGACCGGACACGGGCCGGTCTTCTTCTCGCGCGGGTTGTGCTCGGGGTTCTTGGCGAGTCGCACCGTGACCAGGAAGGCAGCCATCAGACGAACCGCCCGTACCGGACCGAAGAGGTCCACAGCTTGACCTTCTCGACCTTCTTGCCGGGCTTCGGGGAGTGCCAGATGTAGCCGCTGCCCGCGTAGATGCCGACGTGGTAGATCGAGTTCGCGCCGCCGAAGAAGACCAGGTCACCCTTGGTCCGCTTGCTCGCGGGGATCTTCGTGGACTTGTTGTACTGGGCCTGGGCCGTGCGGGGGAGCGTCCTGCCGTTCTTCTTGAACGAGTAGTACGTCAGGCCCGAGCAGTCGAAGTAGTTCGGACCAGCGGCGCCGCTCTTGTAGGGGTCCCCCTTCTGAGCGGCGGCGGTACTCAGGGCCTTCACCCGTATCGAGGTGGCCGCATCGGCGCTGGGCGCCACGGTCAGCATCATCCCTCCCGCGAGCGCGGTGGACAGGGCGACGGTGGTGAGCTTCTGCATGGTGCGATCTCCTTGGATTCCGAGGTTCTTCCGGATGTTCGCGCTGGAATTCGAGCCGAACTACCAGCTCATCCCTTCGGGGCTGAAGTAGACGGGGATGTTCGCCTTCCTGGCGCGTTCGACACAGTCGGCCGTGCCGTGCGAGGGGTGTTCGCCCGGCGGGCACCAGCGGCCGTTCTTCCGGCAGGGGTTGGCCCACGCCATGACGGCCTGGGCCCCGGCATCGACCATGTCCTGGTTGCGGAGGTTGCCCGCGTAGTTGCCGTGGCTGTCCCAGTCGGGCAGGTACGGCTTCTCCAGGACCAGCACGTCGATGAAGTGGGAGGACCAGTCGCTGACGATCCTGTCGGCGCCTCGCCTGTTCTTTCCGTTGCGGATGAGCAGGCGGCCGTGGCGTTTCAGCAGGCGGGTCAGCGGCAGATGGACCGCTCTGCGGTCCGCCCAGTCCCTGGAGCCGGTGATGATCAGCTCGAAGTACGGCAAGTTGAGGACCAACTTGCTTGCCTCTAGCTGCGATTGGGCGTCCATGTGCCTCCTTTCGAACGGCCTAGGCCGATCCTACCCGATGGCCTACCGCCCGGGTAGGCCACCTCCTGGGGCACCTTGTCCAGATTCGTTGCGATTCTGGCCTTCCTCGAATCACCATGAACTCCTGCGAATCAGGCATACCGGACCACTTTTTATGGATCTCCGACACGCTACAGCAGGACATAAGTGGTCGATACGGACAGCCCGAATCATCCGATTCACCCGTTCTGTCAGTTACCCTTCGGTAGCTTTTCTTCCGGGATTCGGGTGTCTTCCGACCCGATTCTTGTTACTTCTCGGTAGCTTCTCTTCGGGTTCGAGGCGAAGGAAAGTTACCGAACGGTAGGCTGATGGCACACGAAAGGCCCGCCGGTCTCCCGACGGGCCTCCGTTCAGCCGTACGCGATCCAGTCGGGGATCACCGTCGGCTGGATGACGGACTCCTCGACCATGAACCCGAAGTCGTCTCGGCGAAGTCTGCCGTCTTCGGTCCGCATGTACCGGTCGATGTGGATCCCTTCCTCGTCGCGCCAGATCTCCGGCCATCTCGGAATGTCCATCGGGTCCACTCCACAGGAAGCGAGCATGGCGAGTACGTCTTTTCGCCGCTTCTCCAGAAGGGCCCTGACGGACTCCGACACCTCGGTCCGGAGCATCGTTCTCATGTCGTTCCTCATCGGTCTCCCTTCACGCCAAAGAGGGGCACGGCGTGATGCCGTGCCCCTCCAGGCGGTCTCACTTGAACTGGACTTCGGTTCCGTCGGGCCACACGAAGCGGGCGTTCTCCCTGCGCACCCCGTCCTCGTCGGCGACGACGCGCCAGATGTCACCGGCCCACTCGCCGTCGACCACCATCACGCCCTGAACGGTTCTGTCGATCTCCGTCATCTCGGCGACCAGCTTCTTCACGTCCTTCTCCAGGTCGCGACAGTCGAAGGACTCGCGCCACGGAATGGCCGCGCTCGACGTGAAGACGGTGGAGATGCCGGTGTCGGTCTCCTCTTCGGAACGCTCGACCGCGAGAACCACGCTCGGGTCGTCCCGGGAGTCGGGCTTGTTGTCCAGGTAGAACCGGCTGTTCTTGATCTGTGACCACGGGAGCGGCGGGTCGATGGTGAACACCCCGCTCACCGATCCGGTGTAGCTCAACGCCTTCCCCTCTCCTTCAGGAACAGGAACGCGCGAGCGGCCACCCCGGAACCAGCCAGGGTGGCCACCCACTCGATCGCGTACGACATCAGCCCTTGGTGCAGAGCGGGAAGAGCTTGTTCTTCTTCCCGGCCGGGATCTTGGCCTTCACGCAGTTGTCGTAGTCGGCCTTGCGGACGTCCTGCTCGTACAGGTAGCCGTCGTCGGCGAGGACGAAGATCTCGTACTCCGTCTCGCAGCCCTTCGGCTTGAACTTGTACTTCACCTTGGGGAGCTTCTTGCCCTTGAGCTTCTGCGGCTTCTCGGGCTTCTTCTTCAGCTTGACGCCCTTGTTCTTGACGGGCGGCGCGGCGCTCGGGCTGGAGCTGCGCTGGTTCGTTCCGGAGCTGGTCGACGGGGCCTTCGAGGCCGGGGTCGAGGCAGCCTTGGAGGGCGCCTTCGAAGCCGTCGTGCCGGAGGAGCGGTTCTGCTGCCGGTTCGTGGTGGTGCTGCTGCTGTCGCTGGAGTCCGAGGAGTCCGAGCTGCTGCTGTCGCTGGAGGACTTCTTGCTGCTGCTCCTGCCTCCGCCGCCGCCCTTGCCGGTCACGAACGCGACGGCGTCCATGGACAGCTCGTTGGGGCAGTCGTAGTCGACCTGCTGCCCCTGCACGAGGCCGGAAACCTCGTAGTCGTAGGTGTCGGTACCACACGCGGAGACGGCCAGGATGATGCCAGCGGCCCCAGATGCGATCACTACGGTCTTCTTGTTCACGGTCAATCCCCTTTCCTAGAAACAGTATTGCAGGAAAGCGGGAAGTTGTCGAGTCGCTTCTTCGTAGATTCGTGCGAAGCTATGACCATCACACGGAGGGAGGAACCCGTGTCTACACCGATGAGCGCAGCCAGATTTCTGGCCGCTCTGAAGGCGGAAGGCGTCGAGGTTGTCGAAGTCGGCAACTGGGAGACCCACAACCGCAACAGCAAGGGACCGTGGGGTGCCGTGCATGGCGTGATGATCCATCACACCGTCACCAGTGGCACCCAGAACACCGTCAACATCGTGAACAACGGCTACTCCGGCCTGCCCGGTCCGCTCTGCCACGGCATGATCGCCAAGAGCGGCAAGGTCTACTTGGTTGGCTACGGCCGTGCCAACCATGCTGGCCTCGGCGACCCGGACGTACTCCAGGCGGTCATCGACGAGCGCTCGGCGCCCGCCGACAACGAGGCCACCGTGGACGGCAACAGGGCCTTCTACGGCTTCGAGTGCGAGAACCTGGGCAACGGCAAGGACCCCTGGCCCGCAGCTCAGCTCGAAGCCATCGAACGGGTCGCAGCGGCCATCTGCCGGTACCACGACTGGGGCCCGCTCTCGGTCATCGGCCACAAGGAGTGGCAGCCCGGGAAGGTGGACCCGCTGGGCTTCACCATGGACTCCATGCGTGCGCGCGTGCGCTCGCGCCTGGGTGCAGGGCCCGACAAGCCGACCCCGCCGCCGTCCACCGGCACCACGTACACCGTGAAGCCGGGCGACACGCTGAGCGGTATCGCGAAGGCCCTGGGCGTGACGGTCGACGCCCTGTACGCGGCCAACAAGGACAAGATCAAGAACAAGAACGAGATCTTCCCTGGGCAGGAGCTGACGGTCCCCAAGGGATCCGGCCTGCCGAAGCCGCAGAAGCCGAAGGTCGACCTGTCGCAGCTCGTCGCGGCGGCCAAGTCCGACCCGAAGGCGTCGGGTCAGCCGGTCACGTACGCCGGAACGAAGACGGTCGAAGCCGCTCTGGTGGACGAAGGGCTCCTGGCGAAGACCTACCTCGACGGACACTTCGGCACGACGACCGTCGAGGCGTACCGCAAGTGGCAGCTCAAGCTGTACCCGGGTGCCAGTACGGCTCCGGGTGGTGCAGCAGATGGCATACCCGGGAACGACAGTCTCACTAGGCTCGGCGAGAAGCACGGTTTCACCGTCGTCGCGTGACCACGAAAGGTGGCCCAATGAAGATCTTCGGCAGAGAGCCGGTGTACATCCTGGCCTTCATCGCCGTCGCGCTGAAGCTGGCGTCGGCGTACGGCCTGGACGTCTCCGACGAGATGCAGGGCGCCATCATGGCTTTCCTCAGCCTGGTGGTCGCGCTCGTCGAGGCGGTCGTCCTGAAGACGGGCGCCGTCGGTGCGGCCGTGATCAACCTGGCGCAGGGTGCGCTGGCCCTGTTCCTCGCCTTCGGGCTGGAGATGAGCGCCGAACAGCAGGCCCTGTGGATGCTGATCGTCGAGAGTGCGGTCGCGCTGTGGCTGCGTGAGAGGGTCACGGCGCCCGTCGTCTCCGTACCGATCGAGCAGAAGGCGCCCACCGCCTTCAGCCGGGCGGCCTGATGGCCACGGCGATCCGGCGGCTGTACAAGAGGCTGGGTCGCCGTGGTACCGCACTCGTACTCCTGGGCCTGGGCAAGGTCTGCTTCGGCCTGGGGTACGCACTCGATCCGGGCCCGAGCCCGGTGGGTCTGGGACTCCTCAACAGGCATGGCGGCGTTCAGTGCTGGTCGTCGGTCTGGATCATCTGCGGATCCATCACCTTCGGGTGCGCCTGGCTCCGCATCGGGAGGGATTGGCTCGGGTTCTTCACCGCGCTGATCCCTCCCCTGGTGTGGGGTTCCACGTTCCTCTGGAGTGCGGTCTCCGGCGACTATCCCAGGGGGTTCGCCCTCGCCGCGTGGTACGCGATAAGCCACGTCGGCATCATCCTGTGGGCCGCGTCAGTACCTGAGTACTCAGTGCCCCGCCAGACCCTCCAGAAGGAGCGAAGATGAGCGAAGACTGGGGGGCTGTCCTGCCCGTCGTCGGGGCCGTTCTGGGGGCACTTGCGCTCCTCGGTTCTGGCCTTTTTGCCGCCCGCGCCACCAAGGCGGCTGCCAAGATGACCGCCGAAGCCCAGCGGGCGACTGCTGTGGCGAACGCGGAACCGGCCCAGCGACAGCAGGATCTGGCGACCTTCCGGGAGATCCGTGACGGACTGGAGAGGAAGCTGGAGCGGCACGAGAACCGCATCGACAGCCTCACTTCTCTGGTCCGGGCGTTCTCCTGGTACGTCTCGGAGCTGACCGGGCAGATGCGCTCGCATGGCATCGAGCCCCCGGCGCCGCCGGAGAGGATCGTCGAGTACAACCGCAACGGAACCTGACGAAGGGCCCGGCCTGGGGGAGGCCGGGCCCTTCTGAATTCACCGCCTGCGCAGGGCGCCGCCGTTCACGATCGATCCCCGAGGAAGGGCCGACTCGCCCGGCCTGCCGTCGTTCATGCGCAGGTAGCCCTTCACGCCGGAACCGCCGGATGCCGTACTTCCCGGAATGATCTGCCGTTCACCCCAGGGCAGGTCCGGGAACTCCTTGCGGGCCTTCGCCAGGCGCGTGCTGATGGTCTGCGGAGAGCAGTCGAACTTGATCGACAGATCGAGGTGTGACAGACCTTCGAGCCACGCCAGCGCGATCTTGTGATTGTCCAGGTCGGGCCGCTTCACTCGTCCGTCCATCGCACCCCCTTGTTCCGGCCCGCCTCGTGCTCGCTCAGCTCGGGGGTGAGGGAGGGGTTCACGATCCGCAGGATCTCGTAGATGTCGGCGGGGCGCAGGTGCGGCCACATCATCCGCCGGGCCTCCTTGTACTTGCGCTCCAGGCGGTCCCTGGTGGGCCCGTCCAGGTGCTTGAGGCGATCGGGCAGGGAGTTGTGGGCGTTGTCGCTCGTCTTCACCAGCATGGCCGCGTAGCCGCCCTGGATGACCCGTTCGATCTGCTCACGCTTCGTCGATCCCGGCACCTTCGTGACCGCGTCGATGATCTCCAGGGAGATCTCGGTGACGCCCGCCGCCCGCAGGGACTCCAGGGTCTCGTCGGTGTCCTCGACGACGTCGTGCAGCAGCCCGGCAACCCGGACGGGTTCCGAGAACGACGCGAGGCCAGCGGAGACCGCCCGCGCGTGCTCGATGTACGGCACCCCGTTCTTGTCGAACTGATCCTTGTGCGCCTTGGCCGCGATGACGTCGGCTTCCCAGGTTCGCATTACGCCTTCTCTCTTTCCGAGTCGTCCCGGTAGAGCGATCCCATCCGGGACCTCTTCTCCAGGTTGTTCAGGTATACCTCGTCGTCGATCGTGCCGACGCTCGTGAATCTCCAGCGCTGAACCGGTGACGTCTGGCCAGGCCGGTGCAGGCGCCCCTCCGCCTGCTCGTTCATCACGTTGTCCTCGGTGTAGGAGATGATCGCCTCACACCGGCAGACATCCTTCAGCCAGTCCACGCCCTCCGAGAGGGACTGGAGCTGAGCGATCAGCACCCGCCACTCGGTGCCGAACCCCGTCTCGATCTGCTTCCGCTTGGCCGACGTGGTCTTCATCGTCCAGGCCACGGCCTGCGAGCCGAGCGCCTTCTCTGCCATCCGGGCCCAGCGTGCGGAGTGTGTCCACACCAGAAGGGGCTCCTCTGGAGGAAGGTCGGCGAGCAGGTCGATCAGTGCCGTCAGCTTCGGCTGCGGGGCGTTCTCCTCGTAGGAGATCTCCAGCTTGTCGATCGCGTAGGAGACGTGGACCTTCGTCTGGCCGGTGTCCTCGTCGGTCTTCTCCTCCAACACCTTCAGGTCGTACACCCTGGCGTCCATACGCAGCTCGAAGTGCTTCTGTGGGGTGACCCAGCTCTTCTTCCTGCTGGTCACCTCGTCGGCCCGAAGCGTCCCCAGGGCGGCCTGTCGCAGTCGGGTGCGCTGTTCCACCGGTAGCGGTGCGGCGACTGGCTGATCAGCCAGCCATGCCAGGGACTGCCCCTCGAAGTCGCGGTACTGCTCAAGCTGCTCAGCGCCGAGCGGTACCAGGATCTCCCGCTCGATGACCGGCGGAAGCTGGTCAACGACCTCTTCCGTGCGATACCGGACCACGGCCGGGATGTCGCGCCAGACGCCGCCGGGAACCAGCTCGTCCCCGATGGTCTCGACCTCGACCTTCTTGCCCGCCTTGTAGTAGCTCTTGTCGTCCATGTGGAAGTGCGCGCGGGCCCAGTCGTGGAACGCCGGATACCGGTCGGGCCAGATCAGGTTCAGCGGGGTCCACAGGCCCTCCGGCTTGTTGCCGCCAGGCGTGGCCGACAGGAGGAGCCAGCGGTCCGCCTTGATGCACTTCAGGACGTAACGGGGGACGCCGTGCCGGTTCACCATCCGGTGGGACTCGTCGAGGATGACCAGATCCCAGGTTCCGGTCCGGGTCCACGGCGGGACGGTGCCCTCCTTCATCGCCTTCAGGGCAGCCGCCTTGGTCGCCTTGGGCTCCTTGGCCAGAGCGTTGCGGCCGTTGGACGCCCGGCGCCGGATGTCCTCGGGTATACCGCCGTGCATGGCGTTCCATCCGATGATGAAGACGCCGGGCGGCTTCGCTCGGGAGGTCAGTGCGGTCCAGTTCTCGGTGTCCTTGCGGTGCGTCCCGAGGAGCCGGGTAAGGCCCTTCTCCGCAAGCGACGGGAACTGCTCCTCGAAGGTCCGCTGCCACTGACCAAGGGTGTTGATCGGGGCCACCACGAGGACGCGGGGCATGCGGCCGAGCTTGAGCAGACGCACCGCCTCAACGCTGGTGACGGTCTTACCGGCACCGAGGCCGGAGGCGTTGATGCCACCTCCGGCCAGGATGCGCCGCGTCTCCTCCTGGTAGGGACGCAGGGTCTTCACGCGCGCTTCTCCAGTTCGTTCACGGGCACCTGGTTCTTCTGCCGCAGGTGCGCCTTCATGACGCTCGCGGCCACATGCTCGGTGTTGTAGGTGTCGTTCGGCACGTCGCCGCTGAGGTCCACCCACGAGTAGCCGTCGTGGCTGTAGTCCTGCCCGGGGTCGCGGGGGACGGAGAAAGTCCAGCCGACGACCCGCTTGGCCAGCGGAAGACCGGCCATGACGGGCCGGAAGTCCTCAGCCTTCGGGTGCACCTTCCGGGCGTCCTCCTCGTGCTTCAGCACGTCTCTTCTCCTTCTCGCTCTGCCGCCCGGTTACGGGCGACCTCCCTGTAGGCGGCGCGCACGACGGCGTCGCCCCAGTCTTCCCTGATGGCGCGGATCGCCTGGTTCAGGCGGTCGCGCAGCTCGATGACGGCTTCCAGGTTCAGGTGCGGCTCCGGGCTTCCATGCTCACCCTTCTCGAAGTACAGCCGGAGGTGCGGACTCTCGGCAGCCGAGGAGTCCTGCACGCGCAGGCGTCCCCCGTCCCGCATCTTCACCTCGCTGCCGCCGTACATGTACAGGCCACGGCCGCCACCCAGGTCGGAGGGTTCGTTCAGAGGCATGCGAACACCGCCGCCGACTCCGCATCTCCGGCCAGCCTCAGCTCGCCCGCCATGTCGGCCAGGTCGTAGGGCCACATCTTGTTGGTGTACGTGATGACGATGGTCGCCCCTTCGCGGCGGGCGTGGTTGTTTCCTCGCCTGGCCTCGGGCACTCCACGAACGTGCTCCATGACCTTCTCCGCCGCCTCCTCGTCCAGGCATTCCAGCCGGACTTCCGGCAGATTCTCACCCTCCATGGGCCTGCATCCTTTCCGCATCGCGCAGCTTCCAGCTCAGGAACGTCACGGCTCCTTGCCGGGCGACCGCGTCCTCCATCGTGTGGGAGCTTTCACCCTCGGCTTCAGCCAGGAGTTCTCGTATGACCCTGATGCGCTCCGGGTCGCTTTCCGTGTCGGCCATGGCGTTCCTTTCTCGCTGAGCGCCCAGCCTATTTCTAGCCGATCTGGCCCAGCATCCCTACGGTGCCCTTGACCGCGTCGAGAGCGATCTGTCCCGTGTTCGTCCCTGCGATGAGGAGTCCGAAAACCAGCACCAGAACTGCCGTGACTTGCACACTGCCCGAGCTGCGCGGCTCCTCTGAGGGACGGAGCCGGAAGAACAGGACGATCGCGAGAAGTACCGCCAGGTCGATGTGGAGATTCATGGCCCCTCCTCGGGGGCTACCGGCTCAGGACCGCCCTCGCCCAGGCAGGCGAGAAGCAGTGGGACGGGTGGTTGAATCCGATGCCGCAGCAGGTGCACAGGCGGATGCCGATGAACCAGTGAGGCACCTGCGGGAGCCGGGCGTCAGCCGACTCGCGGTGCGCCGCCTCGGGCTGGCCGCAGTTCGGGAAGAGGCAGTGACGTTCACCCCGGAACACGTGGTCGCCGATGAGGGTCAGTGCCACCTGCGCCGCACCTCCTCGATCAGGGGGAACGTCTCGGGCGAGGACATCATCTGATGCGCATGTGCTACGCAGCGCTCCAGGCTCTCGACCTTGTTGCCCTTGGTGACGGCCAGCAGGAACGGCGCGGCGAGACCACAGGGTCCGAGCACCTTGTCGCTGAATGTCTCGGTCAGGGCGGCCTTGCACGTGCCGCCCCGGCTGGACGTGGTGGCGACCCACTCGGTGACGAACTTCGGCACCGGCCGGACCTCGACCGCCGGGATGTCCAAGTCGTTGCCCCAGGTGTCGACGTGGACCGCAGAGGTGTTCGGCTCCAGGTAGGACGCCTTCCAGTAGCGGCCCTCGTCCATGAAGACGACGGACCACAGGGAGCCGTACTCCTGGTGCTCGACGAACTCACGGTGCACGACGAGCTTGCTCATGCCCTCGACGGCGATGTGGTGACGCTCCAGCCACTCGACCGGGAAGGTGCGCACCTCGGCCTTCACGACTTGCGCCCCGGGACCTTCTTGAGGGGGCCGATCTCCGCGACCGCCAGAGCGGCGCGGTTGACGGTGCGGCGCACGGGCCCGACCTTCATGCCGCCGATGCCCGTGGTGGCGATGACACCGGCCGCCGCGATACCCGCCTCGGGCGATCCGGTGACCGCCACGGCTGCGGCGCCGAGCACTCCGGCAACCGTGATCGAAGCGACGTCGTGGGCCACGAGGTGGTCGTCCACGTCCTTGATCGGCTTCACTTCTTCTGCTCCCTTCCGTTGGCGATCTTCTCGATCGCCCGGTTCAGCCATTCGCTGTTCTGGTAGACCACGTAGAACGTGATCAGGTAGGCGGTGAACCCCCAGGGCCCGATGGGCTCTCCCAGAGGGATGGCGATGCCGAACGCGACACCGACCGACAGGACCATCGCCACGAAGACGTAGCGCAGTTCGTGCGGCTTCATCGGCGGATCCAGATCCTCTCGGACATGCTGAGGCGGATCATCCAGCAGGCGAAGACCCACGTCATCGCCGCGAAGAAGTTGACCTCCTCGTTGATCAGGAGCGCCGGAACCATCACGACAAGCATTCTGGCCAGGTAGGACATCACGTTCCTTCGGAGTCGAAGAGGGCGCCCTGATCCTGGTGACCCCCGGGCGGCTGCCCTCCGTTGTCGATGAGGGCCCAGTGCGCCGCCGGGTCGCTCAGGTCCAGCCGGTGTGCCAGCCACTCGCGCAGAAGCGGGAGCTGGTCGCCGGTCCAGGAGGGGTTCTCCTGACGGGGCCGGTCGCCGTAGCGGACCGATGCGGCAGGCATGGGGAAGGCCGCCGTCGGCCGGTCGACCCAGTTGATGACGGTCGACTTGCTGACGCCGAGGTGCTTCGCCACGTAGGTGCTGTCGTAGAAGGTCTGCACGTACTTCCCCTTTCGGCCTAGGCCAGCTTAGCACAGCCCCGGGTCGAAATGCCTCAACCTTGTTGGGATTGCTCGAACTTGAGCTTCGCAGCCTCCAGGATCCCGGCGATCTCGCGCAGCGTGTCCACGGAGTAGGGGTCCAGGCCGTCCTTGCCGTGGCCGGAAATCCTGGCCTCGATCCCCAGGTCGCGCAGGCGGGACTTCGCGACCGCCCGCTCCTGCTCCAGGGCCACTTCGGTCAGCGTCTTGAAGTACTGGTGGTAGGCCCCCTGCTGGGACGTGCGGTCCTCCTTGCTGAAGGGGACCGGCCTGAAGCCGTACGCCGACTCGATGAAGACCCGCTTGGTTCCGATGCTGGTGATGGCCAGCTCGCGCTGGCTGTTGCCGTCGAACACGACGACCTTGCTGCCGACCGTCAGGACTTCCCCGCCGGTCTCGAATGAATTTGCCATCCGTCTCTCCTACCTTTCCTCAACTTATCCAATCCTAGCGAAAGTTGAGGGGCATGGAAACACGAAGACCCCCTCCGGCGAGGAGGGGGTCCTGTGCCCTACGTCACTTCATCCACGGCCACGGCGCGTTCTTGCCCTGCTCCAGAAGCTGGATCAGGCCGAAGCTCGCGTCCGAGAGGCCACCGAAGCAGTGACGGTTGGTGCCACCGGTCTCCAGGATGGAGCCCGCGTAGCCCGCCATGTTCCACAGGTAGACCGGAACGGTCTTCGGGATCAGGTCGTCGATCCGCGTCTCCGGCATGCCGTAGGTGCGCCCGCCCATGTTCGACGGGAGCCAGCCCGGCCGCGACTGCTCGTCCGTGACGATCACGACGCGGTTGAACTCGCTCGTGAAGTTGTCCTTCACGGCGCGCGGGATGTCGGTCCCGTTGATCGACGGGCCGAAGCTCTCGACGATCTTCAGGACGCTCGCCCCGCGCGGCACGTTGACCGTGCGCGAACCGGCGCCGCCACCCCGGCTGTTCCAGCCGCCGAGCGCCTGGTCGCCACCGAACTCGACGAGCTTGGCGTCCTGCGCCTTCACGGCCAGCGCCGCCCCGAAGAGCGCCGCCTGGTCGGCCAGCGAGATGTCCCCCTTGTGCGGGGTGGAACCCCACATGCCCGGGAACATGGACGGGCTGCGGTCCACGAGGATCAGGGTCTTCCCCCGCAGGGTCGGAACCAGCTCCAGCGAACCCGCCAGGCCGCGCTCCAGGGTGTGGCCCCAGCGCAGCGACGACAGGGCGCGGTACGCCGACAGGAAGCGGTACGGGAAGAGCCGGGCCTTCCGCACGCGCTCGCTGTCCGAGAGCACCTTCGCCACCGCGTCGGCCGAGGCGTCGGAGACACCGGCCTCGTCGAAGTTGCGCAGGTTCTTGATCAGCGCGCCCGGCGCCATGGTCGGGATCATCGCCTCCCACAGCAGCTTCTTGTCGACCTTGCCGCCCAGCTCCGACAGCACGTCCTCCCACGTGAGGCCCGCGTCCTTGAGCACCTGCGGGGCGATCAGGCCCGACCCGTAGATGTACTCGGCCGACGCCTTGCGCGGGACACCCGCAGCCGCCTGGCGCCACTCGCGCTGGTTGCGCGTCATCGACAGGGTCGGCGTGATCGCGCCGCTGTGCCCGTGGCGCCGGTCGAGGATCAGCCGGAACAGGTCCGACTGCCACTGGGCGGTCGGCGCCGGGTGGACGATGTCGATCACGTCGGCGAACCGGTAGGCCCGGCGCGGCGAGTCGTACTTGCTGTACGAGTACTCGGTGTACAGGCGTGCGACGGCCCGCTTCAGGCCCTTCTTGACCGGCAGGTAGCGCTTCGGCCACGCCTTGCCCGCGATCGAGAACCAGTAGGCGATGAACTCGCCCGGCTCGTCGGCACGCTGGAGCACCCCGTCGACCATGTCCTCGACGCCCTTGTACCGGTGCTCGTCGCAGAGCGTCTTGGCGACCTCGGCCGCCGCGAGGAGCGACGTGGTGCGCATGTAGCCGTCGGTGCGCAGCCACGGCAGCATGGCCGTGACGTGCTCCTGCTCCAGCAGGGCGGTGCCGTGCAGGAGGTCCACGTAGCGCTCGTTGCGGTCGCTGGCGCGCTCGTAGAACGCGTCCTTGCCGACGAGGTTGGACACCGAGAGCAGGTAGAGGTCCGACAGCGGGCTGCGCGTGAAACCGCTCGCGCCTTCGAACGTCTTGGTCGTGCCGGTCGTCTTCACCTGGGACGTGACGCGCGCCTTCGCGCCCGGCTTGTTGAACGTTGCCATGACCCTTCTCCCTTTCCTTGAAACGCAAAAACCCCCTGTCCCGGGATGGGAGCAGGGGGCGCGTCTCGATGTATGTGTGGGGTGCCCGGCCAACAGATAGGCCCCGGTGGTTCTTTCGAACCTTCCTCGACCAACGCTCTGCCAATTGAGCTATCCACGAGCAAGCTCGCGGATCAGGACTCGAACCTGAAACATTTGGTTCCACTGTGAAGTAACCGTTGCCAAGACGCTCCGGGCACCTCACCCACACACCGAGAAACAGAAGATCCAGAGGAGCCACCGGCCAACTAGGCGAGACCCGGTGTTTGCCAGTTATGCCAAGCGTCGGCAACGACGGGATTCGAACCCGCCCTCAGTTTCTTTTTCCAGAAGAAGTAACCGTTTCTCAAAACGCTCCGGTAACCCTTCTGGATCTTCTGTTACGCGCCCCGGCCAACAAGATGGCGCCCGGTGTTCTCTTCGCAGGATGAAGTAACCGTTCGCACGAACGCTCCGGGGTGCAGATAAAACATTACGGGATCCTGCGAGGGGATCGCAAGTCTTTTAGTACTCCCGAGGGGCGATGATCCAGGAGGCCCGCTCCTGGACGGGCTCCATCGACAGGGCGCGCAGGCCGTTGTGCAGGTAGCCGTCGTCGGGGAAGTCGACGCCCGGGATGCGGATGTTCGGGTTCCACTCGAAGTTCGGGTCAATGCACTTCGGCGACCAGTCGTCCGCCTCGTACACGGAGCCCGCGAGTGCCAGACCGTAGAACTGCGTGTTGGAGTGCCCGAAGGTGATGACCTCCAGGCCCTGTTCCTTCAGCGTGGCCTCGGCGTTGCCCCTGGTGATCAGGTCGTCGGGGACGCCGGAGGCCAGCAGGAGGGCGCGGCGCATGTAGAACTCGTAGCCCTCGCCGTCGTCATCCTTCTCCAGGGCCGCCTCGTACTCGGTGAGCCAGTCCGGCTCGAACTCGTCCGTGTTCTTGATGGCCCAGTCGCCGTCGTCGGGAACGCCCAGGCTGTAGCCGTAGAACAGAACTGCCATCGACATGTCGACTTATCTCCTGTACGACAGAGGGGGCCCGTCGGGGCCCCCTCAAGGGATGTTGCGGTCAGGCGCCGGTCTGGTTGCCTGCGGCCGAGCTGTTCTCGGCTCGCACCGACTCGGCCAGCAGCTCCGGAAGCGGCGTACCGCTGTCACGGGAGACCTGTACGTAGGTCTCCGCGACTCGCCGGGCCGTGGCGTCGTCGAGATCCGGGTGGGCCGTCTTCACCTGTGCCGCCTCGCGGGCGTACGCGGGCTTGGCCATGAGTCCTCCTCAGACGCGGACGATGCCCATCTGGCGGGCCTTGGCCAGCCAGCCCGGGAACTCGTTCATCAGGCGCCGGTACAGCTCGGCGTCACGCATCGCGGTCGGGTCCTGGCCGACGGCGAAGAAGTCCGAGTTGTCGATGGGCCGGTACTGCGGGACCGGGATGTCGTCGAGGCGCTGGAGGAAGCCCAGGCCCTCCTCGTCGTCGTAGTCGTACTCGCGGTCCTCGCCGAAGCCGACGAACTGCCAGAAGATCGGCAGGTTCGCGTACTGGCAGATGCGCCGGGCGGCGGCCTTCTTGTCCCTGGGCGAGCCGTCGGTCTGGAAGATGACCAGGGCGGGAACCGACTTGCCGGTGGACTGGTAGTGCTGCACCACGGCGTCCATGGCGACGGCGTAGTCCGTACCGCCCATGTGGCCGAGCTTGGAGTGCGCCTTGGCGATCTTGCCCTGGTAGTCCTCCAGGGACAGCTCGTCCATGCCCTTCAGCTCGTGGTCGAAGAACACGACCGGCACCCGGCCGTCGTCCTCGAAGAGCGGAGCCATGCCCAGGATGCGCTCGGCGAAGTACTGGACGGCGCCGCCGCTGTAGTAGCCGCGCCCCGGCCAGTCCATCGACCCGGAGCGGTCGAGCACGAGGTAGACGGCCGCCCGCTCGCCGTCCAGGCCATGCTGGTTCGCCGCGAAGCTCGCCTTCTGGAAGGGCTTCTCCAGGCCCGGGGCGATCTCGCGGATCTTCTCGATGGTGTACGTCACGTTCTCCCTTTCCGAGGGTCAGCGCTTCTGAACGGGGCGGGCCCACTGCTCCGGCGGAACACCGCTCATCTTGGCCTGCGGCTTGTCCGGAACCTCCGTGCGAGTCAGCTCGCTGGATCCGTAGTTGCCGATGGAGTGCGACTGCGTTGCTGCGGGCCCGGAGTTCACCGCATCGGATGCGGCATCCAGGGCGTCAGCGTCAGACATATGCACCTTCCTGCCAGGCGAGCAGGATCTTCTGCTCGCGGTAGTCGTCCAGCTCCTTGACGGAGAGGAACGTGATTCCGTCCTCCTGGAGAACGACCGGCCCGACCGGCTTCTCCTTTTCCTTCTCCATTCCGTTCACGTGTGCACGACGGGATTCGAACCCGTGGACCCTCCGGAAATCCCAGTTCCGTCAGGTCGCCTGCCCCCACTCCTGGGAGAGCTTCAGCAGGCACCTTTAGGCCGCTCAGGCACATGCACCGCCAGACCCAATAGTCCAGCCCAGATTCCGCTTTCAGGAGTTCTACACGGAATCGTCCGATTCATCTTCCACTCCAACCGGAGAGCCCACGACCGGATTTGAACCGGCGCCTCCGCCCGCTGGAATTACCAGTGGGGCGATGTGCTAGACCGCTACACAACGTGGGCGCTCGGCGACCTGCCAATCGCCGAGCAGCGGACTCCGTGGCCCGGGTGCCACCCGGGGTGCCTCCCCAACGGAATCCTCAGTGGTACGTCACCCCGCCACCAGCTTTCTACAGCCGAGAGCGGGGGTAATGCGGACCTGTAATTCAGGTCCAGTTGGCGGGGAGAGACTTGAACTCTCGACCTTCGGATTATCAGTCCGATGCTCTGACCAACTGAGCTACCCGCCAGTGATCCATCCGGAAGCGTGTCGGACCGCCTCCGGTGGATCGGTGCGCCGAGCCGGGCCGTAACCGGTTCGGAGCGTTTCGCTCGGGTGTCGGATTCCCGAACTAAGTGAAACTCTACCGGGTGTTGCTGGCCTAGGTCAACCGATCCAGGTCAGACCGCCAACCGGAAGTTCTCCCCGTCCGCGACGATCAGACCCTCACGGGTGAACGACCGGAGGAAACGGCTGGCCTGCGTCACGCCGCAGCCCGTGTGGGTCGCGAGGAGAGCGGGGGTCCAGACGGCCTGCGGCTGGCCGCGCAGCGCCCGCAGAGCGACATCGCGGGGGTACTTGCCACGGCCGTGGTCCGGGTGCGCCAGGAGGGCCACCATCTCGTCCGTGACGGTCCAGGTGCGCACGAGGTTGGGGCCGTGCACGTTCAGGTAGCCGTGCCCTCGGAAGCGCGGGCCGCGCGGGAGGAAGTGCGGCTCCACGCCCGCCCCGGGACCGAGCACCGTGTCGGTGTTCTGCGGGGTGTTGACGCGAAGGCAGAGCGAGAAGTCGAAGTTCGTGCGGATGCCCGAGGTGATGCCCCGGTCGTCGCCCGAGCGGAGCGGGTTCTGGGTCATCCACATGATGATGATCTCGCGCGAGCGGCCCTGGCTGGACAGCTCGGTGAGCTTCTGCATCACGGACTTGTCGGGGCCTTCGAGGAAGGCGTACTCCTCGTCACCCTTCGGCGCCTTGCCGCGCCTCTTGTCCTCGTCGATCACAGCCTGGAGGACGGAGTAGCCCTCGTCGATCGGGATGAGCCTGCGCGGGCCGAGCTTCAGGTCCCACTTCGAGATCCCGAGCTTGGCCATCTGGGCGGCCCGGTCCTCCATCCGGGCGTGCTCGCGCTCGATCATCTCGATGATCTCTTCGTGGGTCACGGCACAGGTGCAGATGCCGCGCCAGACCGTGGCCTCTTCCCCCTTCCCGTCGATGAATCCGCCCAGCTCCTCGTCGGGGTGGACGACGGCGCGGGCCATCAGGGCACGCGTGGACCAGCTCTTGCCGGATCCCGAGGCGCCGCCGACCAGCAGGCGCTCGTTGCGCGGAACGTCGACCTCTTCGCCCGTGACGGTGTCGAGGCCGAGCGTGGTGATGTCGGGGTGCCAGAACATGTCCAGCTCGTCGGTGATGTACCGGGTGCGCACCGCGAACAGCACCTTCGAGGACCGGCCGCCGGGGGAGAGGTCGCTCAGGTGCTCGTCGAGCACGTCAAGCATGGCGCGTATGGCCTGGTGCTTAGCCCGCAGCTCCTTGATCATGTCGCGTCCGTCGAGCTTGAGGACGGCGACGACCCCGGACTCGGTCAGCTTGGCGGAGTCCAGATTCACGCCGCGCAGACCCCGCGCCTTGGCCTGGGGGTCCCAGTACTCGGGCGTGAGGAGGTCCAGGAGGCGCAGTTCCTCCTCAGTCGCGACCAGCATGGGGCACCTCCATGACCGCGTCGAGCGCCGGGTCCAGGCCGAGCGGGAACATCACGCCCTCCTCCTGGTCGACGATGATGAAGATCCTGAGCGGCGCCATGAGCGAGCACGCCTGCCCGGCCTCCTCCAGGGTGACCTTCCGGGTGAGCGGCCACACGGCGATCATCGTGCCCGCCTTGGGCATGCCGAGCTGGATCACGGCGTCCATCGGCGTGATGGCCAGAGCGCAGTGACCGTCGAGCGGGTTGTACGTCAGCGTCCTGCTCTCGCGCCGCACGGGAACGGCGTAGTAGAGACCCATCGTTTCCTTCTTCCTCTCCTTCAACGGCGAAGGCCGGACCTGGTCGATCGCCAGGTCCGGCCTTCTCGGGGTGTGCTGCTCGGTCAGGCCGAGGCGACGGGGTTGCCGTAGCCGTAGCTGACGGAGGCGGTGGAGTCGCCCTCGTCCGAGTCGTCCGAGTCGGACGACTCGCCGCCCTCGTCCTCGTCGGTGTCGACGGCGGAGTCCGCGTCGGTGGAGCGGTTCTCCAGGGCGGCGACGTACTCGCGGGCCTGCTCCTCGGTGACGTCGGCCTGGAGCACGAGGGCCGGGACGGGGTCCACGCCCTTCTCGGTGGCCTTGTCGACGATCGGCTTGACGACGTTCACCAGGACGGAGTCGCGCAGGTTCACGGCCCACGACTCGCCGCGCTCGGCGGCCTCGGCCAGCTCGGCGTTCGCGGAGGCGATGGCCTCGGCGTCCTTGTAGGTGCTCTTCAGGTTGGTCGCGGCGGCCTCGAAGACGAGCTTCGCGTAGACGGCGATGTCGGCTTCGCTGGCGCCGGGGAAGTCCTTGGATGCGTTGCGGAAGATGGACCGCACTGCGGTGGTCAGAGACACGTTCTATTCCTCTCCGATGTCCTGCTTCGTTCTGCGAACTTTACTGTGCGTGCTCGCTGTTCGTCGGTAACAGCGTATCACGATTTGGCCTGAGCCACTACTGCTGAGACGGGCCCTTCGCCTGCTTCCGGATCGTGGTGTTCTCCGGGTGTGCCGAGTTGGCGAAGTCGTTCCAGCGAGGCGAAACGCTGACCTTGACGGCCTTGCGGGCGGCGACGCGCACGCGCTCGCCGTTGTGCGGGTTCCGGGCCATCCGCTCCTTCTTCTCCACCAGCGCGAAGCTGCCGAAGTTCGTGATGGAAACGGTGAAACCCTGGGCCACGGTACGGGCGCAGATGTCGAAGACGTTTTCGACAGCCTCCTGGGCGACGGATCGCGCCAGACCCATCCGATCGGCCAGCGCCTCCGCGAGGAGCATCTTGTTCAGGTTGCCGGGCTTCTGCTCGACGTTTGCCACGTTGGGCTCCTTTCCTCAACTGTACCTATCGTAGCACCCTTTGAGATTCAAGTTGGCTAAAAGGGTGCGGTTGGCCAGAGAGTGTCCGTTGCTGGGGAGAACAAGGGTACGACGGAGGACTGTTCATGTTTGCACCAACGAGGGAAACAATCCGGCCACGACGAAGGGGACCCGGTAGGAACCGGGCCCCCTTCGAGGTTCCGCGTACTCGACTCAGCCGAGCGGCGGAAGGTTGCGCTGGTGCGCGCGAGCGCGGTCGACGGACTCCTGGGTACGCGGCTGCGCCAGGGCGCGGCGCATGCCCTCCATGGGGTCCTCGGCGACCGCCGGGGCCTTGCGGGAGGTCTTCTCTCGGGCCTCCTGCGAAGCGGACTTCTTGCCCGCGTACTTCGTTGCGGCGAGACGCTGGTCACGGCTCGACATCAGTTCTCCTTCTCCTCGGAAATGACCAGCGGCATCCGCGCCGCCAGCCAGACCTTCTCCTCCGGCGTCATCTCGCGGAACGGCTCGGTCGCGAAGTAGACGACGGCGTGCTTCAGGTGCGCGACCTCCTCGCGCTTGGTCAGCAGAGGGGCGATCACGTACAACGACCCGAGCGCGATGTACATGTTCACGCCCTTGATCTCGACGTAGGCGCGCTCCAGGACCGGCGGCATGGGCCCGATCGGGTAGGTCGTGTACTCCGCTCCGGCCGCGTGCCCCTTCGTCTCCGCCTCGACCCGGCCGTCCACGTTCGGGTGATGCAGGTAGACGCCGAGCAGGTCAGCGTCCGAAGGAACCCCGATGGAGACCTCGACGTCGACCACCTCGAACCCAGGGGTCACCGGGAGCCGCCCATGTTGTCGTGGTCGAGGACCACGGCCTCCTCCAGGCGGTTGCCGACCAGTACGGCGAGCACTCCGGCAACCGAGAGCAGGATCCAGCTCTTCAGCTTCTTCACGTTCCTCTCCGTTTTCCTGTCACGTTTCCCTAGTGGATTCGACCTGAAAAGAACCCCTGACGCACATGGACTCGGAGCGTCGCGCGCATCCGAGTCCATGTGGTGTGCCCCGTGTGCGATCAGCCCTGGTTTCCGCCGAGGCCATGGCCGCAGCCAGATCCGTTCTTGGCTCCGCACTGGGGGCACGGGTTGGGGTTCATGTCAGGCCGTCACCCCCTCGGCCTGCTTCAGCTTCTCCAGCACCTCGTGGGCCCAGGAGTTCTTCGACCGGGCCGCCTGGTTGAGACGGCTCCTCAAGCGCCGGATCATGGTGGAGTCGTTGTAGCTGTACTCCGTCGCCACGTCCTTCACCATGGAGGTGAAGTTCTGGGCGGCCTCGGGGGAGAGTCCCGTGGTGAGAGCCTGCGCCGCCTTGTCGAATCCGCTCAGCTTGGAGCGCTTCTTGTTGTTGTTTCGGCCGTTGCTCACGCTTCAGTCCCCTTTCCGAGACCGCCCTGTCCGGCGGTGAGTCATACTCTTCCAGAAGTGGCCCAGGCCGTCAAGTCCGGGCAATGAAGGTACACTTGACCTGCGTAGACGAGGAGGTGAGATGAGGAGAGCAGCGCTCGGATCCCAGCGGAAGGCGAAGCAGAGGCAGCGCCCTGACGTGCTGGCGCCGTTCCTGGACCTGCCGGAGGCGGGGAAGCGGCTGTCGTTCACGCAGGTGCCCGACTGGGTGATGCTCTGCGACCGGGTGAACCCGACGGCGTTCCGGCTGTGGTGTGTCCTGCGCTCGATGCAGTTCGAGAACGGGCCCGGCATACCGCCACTGACTCTCGACGAGGTCTGCTGGCTGCTGCCGGGAATCAACAAGAAGCCCACGTCCAGGACGCGGGCCAGGGAGGCACTGGACTGCCTGCTGGCCGAGGGTCTGCTGAAGGACGTCACGGAAGAAGGTGCGTCAAAGGCGGCGCCACGGCTCTACCTGGCGATGGATGAACCGCAGGGGCCGATGGGGTGGAGCAGCGCCCGGCGCAAGCTCAGGCGCTACACGAAGCTCTGGCGCAAGGCCGAGTAAGAAGGCAGACGGCCGCCTCCACGGGGGGAAGAGGTCGGCCGTCTGCTGTACACGGTAGAGGAAGCCTCCGTCTGATCACCGGAAAACCGGAAAGCTCTGGACTTCCTCAAGAGTGGTGACAGTCGTTTCCGGGTTGGGAAAGATGCCAGCATGGACTTCAAGAACCCGTTCAAGAAGCGGCCGGAAAAGAAGGCGGCCTCGGCCCCCGCCCCCACCGCGAAGCGCACCCCGTCGACCCCGGCCCCTCGGCCTGCGACGACCTACCGCCCGGAGCCGGACCCCGTTTCGTACGCCACGTTCTACACCCCTCCGGCGAGCACCCGGTCCGACGACTGCGGCACCTCATCCACCTCGCACTCCTCGGGCGGCGGCTCCCACCACTCGTACGACTCGGGCAGCTCGCACAGCAGCAGCCACAGCAGCTACGACTCGGGGTCCTCGCACTCCTCCAGCTCGTACGACTCGGGCTCGTCGGGCTGCGACAGCGGCGGGGGATTCTGAGAGGATGTCCCCCGAGCAGGGCCCACCTGGGAGCGTCGGTATCCCGGGTGGGCCCTGTTTCGTCAGATCACCCCGACGACGGCCAGGATCAGCAGGATCAGCAGGATCGCGACGAGGAGATAGATCAGTCCTCCGAGTGTCATGTCTGCCTCCCTTCTCCAGGACGTTTACCCAGTGCGTGCCGTTCTACGAGAGAGCGGCCCAGCGGGAGCCGGTGTTCTGTGAACCCGAGCTGAGGGTGATGCTCGACGGGAGTGCGGTCTGCCCGGTGCCGGAGGTGAGGAACCGGGAGGTGGCGGTGGTCAGCCCCGCGTTGATGGCGCTGGAGACGCCGCCCGAAGCCGCCACCGACGGCTGCGTGCCGGTGCCGACGGAGAGGAAGGCCACATAGTAGTCCCCAACGGCGAGCGTCTGCGGGGCCGTGAGGGCGGCCGTCTTCAGGCCCTGCGAGCCGAAGTTCGTGGTCTGATCGGCACTGACGGCGAGCCGGGTTCCGGAGGAGTTGTACAGGCCCACGAAGTTCTGGCCGCTGGTCAGAGACGTTCCCGCCGTGGTCACGCCGTACAGGACGTTCGAGACCACGGTCGACCGGTTCACAATCTTCACCTTGGACAGGTACACGACGCCCGTGTTCAGGGGGAAAGCGTCGGCGACCGTGGCCGGATCCTGCGTCCACGTGATCAGGTTGTGATCGGCCGGGGTGAAGGTCGGATTGTTGACCGTGCTCAGCGGATACTGGAGCAGACCTGCGGGCATCGCGTTACCCGTATTGAAGGTCGTGATGTCCCGGAAAACCGTGGACGAGGACTTCGTGTAGGTGACCGTGCCGCCCGTGTTGTTCTCGATGCGGATGCGCTCGAAAATGTTCGGAGCCGCAGACGTCGTGTTCAGGTCTTCGATGATCTGAAGCGTGCCGCTCGATTCGACATTGACCCACTTCGCCTGGAAGAGGTTGTTGTACGAATTCGAGGCGCAGACGAACATCTTGTTTCCGGCCTGCCCGCTGTCGCCGGTCACGTAGTTGCAGTAGAACTCGTTGCTCTCACCGTTGGCCACGTTGATGCCGGTCTGGAACTGCTCCAGGTTCAGGCCGTAGAACCGCTGGCTGGCCGTCGGGGCGGCTCCTCCGACGTAGATGCCCGTGCAGCCGGTGGAGTTGGCCCCGGCCTCGAACATGTGCCAGATGTTCTGGTTCATGTTGTTGGCCTGAGAGTCGAAGTAGAGGGCGTATCCACCCGTTCCGACGATCTCCACGAAGAGGCGCGAGAAGACACAGTCTCCCGCGTTCTGCACGCTGGAGTTGTTGATGATTTTGATGCCATTCCGGCAGCCTTCGACTTCGATGTTCTCGAAGGTGGACCGCCACGGCATTCCCAGCTCCATACCCCACGTGGTGTACGAGGCGTTGAAGGCGCCGTTGATGCGAAGGTTCCGGAAGCTGGAGTGCCAGAACGAGATCGTGTTGTTGTTGCCGACGTCGTTTACGCCGATCGACTTGATTCCGATTCCGGATCCGGCGATGAAGATGCAGAACGAGTCGAGGTGAACCTGAGCCCAGTCCGAGATGGTGATCGCGACGACATTCGAGGCGGCGTTCAGGTAGGTCGCCTGCTGGCCACAGCCGCGCAGGGTCACCGTCTTCGCGTTGTCCTCGTCGATCGTGCCGTTGATCTCGATGGTGGCCGCGACGTTGAAGGTGCCCGGGGAGAGCAGCACCACACCGCCACCCGTCGCCTGCACCGCGTCGATCGCCGCCTGGATCTGCACCTCGTCGGCGGTGCCGTCGCAGACATAGTCAGCCATCGCCTTGTCGGCGGCCGAGGAGTCCGAGGCGGCCACGTACATGGCCCCAGCGAGCGCCCGGCTGGCGGCCGGGGTGTACTTCCAGGTGCCACCGATACGGGTGTAGACCCGGCTGTTCGTGGTGTCGACACCCTGCATGCCATCACTCGGCACGAGCGGGGCGAACGTGGCGTCGGAGATGGCCCCGGCGTTGGTGCGCAGAGCGGGCGCCACGTCACCCTTCACTCCGCCGCCCATGTTGTCGCGCGCCATCGTGCCGGGGGCGTTGATGTCGAGCGCGGCCACGGCCAGCGTGCCTTTGGTGATGAGCATGTTGCCGATGATCAGGTTGTTGCCCGAGTCACCGACGGATTCCTCGCGGATCAGGGAGCGAGCGGCGCCGTTCGTCGTGTGGGAGGTGAGGGAGTTGCCGGAGATCAGGTTGCCGGTGGCGGCGAACTCCAGGTGGATGCCGCTGTAGGAACCAGCCGTTCCGACAGCACCGATGCCGAAGATGGTGTTGCCCTCAACCACGCAGTTCTGGGCCGCGAGGAAGATGGCGTCACCGGCCACCCCGTCGAAGTTGCATCCGATGACCTTCGTGGCGGACGCGTCCTGCACACGGATGGCCGGACGGCTGTTGCCGCCGTTGACGAAGTTGCAGCCCAGGATGGTTTGCGTTCCGGCCGTATCGTGGATCATTCCCATCGCGGCACCGGATCCGCCGAGGAACTGGAAATCGCAGGCCACGATGAAGTTCTCATCGCTCGACGTCAGGTAGATCGCACCACCCTCCAGGGTGGAGGTGTTCGCGTTGTCGAAGAGGCAGTGCGTGACGACGTTGTTGTGGCCGAAGGCCGTGTTGTTCTGCCCGGAGAACACCAGGGCCATGCTCTTGCAGGCGGTGAAGTGCAGACGCTGGAAGACGCACTCCACGGCACCCATTGCCCAGATGCCGCCAGACGGGCCCGTGGTCTGGTTCGTGTGATTGCCGTCGATGGTGAAGTCGGAGAACGTCGAGCGCGTTTCGTCGCCGGAGAAAGTGATGGCATTGTCGTCGACCCCGGCGGCCAGCTTCAGCACGGTCCCCCAGCCGGAGCCGACGAGACCCAGGCCGACCCCGCTGGGCCAGTTGATCGTGGCCCCCAGGTTGAAGGTGCCGTCGAGCAGGCGTACGCGGCCCTTGCCGGGCGCCCCGTCGACCAGGTCGATGGCCGTCTGGATCACCAGGTGGTCGTCGGTGCCGGTGCAGATGAAGTCCGCCTCGTCGGCCGAGGCGGAGTCGGCGGCGGCCACCGTGATCTCTCCGGACGGGACGCGACCCCGGGTGAAAGCGCTGGTGGTTCCGATCGCGTAGGTGATGTTCGAGCCCAGCCGGACTTCTCCGTTGTCGCCCGCGTCGAAGATGCCGCCGGTCGCAGCGTGCAGGTAGGCGTTGTCGATCTGCACGAACGCGGTGTCGGTGAAGGAGCCGCCGTACTGGGGCGAGTTCGTCGAGGCGCCCCCATCGTCCACGCCGGGGAAGTTCGTCCAGTCGCCGATGATGAGCGGCGTTGTGGCGCCGTTCGTGGCCACGCCCGCATACCCGCCTCCACCGGTACCGCCGTTGCGGCCGTCGCGTCGGGTCATGAGGTTGGAGATGACGATCGGCGGGGTGCCCGTGGCGTCCACGTAGACACCGTTGAAGCCGTTGCGGTCGGTCGAGCAGCCCGACATCAGCATGCCGCCGGATCCGGCGCCGTTGCCCCAGTTGCCGCTCAGGTAGAACCCGTGGTTGCCGTTCCATTCGGCCCGGCAGCCGACCATCTGGGAGTTCGCCGCGTTCTGGAGCATCCAGCCGTTGGACCAGTTGCCGATCGCCTGGCAGTCGACGGCCGTGAGGTCGACCATGCGCTCACCGAAGAAGCCGTGCGCGTGGTTGTTGTCGAGCATCACCCGGTGCATGCGCCAGGAGTACGGGGCGATGCCGCCCTGGAGGCCGCAGTAGATGCCGGAGTTCGGGAAGCGCCGGATCGTGACGTCGCGCAGAGCCACGTTCTGCACGTTGCCCTTGGCCTGAATCCCGTCGACTCCGGCCGCCACGTTCGATCCGTCGAGGGTGACGTTCAGGACCCGCTGCTCGCCGGAGATGTCCGCGTAGCCGCCGTCGGTCGCGTCCAGGAACCGGATTGCGGCGGCGCCCGTGAAGGTGGCCAGCGGCTTGATCTGGGCGTTCGGCTCGTACAGGTCGGTGACCGTCATCAGGTCGGAGCGCAGGGTCATCAGTGTCTTGCCGGGCGGTACGACGATCGGCTCATCGGTGGCGAACGTGAGCGGCGGCAGGGCGATGACGCTGCCTGCCGGGGAGCTGGCGAGGATCGCGTTGATGGCGGGCGCGTCATCCGTGGTGCCGTCACCGACGACGCCGTGGTCCATGCCGTTGATCCACAGGGAATCCTGCGCCATGTAGAGGCCGTCGGCCGTGGCCTGGTCGAGCGCCCCGACGTCGGCCGCGCTCAGGCTCACCGCTCCGGTCTCGCCGTTCACGGAGGTGACAGGGGCGGCCGGGAGCTGGGCGCTCGGGACCTTGCCCGTGTTGTCGAGGGTGGCGACGCCGTTGTTGGCGCCCTTCTCGTCGCTGTCGATCGCCCCCACGTCGGCGGCGTCGAGTACCACGGCGCCGGTCTCGGTGTTGACCGAAGTGACCGGTGCGGTCGGGAGCTGCCCCGAGGGAACCTTTCCGTCGAGGCCGAGCGTGGCCACACCGCTGGCGACACCCTTCTCGGTCACGTCGACCGCTCCGACGTCGGCGGCGGAGAGGGTCACGTCAGGCCCGGATTCGCCGTTCACGGTCTCTACGACAGCCTCTCCGGCCGTCGAGGAGTCAGTGATGAGGCCGAGCGCTTCCAGGCCGTCCAGCAGGCTCTGGAGGGCTCCGCCGGTCGTCCGCTCGCCGGAGACCGTCTGCTTGCCGACCGGGGTCACGCCGAAGAAGCCGAGCAGGTTGTTCAGGCCGTCGATGGTGTGGACGGATGTGTCGTCCGGGCCGCTTCCGAACAGCCACTTTCCGCTGGCGTGCGCAGTGAACTCGCCGGATTCCAGGCGGAGGTACGTGTACTGCTCTCCGAGGAAGTTGACCAGCTCGAAGACCGACATGAAGAGATCGGCACCCGAAGCGTCGAGATCCAGGGATGCGCCGGACTGCCGGAGCCGGTAGCTCTTCGCGTCCTCCTGGCCGATCAGAAGGTCGCTGTTGATAAGCGCCAGCAGGCCCACACCCAGGCGCTTCAGGAACGTGTCCATCGGGCCGGAGCCCGATCCCCACTGCATCTCGCCGTCGGTGAGGCGGCGCCACAGGTCGTTGGTGTTGACCAGGGTCCGGGACGACTGGGCAATGTCATCATCGGCCGCGCGCAGCGAGGAGACGGTGCCGGTGAACTCGGCGCCGGAGAGCTGGGCGTACCCGCTCAAGTCGACAGCGGCGCCACCGCCGGGGCCCGAGCCGAACTTGCCCGCCTTGATGAACAGGGCCTGGGTCGAGTTGGAGAGGTCGGTGGCCGAGCCGGAGGTCGCCAGGAACCCGAGATTGATCGCGTTGCCGGGGAGCGCCGGGTTGGTCGCGAAGGCTTCCTTGCCCGCCGAGGAGACCGCGTCATCGAGCGAGGCGTACGTCTGCTGGCCGTACTGGAGAACGTGGACCTCAGCGCCCTCGTTGGTGGGGAACATCCAGAGCTGGTGGACCACGTACTCGCCGTTGGGCACGGGGACCAGGGAGCCGTTGTTGTCGTAGTTGCCGACGTCCACGACGGTCGACGACAGCACATGTTCCAGGTCGGAGTCACGCAGGACGTTCGTCCAGGAGGCCGGGGTCGCGCCGACGGTGTCGGTGATGTGCGGGTTGTTGGTCTCGCTGCCGCCGTCGAAGTGGTTCCAGCCCCGGGAGAAGACCTGACCGGAACCCACGTTGAGCATCAGGTTCGCGCCGTTGGGGCTGACGTCGTTGCCCGAGATGCCGAAGGCGCCGATCGCGTCCATCAGGTCATAGAGCTGGTTGACCGGGTTGCCCGAGATGGTGGGGATGGACTGCGCGAGGAAGATCGATCCGTTGTCCTGCGCGGCCATGCCCAGGACGATGAAGGTCCGCCGGTCCTCGGGCGTGGGCCGGTTCTCCTGCTGGTAGACGTTCAGGTCGGCGTCCATCACGAACCAGGTGATGTCCCTGGTCTGGGCGACGCTGTCCAGCTCGACCGTGATGACACTCGTGCTCTCGACGGGCGTGATCGTCAGCGGGTCGGTGAGGTAGTCGACGATCCGGCCACTGAGGGGATTGATGTCGATGGCCAGGGGATTGTCCGGGTTCACCGAGATGTCGCCGCCGGAGGTGATGCCGGTGTCGAGGCCGCCGTCCACGCCGGAGGGACCAGCAGGCCCCACCAGGGAGGCCAGCCACTCCTCCTCGGTCCCCACGAAGCCGTTGTCGACCGCGACCTGGTAGGCGGACTCACCGTCCTGCCCGTCGGCGCCCGGGGCTCCAGGCGTACCGGGCGTGCCAGGACTGCCGGGCGGGCCGGGCACGGGTACGTAATCGACTCCGCAGACGTCGACCGAGAGGATGTCGGTGATGTCGAGAGCGCCGGTCCCCTCGGGAAGGGCGAAGACGCCTTCTTCCCAGTCGCCGCCCACGAACTGCCGCAGGCGCCACATGCGGCCGTCGGCCGGGAGCACTCCGGCCGCATCGGTGCAGACGAGAGTTTCCGAGAAGTGACCGTTCTCGTCGAGCGTGACCTTTCCGCCGCCGAGGAGAATCTGATTCCCTTCCTGATCCGTCCATCGAGACGGAACAGGTTCGAAAATCACGTAGTTGGATCCATCGCTTCCGTCATACGGCTCACCATTGACCGGATTGACGTAAGTGCCGGTGACGGTACGTTCGGTCGGCAGCGCCATGGTCAGCCTTTCTCTCGTCTGGGAGCAGAGTAATCAGGAATCACGACGAGCGCCGAAGTGATTGGATCACGCCCCTACGGCAGCCCAGGGACCCGCGAAGTCTGTGCCCGTGTTGATCTCTGGAACAAGGGGAGAGGGAAGTGCGGTCCGGCCGGATCCGTTCTTGGCGAAACGCAGTGTCGCGGCGGTGAGGCCGACGTTGGCCGCGCTCTCCACGCCAGTCCACCCGGAGCCACGAGTCAGGGTCGGAGGGACCGACGCGTTGAAGAGGAGGCCGATCCAGTAGAACGATCCGGCCGTCAGGGACTGGCTCGTGATGGTGGTGGTCTTCAGACCGGCCGACGAGATGGAGGAGTCCACGTTCGTCGAGGCCAGAAGTACTCCGGTGGAGGAGTAGAGGCCCACCAGGTTCTGGCCGGAAACCGGTCCGGACCCGTTGTTGCCGACCCACCAGTAGATCTTCGTCGCGTTGACGTTGGCGTAGAGGTCGACCCGGACCAGGTAGAGGACGCCGTTGGACATCTCCGTCGAGTTGACCGCCAGCGCCGGGTCGTAGCACCAGGCGGCCAGCCCGTGCGCAGCGATGCGGGAGGGTTCGGCGCCGATCGCCGCCGGGGTGAGCGCGTCCGATCCGCCGAGCGCGTGCGTGGAGGCGTGGGCGATCGGAGTATCCGAGTGCCAGCCCCACGTGCTTCCGTTGTACAGGGCCCTGACGCGGAGGGTCTGTCCAGGCCGGACCGTGGCGGTGGTCGCCCCGGTGCTGCTGATGGAGTAGATGTTCTGGCTGCTCGTCGTGGCCACGGTGAGCGTATTGCTGCCGACGTTCTTGAAGGTGTACTCGACGGGGCAGAACGCGGCGCTCGGGAGGGTGCCGGTGAAACTTCCGCTGGTGGTGTCGCAGATCAGGATCCGGTCGATCGGCGAACACGTGAACGTGGCGGTCTTCCGCTTGATCGCGATCGGAACCTGGCCGTTGATCAGCTCGATTCCGGTCGGGCTCGTCACGTTGACGCCCGCCTCGTTGAAGAGGCCGGTCAGCCGCACCTTGCCCAGGGCCGCATTCATGGCGGCTGTGCTCGTGCCGTGAACGGTCGGCGTGCCGTTCTCGGTGGAGAGCTGATCGATGTCGACGATCGGACCGATTCCGCTGGAGCCGCCGCCGTAGATGTACAGCTCGTTCGTGCACGCCTCGATCGAGGCCGAGACGACCTTCATGCCATGGACGGATCCGACGCTGCCCGCGTAGGAACCGACCGCGACCAGGGCGGCCCAGCAGTACAGAATCATCAGGCGTTCGATCACCGCATGCTCGGTGAAGAAGAGAGCGTAGGTGTAGCCGCCTCCGCAGGAGATGTTCCGGGCGATGGTGTGGTCGTTGTTGCCGGGCGCCGGAAGCAGCAGGCCGACCACGAGGCCCGTGGCGAAAACTCCGGGCGAGGTGTAGTCGGTGCTCGGGCTGGCGACGGTGCCTGCCGTGCCGTAGCCGAAGTTGTCGATGTAGGCGTTGGCGCAGCCCCAGAGGTTGGCCGCCCCGTAGCCGAGGCCGTACGCCGAGTGGGTCGTAAGAATGGCCAGGTTGGTCAGCACGGCCATCACGTTGCTGTAGCGGGCCGAGGCGCCGTACGCCAGGCCGTTCGAGGTGCCTTCGTTGGGGCCGCTGATGACGCCCGGGTTGCCGTTGGCGTTGAGGTTGGAGATCTGCGCGGCGGTCGACGAGAAGACCCCAAGGCTGATCAGGCAGGAGTTGGCGTACTGGGGGACTGTCTGCTCCCAGTGCCGGACCGCCGCAGCGCCGTTGCCCTCGCCCCGGAACTCCAGCGTCTTCTTCACGCCGGTCGTCGCGTAGACGCCGAACACGATCTGCCCGTTGCCGCTCTTGCTGGTGTTCAGGGCGCCTGCCACCAGATAGGCCCGGGGCGGGAAGTACACCTGCGCGTAGGAGTGGGTGACCAGATACGCCTCGGCCGCATCTACGGCGGCCTGGATGGCAGCCGTGTCGTCGGTGCCGTAAGTGACCGTCGCGTTGGTGATCGAAATGCCCGAGGCGTTCGCGTCGGAGAGGGTGATCTGGGTGGCGCTCTGGCGGCTGGCGACGGTGGTGATGAGGGTGGTGATGCCTGTCGGACCGGCGTTCTTCACGGCGATCTTCTTGCCCGTGATGTCGGTGGGCCAGTTCGCCGTGGAACTGGTGAGGATGGCGGACCCGGAGGTCATCGCGCCGTCGCTCACGATCGTCGCATCGCCCACTGCGCCGTAGGCGGAGTCGGTCACGTCGAAAACCCAGGGCAGCGACTCACCGGCCGTCGCCCAGGTAGCACTGTCGGCATTGGTGGCCACAAGGGCATCACCCGGATTCGGCGTGCCGGTGATCTCGATTCCGGCCAGCTTCAGGACTTCCGGGTTCGGATAGGTGCCGCCCAGGTCACCACCTGCCGGGCCGGTCGGGGTGCGCGAGTTCGTGGTGGTCGGATCGTCCGACTTCAGGGCGACCGTCGGGCCGTCTCCGGCATCTCCGAGGGGAGGCTGGGGACCGGTCGGCCCTTCGGCGCCTTCGGGTCCCACCAGAGAGGCCAGCCACTGGGATTCCGTGCCGACGAACCCGTTGTCCACCGCTACGTCGTACGCAGACTCCCCTTCGGCGCCCGCTGGCCCCGCCGCGCCCTCTGCTCCAGCAGGACCAGCGGGGCCCGTCGGTCCGGTCGGTCCGGCCGGGCCAGGAGGTCCGGGGGAGGGGACGAAGACGACCCCGCCCTCTTCGATCGAGAGGAGATCGCTGATGTCCAGCGACCCGCTTCCTTCCGGCACGGCGATGTAGCCGGTGGAGATGGAGTCTCCGACGTGCTGGTGGATTTTCCACAGGCGCCCACTCGGAAGAACTCCGGGGTCGTCGGTGCAGACGAGGTCTTTCTGGAAGCTGCCATTCTCGGAGAGATTCACCCGGCCGCTTCCCAGGAGAATCTGATTTCCGTCCTGGTCGGTCCACACGGACGGATACGGCTCGAAAACCACGTACTGGTTGCGCCCGTTTGTGCCGTCGTACGGCTTGCCCGTCACGGGATTCACGTACGTTCCGGTGACCGTGCGCTGGGTGGGCAGAGCCATTCGGGCCTCCTCGGATGCTGAGAGCAGCGTAGACGGAGGTCAGGCCGGATGGGATCACGGAATGCAGAACACCCCGCCCATCTTGCGGATGGGCGGGGTGTCGGGTCAGCTCTCTTCGGGCGTCCAGCGGCGGCCGTAGCGGCGCTTCAGGCCCGTCTTGCGGACCTCGCGCCACGGATCGCGGACCGGACGGCCGTTGCGCTTGTCCTTGTGGGGAGCGCAGAGGCGGCACCCCTTCCACTGGCGATGCGGACTGTGCGCCATCGCGTTCCTTCCCCACCAGCCCCGCCTTGGGGCTGAAGTGGGAAAGTCGCGTCACGAGTCATGCCGGAACTGTACCGGCCCGGCTCACAGCTTGACGAGGAGCTTCGTGTTCTTCTTCAGCTTCCGGTTGTAGCTGCCCGACATCACGAAGACCTTCAGGTCCGGGTTGAACCCGGCCTTCACCGAGAGGGTGCCGTTCGTGCGCCCGTCGGGGCCGAACAGCAGCTCGCGGGCGTCCTCGCCGCCGTAGACCTTCCGGGTCTTCTTGTCGTAGACCAGGACGTCCTTGTTGGACTGGACCGAGACGCGAACGCCCAGCTCGTAGTACGCGGAGCGCGGGCGGTAGGACTTCTCGGTGTGCTTCTCGACGAAGTCGCGGATCTCCATGCCGTCCTCGGCCGCCTCCACGTCGTAGATCTCGTAGGAGCCCCGGCTGAGCGGCTTCAGCACGGCCTTCACCGTGTTGATGTCGATGTCCTGGCCGACCGCGAAGAGGCTCTTCGTGCCGCGAACGCCCGCCTCGCGGCCCCGCAGGAAGCTGGTGGCCGCCGCCTTGACGGTGCCGATGGCCTCCTCGACGCCCTTCGTGGTGTCGGCGTCCCAGACGGCGATGTTGCCCGCCGCGAAGCCGTAGGACTGGGCGGTCCGCTTGGCCAGCGAGTTGGGCACGAGGATCGCGGAGGTCCAGTGGTCGGGCAGGCTGCCCATCGCGGAACGGATCAGACCGAGCTGTTCGTCGAGCTGACGGCGGTTGACGACCTGGCCGTACTGGGTGTGCATGTTGCCCCACTTGGTGTAGCCCGAGGCGTTCTCCTCGCCGTCGGTCCACACGACCTGGAGGAAGGAGTGCTCCCCGTACTTCTCCGAGACCTCCGTCTTGAGGTCGTTCAGCGACAGCACCGACGCCTCGATCAGGGAGGTGGCGCCGTCCGGGTAGTACAGGCCACGCATGGACGGAAGCGCCTTGACGTCCATGTCCCAGACCAGGCACTCCACGATGTGGTTGAAGGCGTAGAGCGAGATGCGGGTCTCGTGCCCGAGCGCGTCGGACTCCTCCTTGAGGCCCTTCACGAACTCGTCGACCACACGGATGACGGTCGACTCGTGCTTGCCCATCGAACCCGACTTGTCGATCACCAGGGCGACGTGGTTGACCTTGTGCTTCTTGAGAATGTCGGTGGTCACGTTCTTCTCCTTGATCCTGTGCGTTTTGTTCTCGTTCTCGTGGCTTGTTCTTGCGTGGTTCCCACTCTACTAGCTACCACTGACAACGCGATCTGACCTGCGGTTTTGCTCTGTGGAGACGTGGCCTTGTGGCAGACTGCCGATCAACGGCGGTCAGGGAGGCATGCATGGCAAGGAACGGTTTCATGGGAAGCTACTCGTAACGACCCATGAAACCGAGGTGACACCATGCCCAAGCCTGGCGAACGAGCCGTCGAGTACGTGAAGGTGACCTGTCCGTGCGGAGAGGAGTTCGAGACTCCGAAGAGGCGAATCGAGCAGGGGCGCGGGCGCTACTGCTCACGCGACTGCATGTACCGCTACCGAGTCCGCCCCACCGGCCTCAAGTACGAGATCAAAAACGAGAATCCCGGCTGGTTCAAGCCGGGCCGACCGCAAGAAACCGGCGAAGGCAACGTGTCCTGGAAAGGTGAGGACGTAAGTTACAAAGAACTCCATCGCTGGGTAGCAAAGCACAAGCAGAAAACCGGAGTCTGTGAAAACTGCGGAACTTCGGATGCTCCAACCGAGTGGTCGAACAAAAGTCACGAGTATCGTCGCGACCTGAACGACTGGTCGGAGCTGTGCAAGAAGTGCCACGGGGCTCACGATTCAGGCGAGGCCCGGGGTGCAGCCACCAGAAAGTATGGGCGTGATGCCGTGCAAAGGGGATGCGGATGAAGATCGGACTGAGCGGCGGGCAGGGCTTCATCGGCGGCTGGGTGCGCCGGGAGCTGCTGCGGCGCGGCCACGAAGTGGCCGTGTTCGACCGGTACCCGCGCACGCCGATGGCCGACGGAGAGTCCTTCTTCCTCGGAGACATCGAGAGCCCCACGGCGGTCACAGAACTGGCCGCCCACGTGGACGGGATCATTCACCTGGCAGCCGTGCTCGGCACGCAGGAGACGATCCAGAATCCCCGGCCGTCGGCCGCGACGAACATCCTGGGCGGCCTGAACGTCTTCGAGGCAGCCGTGCAGTACCACCTTCCGGTGGTGTACGCGGGCGTGGGCAACGCCTGGATGAGGGATCACGCGACCGGCAGCTACACGATCTCGAAGACCTGCGTCGAGGACTACGGCCGCATGTACAACGCCTACCGGGGTGGCCTCGTCTCGGTGGTGCGGCCGGTCAACGCGTACGGGCCGGGGCAGTCCGTCGCGGCGCCGTACGGGCCCTCGAAGGTCCGCAAGATCCTGCCTGCTTTCACCTGCCGGGCCCTGACCAGCACGGCGATCGAGGTCTACGGAGACGGCCAGCAGGTCAGTGACTGCGTCTACGTGGGCGACGTGGCCTCCTCCTTCGTCACGGCCATGGAGCACACGATGGCCCACGGTCCGCTGGACAAGCCCGCCGAGGTCGGTCCGGTGGAGTCCTGCACCGTCAACGACGTGGCCCGGCTGGTGGCCCGGTTCGCCGCCGAGTCGAGCGGCCGGGATCCGGTCGAGATCACGCATCTTCCGATGAGGCCGGGCGAGGTTCCGGGTGCTGTCGTACGATCCGACACAAGCACGCTGGAGCCTCTGGGGATCGACGCCCGGGACTTCGTCTCCCTGGAGGAGGGCATCCGGCGCACCGTCGAGTGGTACGCCGAGAACTGGCTGCCCTTCTGGAAGGCGACCCAGTAGTGGACTATGTGATCGTTCCCCTGTGGCGCCGGGCCGGATTCGCTGCGGCATGCCTGCGGCGCCTGGCCCGCGCCATGGACGGCGGGGTGCGCGTCATGCTCTCCGTGGACTGCGGCCACGACGAGGAGACTCTGGCCGTAGCCAAGGAGTTCGAGTACGCACATCCGGGCCGGGCGGTCCTGAAGGTGCGCGACATCGACTACCCGAGCGGCAGCTACAACGTCTTCACCGCGATGCAGGAGGCGCTGGACTGGGTGGGCCCGGACGATCTGGTGCACGTCCTGGAGGAGGACATCCTGATCGGCGTGGGGTACTTCGGGTTCCACCGGGACACCCACAAGCTGGCGCCGGGCGCCTACTCGGTGAGCGCCTGCGAGAACATCTTCCTCGCCGACGATGTGCGGGTGCCGAACCGGCCTGACGCCGTCTACCTCTCGGGGGCCTTCCAGGTCTGGGGCTCCAGCTACCGGCCGGAGCGCATCGGCAAGATCCTGAAGCGCCTGCGGCCGAACTACTTCCCCGAGATGGGCGCCGCCGTGACGGCCGAGTTCGGCGAGGAGAACATGCTGCGTACGGGCCCGCTGTACGACGGGGTGATGGCCAACGACATGGCCCAGCAGGGGCTGCACGTCGCCTTCCCGTTCGCACCCCGGGCGTACCACGCCGGGTTCGAGGGGCTGAGCTACGGGGACATGGCGCTCACCGGTCCGGCCGAGGAACAGGCTGACGCCATTCTGGCGATGTCGGGGGACGAGCTGAAGGCGCGCTGCACTCTGCCCGGCGCCCGGTTCCGGCCGGTCGATCTGGACCGGAACCCGGGGCCGGTGAAGCGGGTCACCGCGTTCTGATCAGGACCAGTAGACGTAGAGCACCGGCCGGAGCTGAAGCCAGGCGTCGGGCCCGTTGAGCAGGTTCAGCCACGAGATCACGTAGCGGACGTCGGGCGGCACGATGGGTGCAATGTGCTCCTTGGCGTGCCCCGCGTTCTCGAACCCCATCGACTTGGCCAGGTGGTCGGCCGCCTTCAGCCGGTCCTCACGCTTGTCGTCGTCCTTCTCGGCCACCTCCAGCAGCCGGTCGACGATCCGCTTGGCCGTGGAGTCCAGCTTCTGGCCGGTGCGGCTGTCCATGTACAGCCCCTCGAAGGGGTAGATGCCGTACGGCATGGGCACCACGCGAGGCTCCATGCCGGGGTACAGCATCGCCTCCTCCTGCTGGTCGAGCGGGTCGCCGTACCGGCTCCAGCCCTGATATCCCACCGGCTGGATGAGCAGCAGGTCGCGGTATCCGGCGTCCGACCGGCAGGTGACCGGCCAGTTCAGAACGCCATCCTGGTCACGGGCCGCCTTCACCATCTCGATCGACATCATCAGGTCGAACCAGGCGTCGGAGTTCTCGGGCTCCGCGTCGCGCAGCGCCTCCAGGTACCCCAGGTACAGCGGGGCGAAGTCCTCCACGTAGCGATTGACGCCGTCGAGACTGACGCGCGGATCGGTGAGGCGTCCGTGCTCATCGCGCTCCAGGCCGGTCAGAGCCCAGCCGAGCTTCTTGTTCAGGCGGATGCCCACGGTCTTCCCTTTCGCGGGGTCGAGCCGCCCGGCTCAGGCCGGGCGGCTGTGCCGGTCAGTGGACCGGCGGCTTCTTCGGATTGCCCACGTCGACGCTCCGCTCTGGCCCGCAGGCGTCGAACAGGGCGTAGACGCGTCGCCAGGATTCGTGCGCATCCGTCGGGTAGTACGCACCCTGGGGGCGCATCTTCCGGAGCCGGGCCGCGTACAGCTCAGCCGTGAACTCCTCCGCCTCCACGGCCTTCAGGTCGGCGTACGCCTTCTCCAGCTCGGGCAGCGTCTCACGGGTGATCTCCTCGACGTCGCTGCCGCCCCAGAAGAAGACGTCCGAGACGTTGGCGTACAGCTTCAGCTCGCCGTCGTCCACCCGCCAGAACAGATCCCCGTAGCTGTCGGCGTGCGACAGGGAGAAGATCTCCATGACTCGCGTGACGAACGGAGTCTCCAGGGGCGGCCGGTCCGGGTCGTTGCGGTGGACGATCGCGTGCGCCGCCTGCCGGGCGATGGCCCACATCTCGCCGCCGGAGAGGCGGAACGACTCGCCGCGCTGGACGGCGGCCGACGAGTTCGGGCCGAGGCGCACGGTGATGCCCTTCAGGGCGGGCTCGATCAGCTCGGTGAGCTGGTCCACGGTGTACGAGTCGTACCCGATCGAGGGATAGCCGTCGCCCGCCGTGTAGACCTTCGACATGCTCACCGTGGGCTCGGGCCGGATGCCGAACTCGCAGCCGCCCCACACCCGGGAGTGCTTGCCCTTGGTCCGGCACTCCCGGTGACACCCGTCGAAATCGGTGTCATCGGTCACAGCTCATCCTCCGGAATCTCGCGGGGCTTGGGGCGCGGGTTCTTCGTGGTGGGAACGAAGCGCTCGTCCGGGTCCAGTTCGGCATGGTACGAGACGCCGAGGATGGCCGCCGCCGCGCTGTTGTACTCGACGTCCTTGCCGGGGCAGCCGGAGCAGATCATCCGGAAACCGGTGCCCGCCTCTCCGTCTCCGATCGCGTAGACCACTTCGTTCTCAGGCGTCTTCACGATTTTGCTGATGCGCTGGAGGGCCATCAGATCAGCACCACCGTGTCGGGGCGGTCGGCGCCGCACCGGATGAGGCCACGCCGGACCAGCTCGTCGAGGTCGGCCGTCAGCAGGGTCATCGAGACGACCTTGTCGGAGGCGCAGGCCAGAGCCGTGAGGTGGACCAGGGACCGCAGGGCCGAGTCGCTGACCTTCCAGTACGAGGCAGCCATCACCAGACGGTCGACCGTGGCCGTGGTGCCTTCCTCGGGATTACTGAACTCACCGTTGGCGATGGCCGTCACGGGAACTCTCATGTCTTCCTTCTCCTTCCGGTGAACCGCTCTCTGGTGTCGGTCACTGGTGAAATCTTCGCAGCAGTGCCACGGCCGCAGGGTCCAGGATTGGTCACTGCGGCCGTGGCGATCGTCACACTGAGGCGGGGACCAGGGGGTTCTCGAAGGTGCGGCCGTTGTCCTCGTACGACGCCCAGAGCTGGTTGTAGGAGTGCCCCTGGTTGGAGCGGCAGCCGAACCGGGCGCTGGGCCGCAACGGCTTGATCCTCAGCTTGATGCGGCAGCCGCAGAGCAGGACAGTCGTCACCGTGTTATCGATGCGACTCACCGGGTCACCTCCAGCTTCAGCACCGGCATGGCCGGGAGCTGCACCTGGGAGCCCGAGGCGACCGCCCTGGCGATGTGGTCGTACATCGAGCGGCCCGGCAGGGCCAGCCAGGCGCATCCGTTGTCACGGGCCGCCCGGCGCCAGCCTGGGGACGTCGTGTTCCATGCCGCCTCGAAGCGCAGGCCCATGAAGCTGCCGCCGGTCCCCTCCACGGTCAGCATCACGCCGCCGGGGCGGATCTCGCAGTCACCGACGTCGTCGGCGCCCCACGGGACACCCGCCTCCAGGTCCGACAGGGGCGCCTCGTGGATCTCGAAGACGCGGCCCAGCGCATCCTCGATCTCCGTGTCATCGGAAGCCATCAGGACGATCGCCGCACTGCGGCCGTCGTCGTACACGCGCAGCGCGTTCATCGCGTGCGTGTTGTTCGTGCTCTGCACGTTCATCCTCACGTCGGTCTTCTCTCTTTCCGGAAGGGGCCGCCCGGCGGGCGGCCCCCAGTCACTTCTCGTCGCTGGCCGGGCGATCGTACATTTCACGCAGGGCGCGCACCTCGCGCGCCTTCTGCATCCGCAGGAAGACCGATCCGGCCCACATCACGGTGAACGAACCGGCCCACAACTCCATGCCGTCCGGGAGGGATCCGGTGACCAGCCACCAGACTCCGCTCACCACGGCGGCCGAGAGGAATCCCAGGATCGCCTGCTGCACCACCTCGAAAAGGGGCGGGATCTTCACGCGTCTGCACCTTCCGTCATCTCTGGCATCTCGAACCTGGCGAACACGCCGCCCGCGCCCTTGTGGCGTCGCAGTGCTGCGGCTACCTGCCAGCCGCGTTCGGTCAGACCGAACTTCGCCCACGGCATCAGCAGCCACTCGACATGGCCGGTCAGCAGATCACGCGGGCTCGGATCGCTGAGCGCGTGACCATCGGGACGCAGGTAGGACTGGCCGGTCTGGCTGACCTTCGGCATGTCCACGGTCACCAGGCCCGCGTCGACCAGATCCATCAGGGCGTCGACCTCGCAGTGGTCGGCGAGGATCACCGCACGGTCATCGTGGGTGGAAGGCTTCAGACGCAGTCCGTATTCGGCGCCGTCCTTCGACGGGCCGAATCCCACCTGAGCCGTCTTGCGGGCCGCGTACAGCATCGGCCAGTGCTTCCTGGAAACCTGGATGTGATCCCAGTTCAGCAGTCCGTGCCAGTTCACCACGCGCTCGTCCACGTACCCGAGCAGAGCCCAG